CACCAGCAACGCCTTGGATACCCTGAGGCCCTTGTGCTCCGTCTGCACCAGCAGCACCATCTGCACCAGCAACGCCTTGGATACCCTGAGGCCCTTGTGCTCCGTCTGCACCAGCAGCACCATCTGCACCAGCAACGCCTTGGATACCCTGAGCACCAGCAGCACCATCTGCACCGTCTGCTCCATCTGCACCAGCAACGCCTTGGATGCCCTGAGCACCAGCAGCACCATCTGCACCGTCTGCTCCATCTGCACCAGCAACGCCTTGGATGCCCTGAGCACCGTCTGCTCCGTCTGCTCCGTCTGCACCAGCAACGCCTTGGATGCCCTGAGCTCCGTCTGCTCCGTCTGCTCCAGCAACGCCTTGGATGCCCTGAGCACCAGCAGCACCAGCAGCACCGTCTGCTCCGTCTGCACCAGCAACGCCTTGGATGCCCTGAGCACCAGCAGCACCGTCTGCTCCGTCTGCACCAGCAACGCCTTGGATGCCCTGAGCACCAGCAGCACCGTCTGCTCCATCTGCACCAGCAACGCCTTGGATGCCCTGAGCACCAGCAGCACCGTCTGCTCCGTCTGCTCCGTCTGCTCCGTCTGCTCCGTCTGCACCAGCAACGCCTTGGATGCCCTGAGCACCAGCAGCACCATCTGCTCCGTCTGCTCCGTCTGCACCAGCAACGCCTTGGATGCCCTGAGCACCAGCAGCACCATCTGCTCCGTCTGCACCAGCGGGGCCTTGGGGACCTCCAGCAGGTCCGTCTGCTCCGACAGGCCCCTGTTCTCCCTGGGCCCCCTGTGCGCCTGTAGGCCCAGCGACACCTTGGGCACCAGCAGGTCCGGCAGGGCCAGCGGGACCTTCTTCTCCAGAAGTGTCTATATCTCCGTTTGCTATAAGATTGTTTATTTCTTCTGTGAAATTAGCCGTAATTGTTGGAGAGTCAGAGGAAAATATAATCTCAGTGATTTCCTCTATTTTTCCATCAGAATCTTTGACAAGCCTAGCTCCTTCTATCGAACCATCTTCGTCCTTCTTTGGAAATCTATGAATGGTGCCAGTTGCCACGTCTTCTCCTTAAATCTCAGAAAGATGTTTTATCATATAATCTGAAAATTCTTTTAAGCCAAATTTCTTTCTTTTTTCTTCAGATATAGTCCTAGAGATAGAGTCAGCTGCTTCCACATAATTATCTACACAATGCTTCCATACCTTTTCTTCATATTTTAGTTTTTCTTTAGAAAGCTTTATTATTTGTTGCATTATCTTAATATCTCTCTTCGCAGCATACTCTTCTCTTTTTTCCGAAATAAGAATTTTATACTTTTTTTCAGCGACAACAGCTGCCCTTTCTCGGCAAACATCTCCTCTGGGTCTAACTAATCGCACTGACATATTAGTCCTTACTTAATAGGTCTTTGTAAGCACCCCGGAGAGTAGATAATCCTTCAAATAATTCGTCCAAAGTTTCTCTCTTTGAGTCCATCTCTATTTTCATTTTAATTGCCCCTATTGCTCCAGAGTTCCTCCCCTCAGCTAAGGCACTAAGAATGTCTGCCAGACAAGCTGCATATCCTTCTGCGTATTGACTTTGCAAGCCCATATCTGTCTTTACTGCAACTAGGTTCTCTACAAACTCATCGAAAAGGCCTGTAACCTTCTCTAGTTTCTCTACTTTGTCTTCTAAGCTCATGTTTGCTCCTTTGAAAAATTATTTCATTTATATTCTAAAAATTAGCATATTAATAATAAAAAGGGGCGGGGACTAAGTCCCCGCCCCTCGGTTAATCAGCGATTATTAAAATCAATTATTAAACTATTTTACCAGGCAAGAGAAACCCAATCACCATCATCCGTGTCTGTGGTTGCATGAAGACCAATTGCAAAGCGAACACCGGCAGTACGCTGTTGGTCATAATTAATCACCGTCGCAGTCTGGACGCAAACAGCCTTGTCAAGAGCGTTCCCCGATCCCTGCGAAACGGCCTGAACAGGGGTGTCAGCTTCAGTCGCGCCAACCGTTGCTTCATCATGCCCATCATGTATCCCTTGAGCGACAACCTGTGCAGCCGCGCCGTTGCCCGACGACAGAGCATCAACAGAAGTGTAAGCTTCAAGCGAACCAGCTGCATTGGCATTATACAACTGCTGTACCACTATACAGTTATTCAAAGCAGTTTGCGCATCTGGGCCAGAGGTATTATTAACAGCATTATAAGCGGCAAGCGCACCAGCTTTCTCGGAGGCAGTGCCGCTGCCATTGTTGACGATGTCATAAGCTACTAGAGCAGCAGCCTTGATAGCACTAAGAGTACCTCCACCCAGAGAGTTAATGGCAGTCAATACAGCTTGAGAGCCGACCACATAATCTGCCCACTTAGTCTTTACAACGAGGGCTCCAGCTTTAGCGGCGGCGAGGTCACTGTTCCACACTCCCAAAGTTATGAGATCTTGAGATCCAACTGCTACGTTAGTTCTGAAGAGCTTTGCAACGGCAGAGAGCGCCTTGCAGCTGACAATAGTAGTCCCTAGGGTCGTACCCGCAGAGAATCCAAGCGCACCAGACATGGTTGGATCAGTACCCGCGAGGATAATACTCCGACCGTCAGCAGCCGTAAGCACCAACTTATTGTAACTGTTTACTGTAGCAGCAACTCCTGTCGCTCCAGATACACCGTTGATTACGGTACGCAATGCACTATCAGAATCATTACTTAAAATGGTGACGGCTCCAATACTTACACCGTTGATCAGCAGTTCACCGGCTGCCGCCGTTGCCGCTGCCACGGCATTCGCATCCTCTTTTACAACAGCAGTAACTATAGCGGTTCCTATAGCAGTCAATACAGCTTGAGAGCCAATTCGCTTATTTATAGCAAGGTTAACAGCAGTGGTATTAGGATCAAATATTGCATCAGATCTATAAGCTACGCCATACCATGGCTTGGCATTCCGCTGGGTTTGGTCCAACAGATAAGGATTCTTGAACAGCTCTTCTCTTTGGGTGGACGAGTCAGTCCATCCGTTAGTCAAAGCTACGTTGGCCGTCGATGCACAATCATATGAAAGCAACGTGAGGTCGTGGGCATTATCACCCGCGTTCTCACCAGAAATTAAGGCCTCGCCAGCCATCGCTGGATTTCCTTGTCTTCTCGCCATAATTTGCTCAATACCGTTCAGCTTAAGCGTGACCTTCCCCTTCATAAGCTCTCGTGCATCCTGATCAATTGTCGAGCCAAACGACGAAGTCCCATTTGCGCCAAGGAATTTCAGCAATCCGGAATAAGTCTGTCCGTCGTGCTCGTAATCCGTCAGCTTTTGGTAGCCATATGGAAAATACAAATGCTCCTGCCCAAGCTCACCTACTGTAAGATTGGGGGAGCGAACCATGTTACTTTCAAAGGTGATCCCATCGGTAGTTGTCAGGCCCACAGTTCGGACTCCACCTATATCGTGAAAATCCTTGTTCGGGTAGAGTTCCATAGAGACACTCATCAAGCCATTTTTAATAGCGGAATCGAGATCAAGAAGATCTTCGGTTATACTGTTGTTTCCTGCAATATAATTTATGCTTGACCCTGTGTGTGCAACATAGGCTCCACCACTTGAGATGGCCGCGCCGATAGCGGTTTCAATGGCATCAGCATTATTCTGTGCAGTATTAGCAGTGGTTTGTGCAGCATTCGCAGCAGACGCAGCGTTCGAGGCGGCTGTATTGGCAGCTCCAATGTTGTTTGATACTGTTGTGGAAAAGGACGCGTCATCACCCAAAGCAGCAGCTAGTTCATTAAGCGTATCAAGAGTCGCCGGCGCTGTGGCAACTAAATCAGCAACTGCCTTAGTAATGGATCCGGAACCAGTGCCCATGATAGTTGTAATATTGCCTGTATTAGTGCTAACATTGCCTGTATTAGTGCTAACAACGCCGTTGGTGGCGTTGACCGCAGCATCCAGGCCCAGCAGGCATTCAGTTAAATCAGTGTCGCTGCCCAGAAAGGTTGAACTAGAAAAAGCGCCCGTGACGAACTCGCCGGCGGCATTCATCATCGCACCCATTGAGCTCTGAGTCTCATTAAGTTCGACCTGAGAAGCATGCCCAGCACCACCTGTGGTGAGGGCCCCAATATCATCGTTTAGATGCACAATCATATCAAAAATGCTTTTTGAGCCCGCGATTGAGCCCGCGACGGTGTTGCCGCCCGCATCTTTAAGCACAGGGGTTATGGTTAGACCATGTCCCGTGCCGGACCCGGCTTGACCGTCTTGGACGAAGTTCGCCTTAAATTCAACTCCGGTTAACGTCCCATAGGAATTCTCCGTATCCTTAAATCCGGCGGTAGCTCGCCTATCGTCGAAGATGTTTGCAGCAACAGAGTCGTCAACTCCTGATCTTCTTTGTTTAAATACTCCCTCTGTAGTTTCTTTATAGTGGGTTTCGTCCACATCCGCCTGTGCAAATGGGCGAAATTGTGTTCTTGGTTTAATTGTTCCAGACATAATGTCTCCTTAAAATTTTGTTTTGTTTATTTTCACAAACTAAACTTTAAGCGGGTTGTCACCTTGACTTGCCGCCGTTTGAAATATAACCTAAGAAACCTACATCTAACGTAAAGCTTTATAAACACTACAATAAAGCTTTGTTTTCAGCTTACTTGACCTAATTAATAGATCACATTTTTGCGTTACATTTTTAAATACTCTTTTAAGCATTTTTCTTTTACTTCGTCATCATAATGAAACCATATCCAAGGAATGGTATTTTTTATTTCAGATGTTTCAGATTCTAGTTTTTTGCAATTGTCTTCTAGAATCTTAATATGTTCGTCTTTTATCTCTATATCCTTTATCCCAAGCTCTGTAGCCGCCTCGTATAACAAATACCAACTTTCTGTCTCCATGGCCGTCATTGCTTTCGAGCAAATATCAGCATACATATTTTTTATATCATCATCTTCCAGCAAGGTAAGTTTATCAGGATGGGCCTTAAACATAATTTTTCTATATAATGTTTTCAAACTACTTGAATCAGCTTTATTATTTTTTTCATCAAAAATATTTCCCAAATCTTCTTCTAAGTTCGCTGTTGCTCTAGCCAAGGATATTCCGGCAGGTTTTTTTTTATGCTTTGACACCTCAGCAAAGAACTCCTTCTTGCAATGTTCAAAAATTGCATTTGTCTCCTCAAGGTCCGCATTCAAATACATAGCTTTATAATAAAGCTTGCTGTGTTTATGGATGAGCTTGGGATCCACACTATGTTACCTTGGAACATGTGGTTTGAAGTTCTGTTGTTATCTTAAATCTTATGAACATTAGCTCTCCTATTAGATAAGCAATTTGTTTATTACGTACCTAACGAAAGCTTATATTAACTGAGATAACCGAACTTTGTCACTATTAGTTAGTTTATTAGTACTTTGAACTGATTTATTTTTAACAAAAGACTAGAACTGCAAAGGAGCTGATAATTTTCAATAGAAAAAAAATTATTTTTTAGCCCCTAAAATTGACACATATTTATTAACTAGAGTATAAAAGCTTCTTCAGAGACCTTACCTGGTTGTCAAATCTACAGAAATCACTGCTAAAATATTCTAGGGATAATGCGTCAGCCTCTCCCTTATCATCAGCTATAACAAATTGGAATCGACCAGATGGCAATTTTTTTGCACTAATAAGCCTCAGCCCCTTAAAGGTTAGGTAGGCTGCTAATGCTAGATCTGATGTTTCATACTGATTCATTTGTTCTTCCCGTTAACTTCGAATTATTGTAATAAATTAATAGAATAAATTTATTCAACAATTATGCTTTTCGATATACTTCCTATGAGTAGAGCATATCTCCTGGCCTTTGGGGGCCTGCCTCTTACACCTATTTTTATCTTTCTTCACAAAGGTGCATTGTATAAAATCAAACCCGACAACATCTTTATAGGTTCTATCTGTTTTATCATTTTCAACAATTTCTTCGGCCTCGTCCATGATAATATGGCCAAAATCACTCCTGCTTTCTGTGATATTTTCTGCAATAGAATCTTTTTCCTCAAGAATAACATATGGCTCATCACTTACCATATCGGCATACTGCTCGCCCGAAGGTTTTAAATTAGCAAGGTCATCTTCATATTCAAAAAATGTGTCATATTTATCAGACTCCTCGCCTTCTTCCATAATGACAGAGTTCTTGCCCCTGCGATGACTATAGCTATCCTGAGCTCTATCTGGAAGAGGAGAACCTTTTATTGCGAATGTTCTTTCTGCTAGCTTTCTTGAGATCATAAATAAACCTTTGCTATATGTAGTCTTATATAATCTTTTAAAATTAATATAAAAAAGGGCATGGCAGAATAAACTGCCATGCCCCTTAAGCTATCTAGCTTTTAAAAAAGCTTTTTTTAGCCGACTGTACCAGTTGCAACACCACGAGGGTTAACGACACCAATGCCGATAATCTCATTGACAACCCAACCAAGCTTAAGCTGCTTGGGCTCATCAGCGGGAAGTACCTCAACGTCCTGACGGACAGGCATCACGCCAACAAACTCAGGGTCAGCACAAGCAAAGCCGCGACCAGAAGGAACAACCTTGGAAACGATAATATCGGCACCAAAGATGTGACCATAAAGACCAGTCTGAAGCAACTCACGCTGAGTTACTGGGTCGACCTGAGAAGCACCAGCAGCACCAGCTGATTCCCAGCTGAGAATGTCAGTGAACTCATTGATGTTGAGGAAGTACTTAGAAGTAACAAGGTCCCAACGATCAATTTGTCGCTTAAGGTTCAGCATACCATTCTTATCCAACGCGCCAGCGGCGACTTGGTTTGCCGACAGGTCAACTGCAGCATTCTCTCCACCGAGGGCGTCATCGCCTGCAAACTCAAGTGCCGAGAACACGTTAGCATCCTCCTGCGCCTGAATCTCCTGACGAGCCTTCTGCTGAGCACGATCGATTACGTTGAATCGACGACGCTTAACTTCGGCAATACGGACAGTCGGGTTCGAGACAACCTCGAATTCCGGAACGGTCACACGATCGCCAAAGACACGCGACTCAGGAGCTGCACCATTGCTGGATACAACTACAGCCGCGACATCAATATCACGATCGTAGACAGGCAGAGCACCCTGAGGTAGAGGATCGACAACAAGAGCCTTGCGAGCAACGCCTTGATAATCGAGGTTTCTACGGATTGGGTTAGCCATAGCCTGACCGAGAGCAATCTTGCCCTCTTGTGTCATTAGAGCCTGCTTGATCATCTCATCTCTCTGACCATCATTTAAGCTAGGAGCAGTTGCCTGCGCATTGCTTGATGGCTGAAGATCTTCGATAACTGAAGCATACTTAACGATCTGGGTTAGAGCCTCCTGAACATTGGAGGCATTGATTTCACCATGTGTATTAAATAGTGTAGACATATTATCCTCCTTATGCCGATAAGTCTTGTGCGGCGGAATTACCAGCAAAAAATACCGTATGATATTCCGTGGCAGCAGCGATTCCCACAGCAGCATTGGTTGTTGAAACGAGAGAGCTATCAGTCATAGCTCCCACATAGATACCGAGCTCGTGTTGATTTACATCAGTCGTCAAGAGACCAGCGTTGGTAGCCGAAAGCGGCGCATTCGCGTTAGCAGTATCTAGGGTAGCATCCTGGTCGGTTACTCCGTAAAGACCCGCCTGGGCCCAAACAGTGACCTTGCCAGAGGCACGATCTGTACTTGGACCAATAACGACAGCACCACTAACATTCGTGGCGTTACCAGTATTCGAGCCAATCAAGCTTCCGAAAAGAGTACCATACCCTTCTCCTGCTTCTCCGCCCTCATCAGCAAGTCCGCCCAAGCTTCCCGCTGTTCTTGAGGACAGCGTGAAGTTGACTAAACCGGTTCCATCAGCAAGCTGACCAACGTCAGCAGCATAAGCGTCTTGTCCAACATTATCTTGCTGGAGTTGAACGTACTCGCCGCCGACGAGCAAGCCTGCGTCGTCATCGTTTAGATCGAACATGCCAAGGGGTCTAAGTCCTGGGTTTAATAATTTTAAAGCCATTTTATTTCTCCTTGAAATTTTATTTTACATTTATTAATTATATCTAACCATTAGATATAATCGTCTAGGTTTACTTTAACTTGAAAAACTTAATTTGCTAGTTTCCTTAGAGCGTCATACCGTGAGGCATAATTAGCTCTGTAGTTTCCTGTCGGAGCGCTCAAGGCCACTCCATGTGTTTGCCGCTTCTGTTCAAGTCCATTTTCCACTAAGCCTCCTCGTCCAATTGAGTCGGATATAACCACCTCTTTTGGATGGGCTTCGTATATTAGGTCTTCTCCAGTTTCGTCAATCACGTTATACAGGGATTTGAAATCAGCTTTTCTTTTTTCCAATCTTTGGTCGTACAGTCCACCTAGACCTGCAAAATAAGATTGTAAGGTTTTGTCGGTATTATTAAGATCCGTTATGGCATCTTTATAATATGACTTTGAAAAATCATCTGCCTTTTTCTCAAGCGTTTGATTATCAGTATTTTTGGTTATATTAATAGAATTGTTAGCTATATTTGCTAAACTTTCTAAACTTTCCATTCTTTTAGCATTATTATCTGCAGATAACTCTGCAAACTTGCCAAGGGCAGCGAGCCTGTCTTCTATAGATAGCTCTGCAAATTTCTTAAGAGCATCCAGTCTATCGCTACCTCTGCTTTCCATAATTCTTTTAATCATAAGTCGATCTGCGTTAGTCATGTTTCTAGACCTCTGGCCTCGCATGCCCGTCTCACTGTCGAGTTCTTCACCCATAGAGTGAGACCTTGATCGACTTCTTCCCGTGTGTCTATCGCTACCAAGGCCGAAGTGATACCATGGACGACCTCTCTCTGCGAGGCCTTTCGCCACAGTTTCTTCTGCAGTATAATTGATAGCCTTCTGGGCGTCATTCCCCATGAGTTTATAATTTACATCAAAAACCTCGACTGGACCTTCTCCCTCAGGATCATTGAGGCCATCATTTAAAACCATGGTTTTTATAGCCAAGGTTCTGCCAGTGGATTCCGATAAATTTGGAGCCGGAGCCCTATGCTGATTAACAAAAGCATAATAAAGAGGAATCGAGCTTCCCGTAACAGGAAATGGTGGATCTAGTTTCATTCTAAATCTTTTTCTATACGCAAGCTGGAGAGCGTTTAGGAAAGCGCTAAGCTCCCCAGGCCTTCCTGCGCTTTGAAGATTATATATAGCATTATTTGCTTCCTGCCAACCATTTGCAGGGTCATAACTAGGAGATCTCGGGTCTGCTGATGCAAGAGCCTGTCTGGCAGCGGGATCAGTCACCCCCAGATAGGGGTTCGTCGGACCTTCCGGAGGATGGGGGCCGCCGCCTTGACCGCCGCCTTGACCGCCGCCTTGACCGCCGCCTTGACCGCCGCCAAGCGCTCCTGAATCCTTGAGTTTGTTGTACCCCCAGTGCAGACCCATACCAAGAGCCGTGAGGCCTCCGGCCCATGCAATAACCTTTGCAAACTTGCCCCATCGACTAGTCGTTCCTGCGCCGACCTTAACACCTGCTTCACTAAGCTCTTTAAGGAATTTTCCTGAAATATTTACATTACCCACGTTATCCATTCTTTGGATAACTTTAACAAAATCATCATATTGCCTGCTTGCTTGCTCGGCTGCTTCCTTAGCTACTCTCGTAGCTCCGGGCTGAGATCCTTCTTGCATAATTCTCTGCAACTGCTTTAGCTCTATGGATATTTGATCGCCATTTTTTACCAAGTAAGTAGACATCTCTTGTTGCCCCTGTGTAAGGGCTCTAAGGTGAACCTGCATAGCATCGTTTGTAGCCTGCTGCATCTGATCACCCATTCGTAGGCCACCCATATCTATATAAGTATCTCCACCACGACCGCCCATGCCGCCGCCACCGCCGTGGCCGCCCATGCCGCCGCCACCGCCGTGGCCGACTCCACGGCCTCCAGTGGCAGTTGCGTCACTTACTTGATTTAAACCTTTTATGTTTCCCTTGACCCCGCCGAGGCGTCTTATAGAGTGCTCTAATCCATCATCCATTGCGTCAAGAATTGAATTGAATTTACCAATTTGAACTGAATTCATTACATTTACAGTCGAGCCACCTGACGCATTTATATTAACATTCTTAATGACCGCGTTGAGATTGTCAGCCGAAATCTTCTGACTATTGATAGTCGTTCTTAGGTCCTGAACATAATATAAAACTTTCTTCGAAAGAGACTTTGGCTTTATCTTCAATGCAGCCTCTGCAGCCTCGTCTAAGGTCTTAAAGGCATTTTCAACGGCATCGTCTATCGATCCGCCGGCTACGTTGCGAGCCTTACCTCGTCGCAAAATTTCCTGCACTTCAGTAATGCCTTCTTTTCCACCTCTTCTTGCGGCTTCCGCTAACTCTTCTGGGGTGAGCTTGACATTCCTGCCTGTTCGCCCTTGACGTGCGGCTGTTTCCGCTACATCGTCAACACCTCTTGCCGCAGAAGGATGAATAGCATCCGACACCTTTACGGTCTTCCATGCTCCATCCGCATCCTGCACCGCCTTAAATGTACCTCTTCCCTCTTCGTTAAGGGTCTTTGCAAGGCGCTGGGCATCTGACTTAGATATTAATAACCCCGTCCCCTTCGTTGCGCCAGCATCTCCAGCTCCTGCCAGGAACCTCTTCTGAACGGGACCACCTGCAAAGCCGGGGTCGAATATCTTTCCAGAGGTAATTGCCTTGACCAATTCATCTGCAGCCTCATTTGATCGAGCCCCTCCTTTCCCAACAGTGCTTCTCGCCGCTCTCTGAAGCTCAGCAATACCATCTGCTGTAAATTCTCCAGTTTCATCAACATATCTGCCGACGTTCTGCGTCATATCTGCTAACGAATCAGATAAGCTTTGCCTAACAGCTTTAAAGCTTTTTTTCAACGCAGCAGTGTTGCGAAGACCTGTGGCCGAACCTGATAATAGCTCATCAACGCCATTAATCGGCACCTTTTGAGTTGCCTTTCTCGCCGCACCACTGGCACCAAGAATATCATCAACCGTCTTGCCTAATACTCCCACTCCAGCTTGTGCAGTTTCTCCCGAAAGCCTTGTAAGCTTTGATAAAGATGCGAGGCCACTAGCCTCTTTTATAAAGGCAACTTTCTCTATTGAGTCACTTAAATTATTAAATTTAGACATTATTTCGAAATATAAATCTGCAGATTCGCTCTTGCCTACTTTATTTATATACATGGCGTATCTTGCTCCATTATTTCGTCTATAGTTCTTTCGATTCTATACGCAAGTTTAATATTTCCCTCTGAAATAGCTGCTGCGACCAGGTCTCTAAGGTCATCAATGACCTCATCCTGTAGATGATCTTCGGCCAGACCATCCTCGGCAACCTCGTCGCTAACATGATCTGTGTGTCCATCGCAACTCTCATCAATGGCTCCATCGTCAGCAGCAGCACCACTCAGACCAGCCTCCGTAAGAGCTTCACCAGTTTCCTTGATCTCTGCCTTTAACTTTGACGTAGCCTCAGTTACCGCGTTTATCTTATCAGCGTTTGCAAACTTTTCTTGCAAAATATCTGCACGTCGAATTGTATCCAACACTATTGTTTCAAGCCCTTGCATAACTTCACTTTTTTCAAAGTGATGACGATCTTCTTTGCTCCAGGTTTTAGACATAAATAGCCTCCATTATAATATCAATAACATTTTAAATAATTAGTAGTTTAAATATAACCTATAGCAACATAAACTCTATAGTTCCAATTGCTGCAGATGGAGGCCCTGTACATAGGGCAACGCCAGGGTGGGCGTCAGTAGGCTGTGAAGAAGTTAGCTTTCCATCTAACCCCACATATAATGTAGAGTTAACTGGATAAATTTGAGTTGTGTCAAATTGATCTGTTGCGTATATACCTCTCTGATAATGCAGAGTTACTCTTCCGCTGCCTATCGTAGTATCATCTCCAGGCTTTCCTGCAACTCTATAAATATAATTAACAACAATGGTAAATGAATCATTTGTACCATCATCATCTAAATCATGATTAAGCTCGGTCCCCGCAGGAACTGTTATAACTCCATTTACAGGATTAAGCAAGACTGATATTGTAGAGGTAAAGCTGTTTTGTATTATATTGGGAAATTCCATAACTCCCGTTACATCTACAGAGCTAACTCTTTTTCCGTTATCATCAACCTCAGACGCCTGAACCTCTATGCTGATAACCTCATCAATCTGTGCCTTTGTAAAAGCTGTAGTTCTAACGTCATCAATAATTCCAAGAGGCGCTGTTCCATCGCTTATACTGGCCACAATGTCATTGCCAATTAGTCCTAATTGAGCAAACATACCTGGCTCGAACTCTGCGGTAGGATCTACCGGCAGAGCCATTGGCATAGCATTTCCACTGTGAATAACTTTAAGCAATTATTTCTCCCATATATAAAAATCAAAAAGGGAGGGTATTTACTCCCTCCCTTTTATCTTACTATTAATAGTTCAGATTGTTCAATTTAAAAGCTTATACAACTTAATTCAACTCCTAGGTCCACATGTCAGGACATTTTTTCTTTGACTGCATCATAAGCATCTTAACTGCTTGATCACCGCCTTCAGCCTTAGCTTTCCAATCTTTCCTGATTTTCTTTCCGCGAGCATCGTCTACACACGACCACTGAAGCAACTGATCTTGCGGTGATCCCCCGGACTCTTCCTGCTTGTCGAGTTCATCTTCCAGCTCGTCAAAGGGGTTTCCTCCAATTTTATTTATTGTGACCTGAACCATATCACCAGCAAGTGGGTCTTTACCATTGTAAAACTCCCTCGCAAGCTTCTTTAGTCCGGATACAATCGCATCTTTTCTTCCAGCTTCTTTCTGCAAATCACCATGTATACTAATGGCAGTAGCATTTACGACGTCTGCAGCAAAAGCTTCACCTTTTGCCCTCAGACTTCCGGCTATCTTAGACAGCCCAATAAGCACTCTTTTTTCTGAATTAGTATGCGCGAAAGAATCAAGAGCCGAATCCATAGCAATAAGCTGTTCGGTTGCTCGATCTCCACCGGCCTCGTCATCGTCTGTTATCATACCTTCAAGGGATTGCTCCAGCCCACTAGCGACAGAACCAACATCAACAGTCTGATTAAGCGTCTTCTCCAGTTCGGCCAAAAAATCAAAATCAGATTGTTCAACGCTAAACCCGCCTACGCTTTCCCCGGTCTCAGACGTGTAACCACCAACCTCAACGCCTTCTTCGGCAGGATCATCGGGCACTTCAAAAGCGGCTGACTTAACCAAACTCTTCTTTCCCAAGATTCTTAAAAACTCTTGGGCAATATTATCTCCAGATGGTTTTAAACTATGCATGGTTATCCTCCTTATTCCCACATCGATGTTAATGTATCTGCCGTCGTAAGTCTACCAGTAGGCTTACTGGACACTTGGTCGGGCTCGACGCCGATATTGACGCCTCCTAAATCAGAAGCGATCTTGACACTGCCGACAGCTCTAGCGTTACCTATGCTTCGCTTAAATGCCTCAAAAGCATTGCCATCAAAAGTCATTATTTCATCAACCTGCTTATCTAAAGCGGTTTTGCTGTGAGCAAGAAGACCTTTCCTTTGCATTTCAAGGCCAACATCATAAGCTCTTCTCAGCTTGATTCGATAATTCTCACGCTCCTCGTCTACCCTTTTCTCAGCAACCTTCGAGTCAAGAATGCTCTTTACAAGATTGCTCCCTCTGTTCTCTGTCGCCACAATAACATCTTCGTCTAGAGCATCTTCTGCAACCTCATCAGATACATGCGATCCCTCTGCTTGTTTCAGAATATTCTCTCTGCTTGCGGCTCTTTCTGAAAGAAATCTATTTTCAGCTTGCTTTAGAAGGGATTCTCTCCTAGCTTTTCTCAGGCTCATGGCTTCTGCCACGAGATCTTCTGCATTATCATCTGCCGAATCTACAGCGCCATCATCAATATAGTCATCTGCAGAATCACCATCTCCATCTTCGATATTATCATCTGCATCATTTGAATCTGCAAATGTCAGAAAATCTGTGGCGTCGTCAGCATCATCAGCATCATCAGCGAAAGAGCCGTCTTGAGCCATATCTTCCATGACCGATCTGGCGACCTTCATAAGCCCTCTTGATTCTCCCGTAAGATGATCGGCATCCTTTACAGCTGCGGATGCAAGCTTTACAAACTGCTTTCTGTTCCCGGAAGACAACTTAGATATATTATCATAAGTTTCTGCAACCAAAGAAAGCTCATCGGCAGAGCCGTCAAGCCTTCTGTAAGCAGTTTTTAGCCCGCTAATAAGCTCTGAGGACAAAGCACCAAGCCCGCCGTCACCAGCCTCGACAGTCTCTCCTTCTTTGCCCTTTCCAGTAAATACGTTAACATCTACGTCAGCAAGTCTTTCGTCCTCAAGCTTTGACACGAAGTCTCTTATCTCGTCAAGGAGTCCTTCCATGTCCGCAAGTCTATTTTCAATCTCTTCCGATGGAGTTAAGTCCTCTTCCTCCTCAGGTGGGGCCCCAGCATCGTCCAACGGGGGAAGGTCAGGCGGAGCACCGCCCATATCGTCCAACGGGGGAAGGTCAGGCGGAGCACCGCCCATATCGTCCAACGGGGGAAGGTCAGGCGGAGCACCGCCCATATCGTCCAACGGGGGAGCCTCTTGTGCCGTCTTTAGCAAACTCGACACTTTATCAAGTCCGGCCTGTCTGATCTGAGAGCAAACCTCTCTGCCATATTCCTGACTAGAAATCCACTCCCAATTTCCCGCAAGCTCATCTTGGTAGATTTGGCCTGCAGTTGCAGCTATAACTCTTCGATCTCCAGCAAAAACCTCAAAAACGCTGTTCCCTCTATCAACTGATCCGTCTGTTCTGCGCCTTACACTGAACCTAGTTCTTAGGGCAGGGCCATTATATGCTGCACGACTAAGCTTCTCCTTAGTCTCCTTATCTCCAGGAAAGGTTCCGTCAGTTCCGCCCATATTGCCGGTCTGCTGCATTTGCTTGTCCTGGTTTCTATCCCAAGTCTCACTCTTGTAAGTATTTGGCTCAACACCTTCAGCTCCACCTTGCATATAAGCTAAGCGCTTAAGTCTACGCTGCTTAAGCTCTGCACGACTAAGCTTCTCTTTTGTTTCCTTATCTCCAGGGGCCATGCCATCAGTTCCGCCCATATTGCCGGTCTGCTTCATTTGCTTGTCCTGGTCTCTGTCCCAAGTCTCACTCTTGTAAGTATTTGGCTCGACACCCTCCGCTCCACCTTGCATATAAGCTATTCTACGGCGAAGCTCTGCTCTCTTTCTTAATCTTGACTCATTCATAATATCCTCCATTATTGAATTGATTGAAAAGTCGTCTACATAATCATTATCTAGATCATTATTTGCAACTTTAATACTGTGATTTCTTCTACTTGATTCAACCGTCACAGCTTCACCGCCAGACGGATTGTCAAATGACAAAATGTCATCATCCGGTGGAAAATCGGGCCTATTCCCGGTATCCCCTCCACCTAACATACTAGTTTGAGAATTTGATGGCGCTGCACTAAACAGCGGAACGCCCCCAGCCCCTATAGCCCCCTCTGTATTTTCACCAGAAGTAAACGACTCCTGATCATCTTGGGGCCTAGAGGTCATTTCTCCTCTTAATTGTCCTTCATCCTCTAACTTTTCTTCTAACTTTAACTTATTCATTAAACTACTAAGAATCTTTCTTGCGTCTTCTGGCACATCAGGATCCGCCAAAGCCTTTGCCGCTTCCGTTGCACTCCTTAGGCGTTCTGATAAACCAGCGATACCTGTGTTTGCAAAGCTCTCACCTGAATCATCCCCAGTTGAATGAGATTCTTTAAGTAACGAATTATTTTTCAAAAAACTTCTAACGATTTTTTTTCTCTCAGAAATAGAACAGCCCGTATCTCCACAGGCTGTTTTCATTATACCTTCCAAATGTTGAGCTTGACCAAACGAAAGCTTGCCGAGCATTTCATCTACATTATCTACTCCATAATTTGAAAGTTCTTGCCTATAGCCCTGCAGAGAGGCAATACACTTTAACAATACCGCACCAGGTTCCGCAGGCTGGACGACAAGGCTGTACTCTATTGGCTTTAGACCAACGTTTATTTCACCGTGAGCAAGCCTATTATTTACATGCTCACAATACTCTTTTTGAGTTTGAGCCCTATTTCCACAATCTGAGCATATAGATGTCTCAACGGCTGTGCCCATTGATCCGTACCTAACAAGTCCCGTTTCAACCTTTCTCGCTAAATCAGGATAATTAATCTTGTCTAAAGCACAGAGGCCAATGATCTGCTTAAATTTCTCATCATAATGCGCATCTAGGATGATCCCACGAATTCCGTCTACAGAGCTTGACTCATGGTCACGACACAGGGGCATGCCTATCCATTTTTTTGCAGCAATCTTTAGCTCTGATTCAGGGAAGATATCGTTATTATTATTTCTGTGAGGTTTTACGTTTCCATGCCATTTCCAGTTTTCATCAAAAAAACCCCAAGCGTTATCTCCGCTTGAGGTCTTCTTTATAAGTCCAGAGTCGTCTAATGTGGCAGATTCTGCTGCTTTTAAAAATATTATAGAAAAATAAAGAAAGTCATCTGACCTAGGTGCTATGGTCTTAATACCATTAGCAAGCTTAGTCATCCTCTCTACCAATTTTGGATTTGCTGAAATCTCCGCAGATGTGTGTGTAGAGACAGCATCACTTTCTGGAGAGAAACATACTTTTTTAAACATTTAATAAAACCCTTATACGAAACATCTTATATGAAACTTACAGCAGACACGTAAACTACAAATATTTATATAAATATTAGTTTCTGCTTTTTTTGTGTAAAATTTTTTTGAATTACATAGTTTTTATACTAATTCTTGTCTTTTGGCTTATTTTTTTCATATTCAGATAAAGCTTTGACTCTTCTATCTTTTTCATCATTACTATCCAAAAACAAACACTCCTCATCAAGATAGCCGTCCACAGCCTCTTCGCTGCTTTTTTTAACCATGATATTCTTTGTTTTATCACTAAATTTTATAAACATATTTACTCCGTAAGAACCAGTATACCAAGAATGTCATTATTAATATAATCTTTTGCTCTACTGAGGGTCATCACCGTATCTTTTAAAGAAGACTCCGCCTTGCCCGTAGATTCTTCTAACTTGGTCGAAAATTCATCTGTATCAATTACACTTATTAAATCTATAATTTCTTTTACTGACTCTGAAGAAACTTTTGCCGCTTCAGCTATAGCGCCTATTACCTCTGATGTAGTTGATATATCTTTTATCTCATTTAGCATCTGAATACTGCTCTTGATATTTAAAAGCATTCTTTTTGCTAATCTAGAATTTCTCTTACATGACTGGTTGTATTTTCCTTTACTAGAGGCGATAGCATCTGCATTGCCTGAGATTTTGTTATAAGCTTCTAAATTTTTACCAAAATTATCCACTAATTTGTCACAAAGCTCTGATGATCTAGAAATATATTTCAAAGCATTTCTCGCCTTGTCTTTCGTTCCCTCAGGAACAGGCATTCCGCCTTCCTTCACAAGAGCATGAGAACATAGGTCTGCGTCCCCAAACCTCTGGTTTACAGCTTTATATGCGCTCTTTGATCCAAAGCTTTTAGGAATCTGCAATGAAGAGGAAGTTATACATATCTTTTCTCCAAATATCTTTTCTATAGACTTCTCCAGAAACATTTCTACAAGATCCGTTTCCAGCTCTTCTCTGGAAACAACTATAATATCAGTAGAGCTTTTTGAGCCTATCTTCTTAAGAATCTTCTTATGATCAAGAGAAAAGGACTCTAGAATAGATTTGTTATCTATAAAAGAATAATTCTCACTCAGCTTTTCATATACGCCTTTCCTGAAAAAAGTTAATGCGGGAACATCTATATAAGAGCCTTCTTTTATAGAAAATGTTTCATTAAAAATACCACAATGAATTCTGCCCTTAATATTTGGAGGCTCACTAGAATATAGCCTTACTCTTCCCAGTGAGCTTAAAAAAGTGTCTATGTCTACAGCGGTAGACCTATTTTCCAAGGCTATATTTTTCGAAGCAAACTTTTTCATAATATTAAACGTAGACGGGGCTTCTTTCCCCCTAACTCTTATAATATTCTTTCCTGCAATATTATATGCAGCCGGATTACCTGAATGCGTATGTTTAAATGCGACTCCATTTATGTCTAAATCAGAAAGAAGCGAACCAATCTTTTCTATATCACCAGAATAAGCCTCTCCTCTGGTGATGTAAATCTTTCCACCAACTTTTATATCCAAAAGGTTAGATAGGCCACCGGAGATTTCAAGGACATTAGATATGCCAGATGCGCCAAAGACCTCTAAAGATCCTGGTGAAATATTCTTATAAATAGCCTTAACATTGTCGTCTTTATCTATAAAGATAATATCTATAGGGTAACTAACACTGCCCATGTGAAACATAACATCTGTGGGCCTTTTGTATGAAAATACTAACCCACATTCTTTTTTCAGCCTAGAATAAACCTGCAATCCATCCTTTTTCTCATCAAACGTCTCTGCTATATCACATAAAAATGACGCAACTTCTGTAGCATTATTATCATAATATCTCGCTATAGCGACCTTGCTCCCTCTAGCGCTCTTTACGAGATACTTGCCATACAGTCCAGAGTGCTTCTTCAAAATACTAAAGCCCCCTCTGCCAATAAGTTTATCTATATCAGCCTTGGGCGAAGACAAGATGATTCCAGACCCACTAAAAGCGATCTGTTCGGATAAATTTTTTATAGAAAGAAGAGCTTCTTCTCTTGAAGCCGTAGATACATCAAGAATAAATCCATCCAGCCTAGTTTGAAACCTATGAAACATTGGGGATCCAGAATCTTTATGAATTCTTGAATCAGAATCTATTGCCTCGGATGTCTTATATAAATTAACTATATTCACTTTTTTATCCAAAAAAGCCTTAGAACATTCCAGGCCTAAGCTTCCCATCGTAGCTATAGTCATATTATCTTCAAGTGAGGCTCGAATAGACTGAAGCATATCCAGCAGGGCGGAAAGCTCATCATCTTGCATGTCAGAAAAGCTAGGCTGAGCAGTATACCGCATACCTTCGCCGCCAGACTCTGGGGGCGTACCTTCGTGAATGTGCTTTACAGGAGAAAGCATATCGTAACCCTCGTATGCATCATTGGAGATGTCCCGAAAAGAGTCTCCCCTGGGAGCCATAGACCCCATCTCATTCTCTGTTCTCCCTATCCATGGCCAAGCCTCTTTTTTCATCTCATCTCCTGATTACTATTTATCTAAAAAAATAGCAGAATAATCATAGTCTAATCACAAGCTCTTTAAGAACTGTGTTTATAAAGTATGGGTCCTTACCGTTCAAAACATTTTTAACCAGACCTAGACTCACCCCTATCGCTGCGCCGCCAGGAGCTTTTTTTGAAGCTATCTCCACAACATTAAAATCGGCAATCCTGCCGGAAACGTTTTGGTAAGACCGCATCCTTGCTTCAGGCGACATTCTTGATATCATAACCTTAATCATACTATGAAGCTGCTCTGCAACATATACCGGATTCTGCTCTAATAGCTGGGAATGTTTCTTTATCTTATCTGACATATTCCTCTGCCCTTGATACAGCCGCCTGATAGGCATTTAGCTTAGCCTTGCTTAGCGTGGCACCATTATTAGCGCTAATAACCAAAGCTCTATTAAATATACTTACTAGGGATATAATTAGCTTATTCTTATCTACAATATCTGACTCTACAATCTTTACTAGAAGATCCTTAAAGAGCATAGAATAATCAAGATCTCTTTGTTCTGCAATTTTTTTAATCATAAAATCTGCAAAATTCGCCATAACATGTTCGCCCTCGCCGTCCATTTCATCTGCAAGCATAACAAATAAATCTAATAACGCTTTTGAGTCAACCTTTCTGCTACGTCTAAACCTCGGGGGATCCAAAAGCTCTTTTTCCGGATCTCCATCATAGGCGCTCGTAGGCTCTCCTGGCAGCGTGTAGCCTCTTCCTACGCCGTGTCCAGGCTCTCCGCCCAGCCCCTCCTCTCCAGAAGATGCAGAAGGTATTTCTGCAGATCTACAGGGCGTGCTGGCTTCCGGCCTTCTAGAATTATAGGCTGTCTTTTTCATTTCTTTCGCCTCACCTTACCAAAGCCTGGGGAAACAACTCTTTGGGCGAGAGACTTTCCTTTTATTTTTTTAGGCTTAAACTTATTACCCTTAGAGTCCTTAACACTTCCTCCTGATATAACTAAGTCTGATGGAGTAAAGAATATGACTTCACCACTTGGCGAGGTAGTTTGGTAATAAGGGGTTGTTTCTGTTGAAGAAATCTTCCTAAGAGTTTCCACTTGAGACATATCATCTGCAAATACAGATATATTTCCGCGATCCAAAGAAACCCTCATAATCTCAACTCTCTCTGCAGAACTGCCCTTTACTGCCTTAACCCCATTTGGCCTAAAATAAATAGTTATCTCTGATCCCCCAGAGACACTTTCTCTTGTAACATTATAAATAATCTGAGATAAATTTGCGCCGCCGGCAAAGGAAACAGCGCCCTTATTTATGAAGTGCTTTAAATAAGCCTCTCCTGATCCAGAAGAATTAACACTACCTGAGCCCTCCCCCTTTATATATAACTTAACTACGGGTGTATCCTCACTATTTAGTGCATGATCATTTATATATAGACCACCTGCACCAGTCGGGTCCCTGTGAACATACTGTCCAGGTCTAACTGCATGTATATAAATATTCTCTGCAATAGTCTCGACCGCTGGCGGGCCCTCTCCTGAGGCGCTTCCCTCCCCGCCCTCTTCTTTGTCATCATCTGTATTCTTGCTTTTTTTCGATTCAGAACTAACACCCGTGGTGTTATCAACGTTTTCACTAAAGGCCTCCAAGACTGCCTTCCACTCTTGTATTGCTTTATAAAACCTTTCTAATTCCGCTATATCTTCTGAGATCTCCATCCCTTCCAAATAATCCTGAGCAAGCCCCTCGTGATCGATCTTTGCTCCTGGGCCTAAAGATTGATCGAATGAAACAATTGCATCAAACTTTTCTCTCAATATAGGTATGATTTGTTTTATTATTATTTTGTAAGGACTTTTTGAGCTAAAGTTTGTAACGGAAAGATCCTTCCCCTTAAACTCAATAGCCATAGCCTCTATATTTGTTATGTCATTCAGCTCTATTTTTTTTATATAAGAAGTCTTATTTAAAACTTTAATAAGCGAAGCAAAGTTTGAGGTATAAAGTTGAATCGATGGAGCTATTATCTTTTGTTGAAGCCTTTTCTTGGCCTCTGAGTTAACCTTGTTGTTAGTCTCCGTAAGGCCTGCAGCTCCCTTTATATCTCTCTCAAGAGCTCTTCCGGGCGTTGAAAGAAGCAGCGGGGCCACAAAAAGCTCCGTAATGTCACCAAAAATTGAAGATACATCCCTCTTTGAAGCAAGGTCTGCCGATATGCCTTTTGAAATTCCTTCTGATGCCGATTTTAAAGCAGATCGCAAAAGAGTAGCTATATTTTCTTTATTCTTCTCCTCTCTTTCTTTCTTTTTATTCTCTTCTTCCTCTGACATAGCAGAAGAATCAGGCGCTTCGGAACCCTCTGAATTGTTTTCATTAGATAACTTCTTCATATTAACCCACATACCCCATTACACCAAGCCTTCGCCGCCTCCGGCATCCCCGCCCATCGGAGCGCCACCGCCGCCCATATCGCCGCCTTCAACCCCAGGAATAGCGGCTTCAGCAGAGCCAGCCTCTCCTGGCGGCTCAGCTATAGCTTTAGACGGATCAACCCCTAGCAGTTCAGACAGCCTCATGTTTCCAAGTACCTGCTGCTCTTTTGCAAAGACCTGTTCGTCAATCATCTCTTCCCTAATTCTTCGTCGTTCTTCTTCATAGCTCAAACCAAGACTTCGATGAAGAGTTTGCAGAGAAACCTGCTTGTTTCCTACAAATTGGCCAATTGAAGTTATGTAGTCTGCCATATCATATAGATTCATATGATTAAAATCTATCGATGGAACAAGAAGTCTTTTTTCACCATCTTTGTATTCAAAAAAATCTTGAATCTCACATATTGGAGCGAATACCTTTCTTTCTAGCCATTTTTTCATCATATTTCTGAAGATATCATATCTCTGCCTAAGGACCTCAAGCCCAACGGAAGAGCTAGCATAAGTTGCGGCCTCTTGGTCCATCAAAGCCTTTGGAGTCATAAGCCCTGCATATAAATTTGTTATAATATGTTCAATATCAGGGCCTACATCCATTGTAGCTCCAGAAAAGCCTACTCGCTCCACCTTAACGCCATTATGTGTTACGATCTTAAAATCTTTATCATATTGAGCTTCTTCTAGCAAATTCTTAAAAGCTTCTATGTCAGCCTGGGTCGGCCTATAATCGCCCTCTCCTCCCATCGTAACTAAGGTGAGTGGGTTTATCATGCCATCTGCCTGAGCAAATTTTGACTCTCTAAGCTTATCGTATAGCATCAAGTCCTTGTATACAGAGACTACGACAGACGTTCCCCTTACATCATAGGGAGAGCTTAAAAGCTTAAGGTGAGAAACGTTAAAAGAGTCAAGCGGTATATTCTGGCCTTTCTTCACATACTCCACTATATGCTTTGGAATATATTTTCTCATAGATAAATCAGAGGGGGATGTTGAGCTTATTATTCTCTGTAGATTTGCATCAGGCCTTAGAGATACAAGAGTATGATTTCCTATCACAGATTTCTTTACATGTACATAGTCTGGATTTAAAATAGTAATCCTGCTCCAAGTACCGAGACTTTCGTCAAGCTCTGCGTATGGAAAGGCTTCTCCCATCTTCCAGAACTCAAGAGCGGCTCCATACACCACTGAATACAGATCAATCTTTTCTGCCATTTCCATAAAAAACTGCTGAACCTGCTTGTTTTTGCAGGTTATATTTATCTTGCTTATAGGATAGCTGGCATGTAAATTTATTGCATTTCTAACAATTGGATGAGTGTCGTAGAATACCCTGTTCCAGGCATTCATAGTCACCCTATCTCTTGGGAGATTTAAATTAGCAAGCTGGAATAATGGAGAATATATCTCTGGTGCCATTCTATCTGTTGACGAAGAAACAGTGGGGCCAGGCATAGGAGAGGCTATGGAGGCTGTCTTCATTATGCCTGGGGCGGCATGTCTAAATCCAGGGCTATGAGCGATTGCTCCATACTGCCCTGCTACTTCTCGCAAATCAGCCTGCTTATTAACGGCGCTAGTTATTTCCGCACGTCTGACCTCAGACAGAGATTCCGCAGTTTTCTTGGAGACATCTGTGTTCGGCTTACCAATTCTTTTCATTTTCTATATCCTCCGTGTTACCCTGGCCAACGTTGACTGTAGATATTCGCTCTTTCTATCTAAACCAGGTTTAATAGTAAATCCTTTAGTTAAATCAAATTTATATGCCATATAAGCATACATTAGGGCCATGAGTCCGTCATTCGGCGTTGAACCTTTGACAAAGGTTTTAAGCGGCTGGCCACCTGAGATTCTAACCTTTGACTCCATAGAAGTACAGTGATCAATCAGCCATTCAACATATTCGTAACTTTTCCACGGAAACCTTATTTTACCCTTTCTGAACAAATCAAACAGCTCCTCTATCATAAGATCTTTATTATAAGAAACGATAAGCTCATCTTCTCTATATTTTATAGGCTTTATTAAGCTGCCGCTTCCTTGTGCTCCTAAGAATTTTTCCCCATAAATTCCCTGAAGATCATGCACTACATCTTGCCCAAAAAACCAGTCAGAAACGCCCCTTTTTACTCCGAACCTTCTATACATCTCTTTTATAGTATCTTTTTTGAATGAAAAATTATTCTTTTTGAGCTTATGAGCGTGTTCGACAGAAAGGGTTCCATCTGGCTGTGCTGAAATTATAACCACACAGGAATAAGATTGCCCGCCCTTTGCATTTGGATCGTCCTCTTTTCCTCCCCAGTCAACACCAAGATACACATCCTTATCTGCTGAGTTTATATCTTTTGAGAACCTTCTATCTTGATCTCTACACTTTCTATAAATCTCTGCCTTGGTTAAAGGTGACCCAGCTCCAGAATAAAACTCTCCTACAACTTCATTTTGCCAAATCCGCTCTGTTTGAGCAGGATTATTTTCAGGCATGAGCTTGTCTATATTTTCCCTAGTAAAATAAGGTATATATAATTGATTAATATGAAAACCAACAAACTCGCATTCCCTTGGGTCTCTAGACGATACCCACTTTCCTCGCTCTACTGCCTCAACCTTCTTCTGCTTAGTGCCGCATTCTGGACACTGTACAGTATTTTCATAAAGCCATATAGATTTCCATCGATCATCTCCTGGCAAATAAAACGGATAAGTCTTCTCACAATTGATGCACCCTAGGTGGTAATATCTCTGATCTGACATATCCCAAATTGTAGAGAAATAAGAGCTCTTACTCTTGGGGGTGCCAAAATATACCTGAACACCCTGACCAGTCGGCCCGTACTTTGCTGCCGTCAAGATCTTTGTTGCGTTGCCAATTGCATGCCCAAACATATCTTGAACCTCATCAAAGAAAACAATATCTGCAGTCATACCACGAATCCTGTCCCCGTCTGACCCGAGACTGTCTATCCACAGGGTTCCGGTATTAAACTGCTTCATCGTTAAGTTATCTACAGAATTTTGACTAATAAGCTTATTTTTATTTATAAAATCTTCTTTAGCAGTTCTGACTAAAGTTTCAAGCTTATCTTGAGAAAACTTTTTAACCTGAGCTAAAGCAGGAAATAAGTGAACAACCCTAATGTTCGGGTCACAAAAAAGACCACTGTTCGTAAAGAAGAGGTCTAAGGCTCCCGCCATAACTGTTGCGCCGACCTGCCGACCCTTCTTTATAACTACAGGCTTTCCATCTTTTCTTGTGGCTTGAAGCGCTATATGTCGATAAACCTCTGCCATAAACTTCCAGCCATTATCAAGGACCCGGAAGTCAGCTCCGTCTAAAGTAAGGTTATTTTGAACAAAATGAGCTGGATCAAAGTCTAAAAAACCAGTTTTAAGCTGCTCAAAAAGCTTTTCATTTGCTTTCTTTTCTTTTGACATTCTTATCCATTAGCGTGAGAATAGTATTCGGCCATGTCATCATCGTGAGATGAAGTCATATCGGCTCCCTGTATATATTCTACTGCTTCTGGATCTTTTTCTTGGCCTTTAAGAATGGCACGCACTGCATCTTTAAACTTATGATTAAGCCTTCTTTCAAGCTTATCGAAGCCGAGATGAGGATGCTCTCTGCAGTGTGTTATTACGGCTCCATAGCCAGCGTCTGGCCTGTCTTTCACGAAAGCAGCTATATAATTCATAACCTCACCTAACTTTTTGGCCAAATCTTTTTTGTCGGAGGGTTTTGAGGGCTTGGAGGAACACCCCTTGCAGGTATTGCCACACCCGCAGCCTGCTTCCTTTGTAGTGTTTTCTTCTGAGATGTCAACATTTTTTATAATATCAAAGCCCGCTCTGGCCTTCATGTCTGCCATCTTTTCGTCTATGGTCTTAAAGTCTTTGCGCTTCTTCATTATAGATCGAAGATTGTCAAGGTAATCAGCATTTTTGCTTAAACCATTAGAAAAATCTCTAACCCAACCAGCAGTTGTGCTATATTCTTCTGTTAAGTTTTGTCTATTTACCTTCATTATCTACTCTCCATTACAAAACTTCTAATCTACATCCATCTCATGTTCATGAAATTCTCTAGAAATATCCATCACATCTTGCTGATGCGAAGCTCTATCATGCTCCTGTTGAGTCATTGCGTCTTGTTCTTCATACCACTCCGAATAACTTTCGCCCTTTAGTCTTTTGACTTCTTTCTCAAGCATACTAATTCTTGCCTCCAGCCTGGCGACAGTAGGATCTGTCGGCGGGGAGTATGAGAGGAGGGTCTCCGTGGGAATCTCTCCCGGCTCGTCTAAGGGAATCTTGCCATGCTCAAGAAATTCCTTTCGACCCTGATTCCATGTCTCATAATCCTGCTGGATCTGTTGTTCGTCACCCTCATCCCCAAAATCGAGAGTAATTCCCTTCTCATCGGCAGCAAGTCTTATTATCGCGCCTAAATAGTCGGCTTCTTTCCGAAGTCCCATTGAGTTCAGATCATTTACTAATTTGGTTAATCGTCTAATCATTATTCCCCCTGTATGGGATCGCCTTTTTGAAGGCTCGCCCCAAACATATTTTGTAAATCCTTAAGACTAGTAGCAGCGGCCCCACCGGCTGAGCCAGCAAGGGCTGCGACTTCTGGGGGCAGGTTTTTGGTATCTAGGCCTTGCCCTTGCAGGTTCCTGAGAACATCAAAACCAAGATTGCCAAGATTAGGATCAATGTTTAATGCCTCAAATGCTACAGCTCGTATTTCTGGGTCTTGAACTAATATACGAATTACGTCCTTTTGCTTTTCTTTATCCATTGCCTTGGCCACCATCGCCAATCGTTCGGGATCCAGTTGATCTGCTATCGCAGCAAGAGTCTCTGGGTCCAGCTTCCCAGCAACCCATCCGCCTACCACCGACATAAAGCCCGCCTCTTTCACAAATGAGTCTATAACATCAGCCTCTTTTTGAAGGCCTTTTTTATCTAATTCATTAGCTAATTTTAATAATTCTTTCATAATATTCCTTGTTCCTTATGAGAAATAATTTCTTACGAAATCAACTCCACGCTTATCGCCGTCATCTTTAGATACCTCTGGAGCATAAGAGCCTCTGTCTTTAAAGATATGAAAGCCACTGTCCATACATAACTGCATAATAGAAAGCTCTTCACGATCGGTAAGATCGTACTTTTTCTTTAAGGAGGCATAGACGTCTTCCATTGGATGCCCCGCAGAAACATGTGCATTAATCATCATTCCAGATATTGCTCTTTCGAACGGAGAAACTGCAATAACAATATTATTTGGAGTTGCAGCCTTCTTTTCTAACTTCTCTGCGTCCTTAAGCTGCTTATATGAAAGGCTTCTTCCTGATGGGCTCTTCCAATTAGGGGCGGAAGATGCCTTAGAATCCTTTTGGCCATGATTGTCCTTAATTTGTTTCTTCAGCTTGCCCAAGTGATCCTTCAAAACTAGCACGTCTCTCATGATATTTACTCTGACATCCTCAAGCTTGGCTATGTCCAAGACGCTCTCATGATCTTCTCGTATGGCTCTAGATATATCTCCATTCATTCTGTCCAAGAAGCTTATGGCTCTTTCGCACCCAACCGTAGACGTTCCATCGTGCTTTGGAATCTGAGATGGATACAATTCGTCCACATGGCTCATAAACTTAGATAAATCTTTATCATTTGCATAATCTGTTTCAGGCTCTGGCTCATCATCAGGCTTATAATCATCAGCCCCCGGCAATAAGTCAGACAAAGGCATGTCTCCATGCTCTTCTACAAATTGGGTCACATCTTCATCAAGATCCTCAAGCCTCTCTCCTAAGTCTCCAAGGCTTCCCTCTCCTTCTGAAAAAGGCTCAAGAACATCTCCGAGTGTCACGTCCTTCAGTTCGGCCAGATCCTCTTCAAAGATTGTCTCTCCTTCATCGCCTGTTCCTACATCAGCAGAGGCCGTGCCTGCACCAAAAATTTCCTCTGGAGACATGCCCTCGAAACCATCTTCCGAAAAAGAAACATGATCTTCTGAGTAGGAAGTAGCATCACCATAATTAGCTTCCTTAAAGATTGTTACTGTTTTTAAACTATTAGACATGTGTTCTCCTATCCTATTAAGCTATAAATTCCATAATAAACATCTGTATTCTCATTATCATCAGAATAATAATTAATAGGATAACCATATTGAGCTTTGGGCATATTTCCTATCATTATATGTGGGTACATCGGACTTCCATTTAACCCAGCACTTCCTGCCGGAATAGACTGCTGGTTTTCATCAAACTTACAATCTACAGATTCCTTGCTTTCATAAATCCTGTCAGCAAAGGGGCATTGTTTTGGCTCTTCCGCTAAAAGCATTTCCTCTAAATTATCCTCTAAAATCGCTTGTCTCTTCTCATCATCTTCGGCCAAATGAAGAGGAACCATCTTCGATATAACGGCAGACTCGTCCTCCTCAGACAAGCCCCCTGCCGACGTACACCCTCCGGGTACCGGCAATCCAAAGGGGCATAAATGTGTTTTTCCTCTAATCATTTTTAATGCTTCCTAATAAAAGAATAAAGTATTAGTATTTTTAAGCATATGCATCCCCCAGACTTTTATCATTTAAAGTAATAGAGTCATCAAGGTATTTGGCTATCATCTTTCTTTTTATAAGCTCTTCCTTAAAAGACCCTGTAAGGGGGATTAATGATAGTATACCCATATCCATAAGATACCCCAAAGTTTTTTCTGCATCCTCATTTATAGATTCGCCAATTATAGATGTAACAAAAGCATCTCGAAGCGTCCTTCCCATTTCTCTTGAAAATATATTTATATTGTTTTTGGCATAATCAATTATGCCTCCATCAATAGAAAATCCGAGCCTTGCCGCAAAATTTACTGCCCTAAAAACTCTTCTCAGGTCGTCCTCAAAGCAGATCTCTGGAGTGGTAACAGGCCTTATTACCTTGTTCTCTAGGTCCTTAACCGCTAAGCCTGTGATGTCTATTAGTTCATGCTCAAAAAGCTTTTTATGCATAGTGTTTATTGTAAAGTCTCTGCTATATACTTCAAAAAGGTTCCTATCTTTATTCCCATACTCAATCTCTGCGAAGCCTACCGCCTTATCTGATATGAAGTTTCCTGAGAAATCAAGCGCTTTGCCCTCGGCGTAAACTGATACATGGGCATCTTCGAACATCTTAAATCCCAACCTTAGCTGCATAGCGGTGGAAATGCCAAGCCTAGGAGAGTCTGCATCATTGGTCGTTAAATCAATATCAGTTTTAGTAATCTTATTTAAATAAATATCTCGTGGAATTCCGCCAACAATCATTGGTTCGGATATATAATTACTAGATGATATATCTAATATATTTTTATAAATTTCCTCTAGATTCATAACTCATCCAAACTATATTGCTTATTGCCTCAGGTTATACCCCAGGCTCTTGAAATACTTCCTCTTCAGGCTCTTCTGTCTCAAGAGGTGCCTTCTCAGGTTCAGGTCTTCCTGGCAAATCGGACCTAGAGTCTGAAATAGATTTTGCATTAGCGAGCTGTCCCATCATTTTGGTAACCCTAGTCAAGGCGTATGAGAAGGCATCAATAAGTTTACTCTGAGACTCTGCAAGCTCAGGAAACATTGATGCTATACCAATCTTATCTAGCATTATATCAAACTCAGCAAGCTGTCTAATTATTCTTCTATCCGCAAGCATTCCAGCTACTTCATCAAGTTTTCTTGCCGCATCATCAAGACTAATATTCCCGGATAGCTCCTCATACTCGCCCTGTCTTGCCCCAGGAACAGGAGTTATGTCTTTCAATTCTACTGGGTCAACATCATCTCCAGAGGGTATAGCTGACTTCGGGTCGTTAGGGTCAGGAGTGGCCTCTACCGGAGGCTCCTCTTCCTGCATAGGAGCTTCTTCTGGCAGAGCGGCACCGGGAGGAGGCCCCTCTTCCTGCATAGGAGCTTCCTGCATAGGAGCTTCTTCCGGCACTTGTTGGGCTATCTTTACAAGTAGCTCGGCCACGTCTTTCTGCCCATGCTTCTCAAGAGTATTTGCAGTTCTGTGTGTTACGTCAGAAATTGTGCTTGCAAGTTTTAAGCAATGAACCTGATGACTTAGATTGAGAAGATGTTCTGCTAACATCTTATATTTCTCTCCATCCATATGTTTGCTTCTTAAAAGCTTGTCTATGCGCCTTAAGGCTCCATGCAACTTACCTTTCCATGAACTAAATGCATCACCTTCATCGGCATTACTTCTAGATCGCTCCGCTGTTTCGTCAAAGGTCGCTCCATCGAAACTATCTCCAGGCATATTAAACCCGCCTCGACTATGCGTGTAGTTGCTGTTTCCTTGCCCCAGGTTGCCCATGTAAATAGCGCTCTTTTTCATATCTTGCTCCTCATTCGAAGAGTACTTCAAGTGCTCTCCTTCACTATAATATTTAAACCATTTTTTAAATCGAGTATCCTCTTCTCTCTCTATATCTAGAAAATTACTATAATACTCTAAGGCATTCTGCTTTGTCATCTGTTCCTTCTGCACGGAATCATAAATTAAATGAACAGTTTTTAACCATTTATTTATGTCCACCTCTTCTTCTACATCATAATTTTGACCAAAAGGATTCGGATAAGCAACCTTTCTTATTCCACGCTCTTCAATTCGATTTTCTAAAAGGATTAAATATGCATCATTTTTATTTACAATCTTTTGGTCTATAGCCTTACGATAAACATTCTGAGGTACCTCTAAGCCAAGAGAGCGGCCAGCGGCTTTCGCCAATTTATACGATAATATTTTTTCGTCAGAATCTATTCCAAGGCTAGTTAACTCTTCTCCCTTTTTTGTTAAAATTCCAAATTCTTCTGACTCAAAGGATATATTAACCTTAGAAAGTTTTCTGAGAAAATACTCGTTAATATTTGCAGAACTCACTGTTTGGCCCTCTCAATTAAAGAGTCTATTTTTTCCAACCATTTTCTTTTCTCTTTCACCTTTTGCGCATAAACAGCCTCTCGAAGATACTCCAGGTGAGACAACATGTGTGCGTTTGGGATAGAGTCATCATCAGGATATATTGTAAGACTCCTTTTGAGCCATTCTTCAAAGGAGATTAAGCTATTGATATCTTTAAAGTCAAATACCTTGTATGTCTTTCCATCAATCAACATCTATTATCTCTCCCTCCAATTCTCCATAAGCGCCTGTTAGCGCTCTAGTTTTAACATCAAGCCTTTCTACAAAAACGGTAATTAGCTCTGGGCTAATTTCACTAAGAACATCAATTACAGTTTCTTTCAAAATTCTTGCCTGCTCACTTACTACATTAATATTAATATTATGCTCAATTCTTTTATCTGCGACTCCCTCTACATACTTCTTCCAGTCTTGCATTAAGCCTTTCATAGTATTTATATATTCTATAAAAATCTTATCCTCTCGAAGAGTGCCTCCGTTTTCTAAAAGATTATAATAAAATTCTAATCTAGAGTTTATTAAAGAGTCCAGCTCAAGAAGTCTTTTTGATACGTCAAGTTTCCCATCGGCTATCTCCTCGATCTTCTGCTGATAAGCAGACGAGTTATGTATAACCATTTTTGTTTCGGCCTCTATCGCCTCTTTATCAAGCTCTGTTCTGCGATTCTTTATATCGCCAAGGACGTCCCCCTTTAGGTTTAGGTGGTCTGCTCGGAACTTCTGAAGAGTCATATAAGATACGTGTAATCTTTTTGACCTTGGGTATTTCTCTTTGAGCCATCTCTCTACTTCTTTTACAGAGTCTCCGCCCAATAATCTTTTGATCATATCCTCTTTATCGGGATGATTCAATACTTTTTTGCTCATATTTTCTCCAGTTAAAAAAAATGCCCTGGTTATATATTACTTAACCAGAGCATTAACATTAGTATAGAGTTTTAGAAGTTGCTTATTATATGCTAAGCGTTCTTATTCATCCACGTATCTAAAAGATCAGATATATCATAAAGGCCTCGCTCATCTAACGACGAAGCAACGCTTATGATGGGATTAAGGCCATACTGAGCTTTGGCATGCTTTGCCAACTCTTTTATGCTTAAGTCTAATGTATCAGACTCACGCTTAAGCCCAAGCTTATCAAGAGCGTTGGAGGCAAGTATTAGGGTTCTTGCTGTGCGGGCCAAGGCCGTCTTCTCGCCTCCCACAATTCCTTTTTCATCTTCTGTAAGATTGCACGGATCTAGGTCATTGAGTCTTGCTGGCGATAACTTATAGGGAGATGATACGTCCTCATGTGCTGAGAAAAGAGCTTTTACTATGTCTATTAGTTCCATCTCAACGCATCCTTGGACAAGCTCTTCTTTCGTTATGCCCACGGGATCATCCCCTAGTCTTAGTTCATCGCCTACTAGCCCAAGCTCACCTGCCTCTTCTTCTGACAATGTGTCGCTTACATCCCAAACAGGTGTATCTTCGGCTAGCTTGATAAATTCTTTATTCTTCGAAAGTCTTTCCAGAACCCCATCGAGCCTGCTAGCCTCTTTTATAAGACCCTTCTTATCGAGAAGGTTTGCCGCTCGCATAAGGCTAGATTGTAATGATGCGCTTCCGCCAGGAAAAGATCGTCCGTCTTCTGTCTTAAAGCCTTCGTTATAATCGTATACTTTATTTGTATAAGGATCCTGATAAACCCCATCGGATACCCTTTTTGCCTGAACGCCTACTCTATCAGGAGAATATCGAGTAGACAAATGAGGGGCAACATATTCCGTTGGAACTCTTGAGTCGTCACCCTCAGGGGCTATGTTATAAAGAGACTCGGTATCTCTGCCGATTGGGGCTTCGCCGCCCCTCTGCGAAAGATATCTCTCTCTTGTGGCATAATCTGTAGTATTGGATTGAAAGTGCTGGAAGATTCCATGTTGATCCCCTACAGCTACTTTTGATATCCCACGCCTTGCCTTGCTCATGTTATCTCCTATGATAGTACTATTTTAGAGGCAGAAATCATAGCTCCAGTATCCTTAAGCGCCTCTGACTTCAAGGCTCTGGTGGATGGGACCATTCTTCCCTTTTCATCAAAGGCAACCTTGTTAACTGGAAGTCCAAGCTTGGGGCAATAAAGCTGTACAGAGGTCGGAACCCTAACGAGGTCTCCTCTCTCAAAAGCATTCTTAATCTGCTTCTCTCTATCTGTATTTCCAGAGGAGTGCTTTAAAAGCTTAGAAAACATATCTAATGCAGATATATACTTTTGCCCACCGAATTTTGATTCTATGGTAGTTAGAGCATCCTCTGCTCGCTTAAAATCAGCTGTAGCCACACCATCTGTTACCTGATCGACTAACTGAGGATAAGAAAGCCTTCCCATCTCCTCAACCTCTCTAGACACACTTTGCAGCGAAGAATTGGTCTTCGAACTTTCGAGGACCTTTCTCAAACCTTTTTCATTAAGAGGAAGGGTCTGTCCTGCGACCTTAAATTTATTTGGGATCACAGGGCTTCCATTTGGCATATCTACAGGAATACTTATAACAACCCGGCCCTTATCCGTTGGAATGTCTGTACTGAATGTTAGAATCTTATCATCGGATGCTTCGACTTTTACCTGAGGATTGGGAATGCCAAAGCCTGCCATTTGTGAGGCGATCACATTTCTTGCCATATTTATCTGGTCCTTGGAAAAGGACGCTGCCGCCTCTACCAAGCTATCTTCTATATTCGTATAAGCCTCAAGTGAAGAGGGGGTAACGGGGGCGTCTGTTTCTAGGGTTCCAAATGATCTTTGGTCTGCATACTTTTTCTTAGAAGACTTTTGCGTAAAGTTATTCTTATCTTTTACAAATACATAAAGATTTTCTTTATTAAGCCTTACAAGCTGGTCGCCCTGAACGAAGGTTGTCGGCAGAGACGGAATTCCATTCGTAACCTGAACTGGAACTGAGACCTCTACCTGGGTGAAGTCAGACGTATCTATTGATGCTGTGCATAAAACAAAGTGATCATTAGACCTAATGGCCTTAACGGTCTGCGGAACGCAGTCCATAGATTGTAATTGCAGCTTTGTAAATTTTTCTGCTTTTCTGAGGGTATTGTCAGAAAAGGCCGAAAAAGATCCCTTCTTATTTAAGGAAAAGACGCCAGCGAGTTCTTCCGAAAGCTTCGTAGGCCCATACATTGGCTCAAGAGCCTTTTCAAGAGGGACCCTGGACCCTTCTGCTCCAGAGACATTTGCAGGGATTGAAGCGTGACTATCTGGCAAAAGATCTCCAGCTTCTTCTCTAAACCTGGAATTACGCCCTGACATACCATACAAATGATCATAGGTTTCTGCTATATCTCTCTGGCTGAAAAAGCCATCATCGCCGGCCCTCTTAGAAAGAACGTCCCGCATGGTGCCAATCAGGGCATCATGGGGGTGCTTCTCTAGAGCGGTCTCAAGCCTAGCAACAACATAGGATGCCGGAAAAGTTTTTCCATTTTTTATCTTATTTAAAGCCATCTCGGCTTGTCTTGCAATATCTTTTATCTGACTCATTGTATACCCTTATTTTAATAATTCTGGAAAAAGACTCTTTATGGCAGAAACCTTTGCTTCCGGCTGGCTGCCTATAACCTTTTTCACAAAGCCTTCATCGGACTCTATAACATCTAACAGTGCTGACTTAAACGTAAAAATATCATCTTTAGAAAAACCAAACTCATCTGAGGAAAAACTACATATAGGAACTTTTTTATAAGATAGAGTTACATTATCGCTATCATAGTTGCCGGTGACAACCCATGAGCCCTCTTCTTTCGTAGTATATGCGGGGTCAGAACTTCTAACAAGAAAGCGCTCTCCATCAACATCCTCAACCTTCCACAGGTCGTTATATTGATCCTTTAGCACACGATACATATCGAATGCTACTTTCTTAATTTGTAAATCATCGGTTAATTTAATGCGGTCTTTTGAAGAAATGTTAGCAGTCCGCTTCCTGTGTAGCTCTATTAAAATACTATCTATTTCCGACATGAACATGCTCCTTGTGTAATTTTCACCTTTATTAATAGAAAAGAATATCCAACCTATCTTAAGATACTTCTTTAATTAATAGACTATTCTTCATCACCTTTGTTGATCGTAGCAATTTCCGTCAGGATTTCGTTTACTCTTTCATGATTTTTACAAATCTTTTGTAATTTTTTTATTATTCCGCCATACCTTTTCTTTTGATTCTTATAGTCAATATTTCCATGCATAGCCTTATGCACGGCCGATTGAGTTATGCCCAAATGTTCAGCTATATCATTCTGAGTCTTGCCCATTAACCTCATGAAAAGAATCTTTTTTTGATGCTCTGTTAGATATTCTCCATTGACAATATCATATATTTCGTCCAAAAGCTCTTCTTTGAGATCAGTAATCCTCTCGTCACAAGAGTTATTCATCAAGACCTGACCCATACCTCGTTCCGTTGAAAAATTATTCAACTTAAGAGACTCGAAAGATATCTCAACAATCTTGTATTGATATGATTTACTTTTTCTTTTTACCACGGTTCCTACCACATATCTGGAATTATCTGCTTAAAGTCTCTGAAGAAATCAGCCTTATTGTGATTTCGAAAATACTCGTCTACATCTTTATTTCCATCGGGTACTTTTAAGAACCTTAGCTTTATACCTTTGTTTATATATTTAGAATATATTCTCTCTGCTGATTTTTGACCAGCATCATCTGAGTCGAGAATAAAAGTTATTTTATCTGTATATCTTGCTAATTTAATAAAATGATTTTGAGAAAAAGACGTACCGCATATAGCGACAGAATTTTCAATACCATTTTGACACATAGCTATTTGGTCGAAATATCCCTCTACAACATAGGCGTTTGAGTTCTTTAAGCATGAAGCCTTGGCCCTGTCTAGTCCGTATAGAATATTTCCCTTCTTATATGAAGAGTTCTTATACTTAGGGATTCCAAGTACCGTTCTTTCAGGATCTCCGATAAGAGTTCTCCCGCTAACGCCGACAGCCTCTCCATATTCAGAAAATATTGGAAATATTAAGTAAAAATAATTTGAGAAATCACTATCCTTAGAATAATTTAATATATTTAACTTATTTAAAAGATCCTCAGATACATACTTCGTAAGAACATCTATATTTTGAGGAAAAAATCCTATCTTATTATCAATAATAGAGCGCTTTGAAATCTGTCTTTCCTTTATTAAATATTTGAGACAACTTTTTGAGTTTCTTATATTTGAGTGACATATATTTATTAAAGCGCTTAATTGCTCATGTTGAATCATCATGCTTTTCTACCTTTGTTAAATATCTCTCAGTCTCCTCTACGGCTTTTACCATATGTTCTGTAACATTTATCTTACACGGACTACCATCGTCTGGACAGGTTCTGCCCACAAGCCTTGATTGCACAAAGGTTGTTTCTACGTGCTCATCATGGGCTTCACAGTAAAAAACAAATGCTTTTTTATTTTTCGACCTCAAAATATCACCATTTGTCTTCATTGACAGCTTTGAATATTTCGAAACATCCTTCAAAACACTGCCGCAATCTCCACATATTACCTCATCTGTATCAACATCTAATGAGGCGTCAACAGTTGTCTGACATTTTACATTGCATTGTACTAACATTTCTTTACTCCATTTCCTCTATTAGAGGATTTACCTCTTCTTCGTCATCCGATCTGCCAGGTCGAGTTCCGGAAAGATACATATCTCTTATCTTTAAATCATACTCCACTAAGGATTCTTTGTCTTTAGAGAAAGAATCCAACGCTGCATCTCTTCCTCGTATCTTCTCTCCGTAAACCATATAGCTTTGATTGTTTGGCCTATCGATCAAGCCATATTTTACTGCCAAATCAAAAAGCTCCTCATTTTGTTCTACAATACCTTTTTCATACTCAACCTTATATTCAGCCTGCCTAAAGGGAGCCCCTACTTTATTTTTTTGAATTTTTGCGCGAACTACGTGCCCAATCTTCTCTCCATTGCTATTCTTAATAACAGAGTCTGCAGAAAGTATTGGGGCCATATTAAGCATGAGGCTGCACGCGTGCTTGAGTGCCTTACCACCTGGGGATGTAGTTGGATCTCCAAACATCTGTCCCAGGTTTACCCTTACCTGATTTATACCTATAAAGGCAACGTTTGCTTGCGCCACAACTGGAGTTAGCTTCTTTAATTCTGTCGATAAAAACCTCGGAATAGGAGCCATATTGGCTTTGCCTATATCTGCAGATATTTCCAGTGGAGTATTTAAGACGGCTATTGAGTCAAGAACTATTATTCCTAAATTTTTAAACCTAGGATCAGTCCCTTCTATTACGTGATCTAAAATGCCTCGCATACTTTTTGTAACTTTTTTAGTAACAGAATTTACTTTAACCTTGCCTATTAATCCTTCAAATATTGCCTTGGCTTCATTCGTCTTTATAACCATAACCCTGTCTGTATCGACACCCTGTTTGGCAGCCCAGGCCGGATCATATGTATACTCTGCATCAATAAATAAGGCCGTATTATTTGGATTTTTATCTAAATATTGTTTTATACAAGATAGAGCAAGCATTGTCTTTCCAGAGCTTTCCTTCCCAGCAAACTGAGTTATCCTGCCCATAGGTATGCCTCCTATCCCAATCGATTCATCCAGGGCCGGACTTCCGGTGCTTATTGCATCATATTTTGTAGATATATTTCCATCAAAAAAGATTGTATCCTCACCAAAGAATTTAGATATTTCTCGTTCTGCTTCACTAGCAGTCATTTTCTTAGCCATTTCTATCTCCTAATGCTTGTGCCTTAAAACGCCCTCTTCTGGGGGCCTCCATCCAGGTGGTGGCTGCCAACTAGACGGGCTGTCTGGTTGCTCAGACACTATTGCTTCAGTATTTATCAATAATAATGATATACTTGCCGCATTTTGCAGAGCAACTCTTGTTACTTTCTTTGGGTCTACTACACCGCCCTCTATCAACTTTTCAAACGTAGAAGTTGCTGCGTTATACCCAAACTCAGGATCATCATTTTCAAGTATAGTCTTAATTATAGGTTCGGAATCCTCATGGCCATTCTCAACTATCTGCCTAATAGGCCTTTGACAGGCCTGTAAAAGAACATTGGCTGCAGGCCGAAGCTCCTCTTCCAACTCATCTAAAGACACCATGTTTGATGCTCGCAAAATAGCTACACCGCCTCCGGGCAAAATGCCCTCTTCTATAGCAGCCCTAGTAGCGCAAACTGCGTCATCAACCCGATCTCCTTTTTCTCTAAGCTCAAGCTCAGTTGAGTATCCCACGGTTATCATCGCAGCTTTACTTTTAAGAAACGCCAATCTTCGCCTTACATCTAAAAGATTTTTTTCTCCAAGTAGCTTTTTGGAATCACCCTCGTAAAGAGCTATCTTGTCGGCAACTCTGTCCTCGCTTCTTGCACCCTCCAGAATCTTTGTTAAGAATCTATTCACAGAAATCTTCTCTGCATAACCAAGGTCTTCGAGGGTCACTTGAGATAGTGGTATGCCCCTATCTTTACCTACAACATTAGCTCCGCATAGCGCAGCCAAACAGTCCATCCACTCCTTCTCACCATCCACTCCGCATACACCCATTACGGGCATCTTTACTGCTACGCAATTTAGTCTGCCTATTTTATTATTAGCTACCAAGGTGGCTAGAGCTTCTTTCTTTACATCTTTAGCTATAATAAGCAGTTGAGTATTTTCATCTGAAACCTTGTTTAAAAGCCCTAAGCAGGGTGTTATAGAAGATAGCTCATCTTCACACAAAAGAATCCGAGCTTTTATTAAATTTATATCCGGCTGACCTTGATTTACTAAAAATGATTGAGAAATGTATCCGGCCTCTATTTCGACACCATCTATAAATCTAACTGAGGTATCAGCCCCCGGAGCGGCTTCTGCCGCAACAGTTCCCTCCAGGCCAACAGCGTGAAAGGCGTCAGCTATCTTCGACCCGAGGTCAGCATCATTATTTGCAGATATTGTTGCTATATCTCTTAGAGTTTCATAGCCACTAACTGGCCTGGTTAGTTCATCAAGATTCGCCAAAACAGCCTTGGTCGCCCATTCGAGACCTCTCTTGAAGAGAAGAGGGCTGTATCCGCTACTTATAAGTTCGTTTCCTAATTTAAATATTTCGTGGGCTAATACCGTGGCCGTGGTTGTCCCGTCTCCAGCTACCGCCGCAGTCCTTCCTGCCGCCTCCTTTATAAGCTGACAGGCGAGTTCCTCAACGGGATCCTCCAGGGAGACCTCCCTGGCTACCGTGACCCCGTCCTTCGTCAATACCGGAGCCCCAACAAATTTACCTAGTATCACATTTTTTCCCTGAGGCCCCATTGTAACGCCGACAGTCTTTGCTAACTTTTCAGCACCAGAAAGGAGAAGTTCTCTTCCTTCTTTTGAATATGTTAAATTTTTAGCCACATTACTCTCCTAAAATTTCCTTTACATAATATGCTGTCGCCGCAGCTATTGCGTCCGCCTCATCAAAACATTCTTTCGATACATTATCATTTCTATTTTTTCTTACCGTAAAAGTTGAGAAGTAATCACATATAAATTCAAAGCACTCTTCTTTTGAAGTAATTTTTTTATCAGCAAGTCTTGAAAGCTTTGACCTTATTGTTGTGACGGGATATCTTATAGGATCCTTGTTTAAGGATCTAAGCGCAGCCATTGACACAACTTCATTGAAAACTGATAAAACAATTATAGTCCTTGCAGTACTTCTTCCTGCAGGGAATTTATTCGCATAAGACTCTACGACAACTATTTCTGGGCTCTTTTTAGCGATTAACTCTAAAACTTCATCAAAAGCTTTACTCGCTCTAAAAGTAAGGCTTCCCGCTTTACTCTTAGGGGGAGATATGTGACCATACTCAGAAAGTGACACCTCTCCATCCTCCATATTTAATATGGCCCAACCAATGGTGGCAGAAGATATGTCTAATCCTAAAACTTTAATCATAATATAAAAAGGGCGCATAGAGATTTTACTCTATACGCCCTAATTATATTGATTAGATTTTATTCAAAATCAAAGTCAAAGTCCTCGTCGGAAGTGCCTTCAGAAACAGAAGCTTGTTCTGTCACAGACCATCCCATAACCTCGCATACCTCCGAAGCCGTAGCAGGGGTGATAACCTTTTCGACATCAACTCTATCGTTAAACTCTACGAACTTAGCCTTAAAGTCTCCCGACAGCGCCTCCTTAGGATTAGGAGTTACTCCATACAAAGGCTGAGTCCCCTTTGGGCCTTTGTTAATCGACAAATCATATTGAGTAACCTTCCCCCATCGGGAATTATTGTAAAGTGACTTAATTCCGTTATAGATCTGAGGACCAACCTCTAATACCCGAAACTCATCGTCAGTTCTATCCAGAACCTTGACCAGCCATCTGGCCTGACGCTTGAAGCCAGAATCCTCTAACCTACGAATCAGTTCGGGGCTATCCACAGGGCTATTCACCTTCCGGCGAGAACCGTCTGGAGTAACTACCCAATGGATATAGAACTGAACGGGATTCCCCATAACTCTAACGAGGTTCTCCCCTTCTTCTAACCGCATAAAATTAGACTTCGTTGTTCCAGAATCTGCGGAATTCCAATCTACTTCACCAAATACCATATCTGACATTACTTTTCTCCTTTGTGTGACCTTGTCACGTTGTGTGGACTATTTTTCGCTGTATTGCGATATTTACCACATATTGTTAAAAACATCAACCCCACTCAATATCATCTCCACCAATATCTAAATCGTCTTGATCTGATACTGTTGACGACGGAAAGGGCTCGGGGTTAGTCTGCCCTATATTATACCCAACTCCACTAGCACTTTCAATAGAATAATCTCTCCGTAGAAAGGTTTTTAGTGCATAATGCCAAGCCAAAAAATAGCTAGCTTTATTTTCAAGCCATTTCTTACAAGCTTTAGCTAAAACAAGATCATTACAAGCTTCTATATAATTATCATCAGCTTGAGCAAACCACTCCTTGTCTTTCACAGTTTTGTAACCAGCCTCTTTAGACTTAGTTAAAGCTGCTTGAGACCAAGCCTTATTCTTTGAAGAGTCAAGCTGTCCAATCCAGCGATCAACCTGAACAATCTTCTCTTGGCACAAGTTCTGCCCCTCCAAGGTATAGAGGAGGCCTCTTTCTGCAATATTGGGATCAACGACACCATTTTTCGGCAAATGATCGATGACCTCTTCTATGCCAGAAATATCAATATTTTCTATTGAAAAATTCGAGATAGAAACCTTTTCGTATAAATTACTCACTGTGCCTTTTCTCCTAAAATTGCTTGTAGCTGTTTCTCAACCCGCTCAAGCCTCTCCTGTATATTATCCCCGGAGCAGCTTTCGGCAACTTTTTCTTCATTTTTTTCTATCAGAGACCCAAGGGCCCGGAGCCTCTGGTTCATCATTACATTTAAAACAAAAAACATAACGCCAAGAGATATCTGCCTATCCACTGGAGGGGCTATGCTTGTTATCTGTCCGTTCTTATCCGTAGTGAATAATCCTACGAAATCTTGATGCCCAAATTTCTCTGTTAGACTTAAATAATATTCATATTCTTCCGCATTCAAATCAAGCCTCTTGTTGTTAACCGCCCTAATCACCTCCAAGCCTCCGCACCGAAGCTCCAGGGCGTCTTACGTTCCCCTCTTTAGCAAGCCTTTTCAGCCTCGCTATCTTCAGGTCTTCATCTAGATCTTCATCTAGATCTTCAGCCCCAGTTAACACTTCTTCTCTTATTTCATCTCTAATTTTTTCATAATCATCCTCACGAAACTCTGAAGTATCACCCTGGGAGCCTTCCTCCGTATCTTCTGAATCACCATCAGATGTATTATCCTTATCCAGGTCTATCGGAGAAAACTCAAGAAGCATAAAAAGAGTCATATCAAATACAAGATCATCAGATAAGCTCTGCGCAAACTCTTGCTGCAACAGCCTCTGCTTAAACATACGCATTCTCTGCGTATGAGTTTCTCCGAGAACTGCAGCACCACATGCTGGGCAGCAATTATTTATAAGCGCATGGCGCATCGAATTTTTTATTAAAAAATCACATTGTCTACAATTAATCATATGTCTCTCCCATAAATTCTTTCTAAATTAGATAAGGCTAGGTCCTTTTGATCTAAATAACTATTGACTTTACATATTGCTTTTATTGGCAGTCCGTCTCTCAACATTGTTCTATATCTCTCATAATCATCTGCCCATAAAGTTAAGCCACAAGTATCTCCATTTACATCCTCGATGAGGTATTTCGCAAACTTCTTACCTATATTTTTACCATTTTTTATTGAAAATTCCTTTATTTTAGTTTTTATTATAGCCTCAACCTTAATTCTTGTATTTTCATTTAAGCTAGCGACTTGAGACAGGGGCGTTACCATTGAGCCTCCAGTAAAAAAGCTTTTAAAGACTTCGTGCAGGCTTCCGCTCACAGCTCTTCCGAGAACCTCTCTTTCGGAGAGAAGGATCTCTTTTCTATCCCACTCTTCTTCAGGGGTCCCAAAATCTATTGCCGATATAATCTCACAAAATTCATCTGAAGATACGTCTATAGCGTGCTCGCTCATAAGTTCTGCCCTCTCATCTTTGGCCAGATCCTTAAAAGCAGCATTATGAGATATGGCGATTGCTTCTGTGGCCTTCTTTATAACCCCCCTTGCCTTGGACCTATATTTTTGATAGTTATCATGCATATCCATGCGAGTTCTATCAAAACAATCTAACGCTCCAGCCTTGACTAATGATTGAATTACAGTTTTTCCCACGGTTTTAGATTGATTTCTAGTTAAAAGTGCAGCAAAGTCGCTGTATGGCTGCATACTTACTATACTACAAATAGCCTTTTCCCCAACACCCTTTACTGCAGAAAGACCAGTAGATATCTCTCCATCTTTGAGCACACAATATTGCCCTGAGCTGTTATTTATATGAGGAGGAGATACCTTTATCCCCATCTTTTTACATTCGGCCAAATACTCTTGTGCCTTATCACTATTTGCATCTTCAGAATTAAGAAGAGCACACATGAATTGGGTCTTATAGTGACACCTTAACCAAGCCGTATAAAATGATATATGAGAATAAGATATAGAATGAGACTTATTGAATGCATATCCTCCAAGTGGTTCGATATACTTTTTCCAGATCAAACTAGCCTTCTCATATGTCATTTCAGAATAAGCCATACAATCCCTTGTGAATGCAGCCTCTGTTCTCAAGACGAGCTTAGGATCTTTGCCCTTAAGCTTGCTGATCTTTCTAAGCGCATCTGCCTGATTCAAATCCCAACCAGCGCAATCCTGAGCAATAAATAATGCTTGCTCCTCATACACTAAGACTCCATAGGTCTTCTTCAGAGCCCTCTCCAGAGAGGGGTGGTCATAAATTACAGCCTCTAGTCCCAACCTTCTTTTGGCGTAACGCCTTCTCTCTGCAGGCAAACAAGATGGCCTGCCTATAGCATTGATTGCGCTTATATCCTCAATAGAAGACGGCTTAAGCTTTACACAGAATGGAGTTAAGGATGACTCCAGCTGAAACACCCCTGAGGTATTCCCTCTTCCTAACATTCTATATGTGTCCTTATCGCCTAAATCTATATCTTCTATAGAAAGCTTCTTACCCGAAGTCTCCTCTATTAGCTTAAAGGTATTGTCAATAACTGTCAACGTCTTTAGGCCTAACAAGTCCATCTTGATCAGACCATTATCTTCGCATCTTGTTTTTTCCCACTGAGTTACGACATGGCCCTCATCATCTATTCTGAGTGGAATAGAATCATTAAGAGGCTCACTCCCGATAACAACCCCTGCCGCATGAACCGACCAATTTCTAGTTAAATTCTGAAGCTTTTCTCCATATTCTAATAAATCCGGATACTTTCTCATATACTCAGAAAACTGAGCACTATCTCTCATAGCAGAGGCTAAGTTTTTAGCATCAGGCATCATAGATGTTATCTTATTTGCAATCTTAAACGCAGAAGATTTATCTCCGCCTAGCCTAAGGCTTCTTGCTACATCTTTTATTATAACCTTTGGAGATAAGGTGCTCCAATTTGAGATAGACGCCACCCTATCCTCTCCATACTTATCCTTAATATATTCTTTGACTAAGCCTGGGTCTGAAAAGTCTGTATCTATATCGGGGAAAGACTCCTTCTTGTTATTGTGGAACCTTTCAAAAATTAGCTCATATTTAATTGGATCAATATCTGTAATTCCAGTTAAGTAGGCAACAAGAGATCCTGCCGAGCTACCTCTGGCGGGACCTACTGGCATTCTATCTTTTGCCCAATTTACATAATCTGCAACTATCAACATATATGAGGAAAAATTCTTATCCTCAAGAACACCTAGCTCCATCTTAACTCTGTCCCAATACTCCTCACGCTCTTCCTTCGGAAGATGTGAGAGCTTTTCCTTAAAGCCCTCTATACACTTGTATCGAAGATACGACTTATCTTCGGAAATAGTAGAGCGAGTCTTTTCCTTCCACTCTGAAAACTCGTCATAGTCTGACTCCAGCGATGCTGCAAAAGAAGGAAGTTTTACTCCCTGTGGCTTTATATAGTGAGGCTCACTGCAAGACTCCGTAATTCGTAAAGAATTTTTCATTCCAACTTCAGCGATTTCTCTTCCAAAGAAATCCGTAATCTCTTCATGCGTCTTTAGGTACATATCTTGTACGCCATACCTAAATCTATCAGGATCGTCCACTGCCTTCTTATCTTTTATTGCTAACATGAAGTCATGATATTTTGCATGCTCCTTATCCCTATAGTGGGCGTCACAAGTGATGACATAAGGAATCCCCATATCAGCAGATAATCTTAACAGCGACTCATTGAGCCTCTGCTGGTTCACTTCTTTGCCGCTTTTAGATACATCGTACAAAGCATGAGGCTGCAATTCCAAAAAGAACCTATCTTTAAAAATAGCGTTCATTCGCTTAATATGGCAGATAGCCTTCTCTTCATCATTATCTGTTATAAGAGTCTTTGCTATCAAACCATTTGAACATGCAGTGAGTGCGATAACACCCTCATTATACTTCTCTATATGCTCCCACGATACCCGAGGGGTCTTCTTTCCCATGTATCCAGAGACTTGGTTTTGAAATGCTGAATAATTTATATTCAGAATATTTCTATAACCTATCTCATTCTGAGCCAATAATACTAAATGATAATTTTTTCTCGTACTAAGATCATCTGCAAAATAAGCCTCCATACCTGGAATCAACTTGACCCCAGTCTGCTGACTAGCAAGATAGGCATCATAAAGAGCAGTTAAAGTTCCGTGATCAGTAACCGCTACCGCCGGATGATCAACCTCTTTCGCTCTCTTAAAGAGATCATAGGTATCATTCATGCCGTCTAGTGGTGAACCTAACTCTGTATGATTATGCAACGATACGAACATGCCCTTGCTCATTTATTCTCCTAATACAATTTTACTAAATCTATAACTATCTATAAAGGCCAAGCCCAGCGAGCTAACAGCACCAGCTTATTCAGGGCAACAAATACCTGATATGTTCTCATATATATCATTCACAACTTCCATATCAAGCTCTTTCTTCGCAGCAGAAAGAGCTTGAGTCAACTCTTTCTTTGGAAGGTTCTTTGCCTTAATAACGTCTGCAGACCACTCTCTTCTGGACTCCTGAAGGTCCTTTATCTGCAAGTCATAAACCATATACGTCTTAACGTACTCTTTTACGTCATTCATGCACCAAGAAGCATCTTGGTCGTCCTGGGATTCGGTTTCACTTTCGTCAAAAATTCTTACGATACTCATAGCAACTCCTTTTGTGTCGTCTATTATTTATTTATTTATGAGATTCCAAAGGGCAAGTAGCCCCTCGTCGTTGATTATACCCCCATAATACATGTTGGCATTTCTTTTTTCAGAAAATTTCACCAGACCAAAGCTTGATACCGCTTCCTTGGAGGAATCCTCCAGGGGCGGCTTTAAATCACGCTTAACAAAATTGGCAAGGTATTCGCTTATAGCCTCTGCATATCTAGCAACAGAAATATGAGAAACCTTCTTTAACGCTTTTTTATATTTCTTCAAGCCTGCCTCGTCTTCTGGTAATGGAAAATAAGCAGGAGAAGGTTCATTTTGAACACCGGATATTATCGCATGTGAATAATGATCATCAATAGAAAGAATGTCTGGACTATTTGGGTCCCTAGCCCTGTCCAGCCTCTCTCTTGGGCTAATCCCATCTTTACCAGCTTTATTCGACGGAAAAACTACATTCATAATCTTTATATAAGCAGATGGCTGCTCAGACACAGGATCTTCTATAGGAGTAGAGCCTACGGGATAAAATGATCCCGAGCCCTTTACCCATAAAGGAAATCTATCAAGCATTGCCTTCCCAACATTTTTCTTTCTCGTCTCTATAATCGTGGCCGCCACTTCTGCTGGCGTAATTTTTTTATTTTTCTTTATCGACTCTTCATTCGCCTTCTTTATGACCCAATCCTCTCCGGAAAGCTTCTCTACCAGGCCGACCCACGCCAGGCCAAAGTCCCCTACTTCCGTCAGTGCGGCCTCTGTAGTCTGGCCAAATACTTCTCTAATATTTTTTCCAGCAACAATCCCACTTCCAATAAGCCTTTTTATAGGATCTAGAAGATCAAGTGGGTCTACTATTGTGGAACCTCGTTGTCGCGAGTTAACCTTATCAAGTTTCAAGCCTATTTGCTCAGCTAGTGTGTCTAAACTATGAGTCTTTATCAAAAACTCTTCTATAGCTTCTTTTCTTCTATTCTTAAGCTCATCGTCCCCCTTGGGCCACAACTGATGTCCTCCCCACTCTGGACCGAAGGCCTCCGAGGATATCATCCTATGCATAGTTACCCAATCGACAAGAGGTAAGTACAAAGAGCTTCTTGGCCTAAGCCTTTCTGCGCTGCCCTCAAGATTGCTGTGTATACCAATACTTCCACGAGCTTTTACTGTAGAAATATTTCCTGATGCAACATTTAAAGGCAACCCCCTATAAGTAGAGTGAAGGCTAGATATTACATCTTTATACTGAGCTTCCATATCCTCTCGATATTGAGAGTAATAAGCTTCAGCCTTCGGGATTTTCTTCTCTATCGATAAAGCCAAATTCGCCTCGACCTCTAACAGCTTTTTCTTATATGCCCCATAAAGCTCTTCTATTCGCAAAAGAATCCTCAAGGCTTCTTTGGGAGGATCTCTTTGCAGAAAGCTAGACACATCTATGCTCACTGGCGCGTCAGACTCACTGGAGTTTATTTCAACTGGAATTCTAGTCCCCACGATTGGAAAGACTGGCCTTGATGACGTTATATCGGCCCCCTTAAAATCAATTGGGATTGGGACCCCAATATTGCTTTGGCTATATGGATCTGGAGGAAAGGCCATCTCGCCTCCTCTTCTAGTCATTAATGGCCCGATAAATAATGTCTCTGATGAATTTAGCCCAAGCTCATCATTGCTATAACCGATAATTTTTTCATGCTCTCCCCGAACACTAGATGTCCCAGGGTGATAGGCCAGGCTGATTCCTTCCATCCAACCTTTATTCGAATTAGCAGACCCTGTTACTCCTGTAAAATCAGAATATTCAGTTGGGCCACGGCCCATAGTAACAGAAAATACTCTCCACCCATTCTCTCTGTACGCGCTCGGAAGAGCCTCGTTTAAGTCAAGAGCCTCAGTTGAACCTGGCAAATCTTCTCTTGAGAGCACATAACACTCCCCAGAGCTCCCCTGGACAACTGGGAATTCAATATCTATATCAAACGAATGATATGTTCCCTTGTCATCAAGGAGCTTGTAAATTGGATATATCGCCCCCTGCTTGTCAGAGTTTAATCTGACCAGCACTCCTCCGAAAGACGGAAGAATACTCTCCGCATCAACGGCGTCTGGCCCTCCATGATACTTTCTATATTTTCCATCAGAATTTAAACTTATTGTAGTGAAGGGGCTGTTTGTCATAATATTATCTATAATTAATCTAGCCCTCTTAACAGCCTCGGGGTCTTCATGCTCGCTAACCTCATCTACTATATCTGATAGAAATCCCGTTATATATTCTGTTGATTTCTTCATATACTTAGCAGAGGTACAGGCCGTCCTCAGAGAGAAGATTGCCGCCTGAAGAGCCTCAGAGCACTCTGTAATGGCAGCAAGATTCTTGTCGTAAAAGGCCTCCCTATTCGCTGGCTTTTCATATTTCTCGGCATACTCATTCGGGCTTATTCCAATAGCAATTTTATTTAAATCGTCATGAGTAAGGCTTAACACCTTTTCATAAGTTGATAAGTCAAGCCCTATATTATACCCTATATATGAAGGTGACTCATCGTCTCTCATATATAGGTTGTAAGCGTTAGACACAACATCTGCTATATATATAGCAGAGGCACCCTCTAGGGTTCTTCCCATATATTCTTTGCCCTTCATTTTAGCAACTAAATTCGAGATACCTTCTTTTGTGCCAGTTGGCTTGCCCTCCTCATACCAAACGTCGCCTTTTCCTATGGCCAATGGATCCATCAAAACCCTGGTTCTATCTAGCTCGCTAAGAGCAGGAGGTCTGAGGCTTTCTATTATCTCGTTTATAAGGAAACCTGCTGACGGCCCTCTGGGCCCTGTCTTTTCAAATAAGGCGGCGTAGTTTACTGCCCCACCTTCTGTTAATTCTTTCCGGAAAATGCTCATCACCTCACCCGCTTGCTCTCCATAAGCTCTCGGAATAGATTGAAGGATAGACTTTGTCAAACCAACTGCTAAAAACTCCCTCACAATCTCCGGTGAATGATATAGCATTCTTTTGTCAACAGATTGCAGTTGACTTAAATACACTTCTGCAAAATGAGAAAAAGACTGCCCAAGAAGTGTCTCTGCCTCTGCTGACAACTCGTCTTCTTCCTCTATCTCTACCTGCCTTATAATGGCCTCTATCGCACGCTTAGACCTATCTCTAGCTATCGAACCAAAGGAGCTTTCGGCATCATCCTCAAGGCTTATCGCATCAGGACTTCCTATCATGGATCCATGTATCTCCAGCGTTGTTGCTAGCTTCAGCCAGCCTTGCATGCTCAGTAAAAATGAGCGCAAAAACTTTCCAACAACTGCCGTAGCCTGAATCATTCCTGCCTGTCCACGCTCGGCCAGAAGTTTTGTGTTAGCCCCCGTTAGATCATCTTCATTTAGCCCATCTTTCCAGTTGTTATGAGACACAGTTCCTTCGGCATCATGACTTATGTATTTACCATCGGAATCTTTGGCTCCCATGCCTGTAAACGCCTCCGTTGATTCTAAATAAGTTCGCGTAGCACCATCTGCAGACTCTTTTTCTCTAGCAGAGCTAAACTCATAGCCCTCTTCCGAACCCCATATAAAGTCTTTGGGAGTCGCATAAAATCCGTAATAATCGCCGCCTGGGCCCCTAAACATAGTTCTCTTTAATTTCTTGCCCTTCTCAAGATCGTGGTTCTTTCGCTTCCACTCATCATATAAATATTTTTTATTAGATTCTGAGCCTATCAGTTCGCTCTCATTTGTTGCAGAAATAAATGCCCTATTATGTTTGTCTTTAAGATTTTTAAAAGTATTTTCGAAATTATCATCACCCTCTGTAAGCAATACTCCAGATGCTATAATGCTCTTTCGATCATATGCAAAAGTGCTTCGATTATTAAAATTTATTCCAGTATGAGTTCTTGCGAAATAAACAGAATCTCTCAGAGAGAATACATGGCCGTGATGACAAACAAGCTTTATGTCCCCAAGGACATCCAGTCGATTCATATTTGTCCCCCTAACTCTTTTGGATAAGTTTGCAGGAGAGGCCATAGCTACAGATAACAATTGAGATATCTTGCTTAGCCTACCATAATTTTCCAAAACCGCCAGAGTATCGGGGTTGGGCTTGCCCATTTCAGAGGCAATATCATCCGCAATAGGCTCTATGGCCTCTAAGGGAGATTTGGTCGGATCTTTTATGAAGGGAAGAATATCACTAAGATCAACCCCAAGGTCTATAAGAGTTTCCACTAAAGCCTTAAGTGTTTCCGCACCCTGAGATCCTCTTTCATCATTAAAAAGAACCGCTTTATCCGTAAGCGTCTTTATGATGGCCGGTAAAGAACCTTCGCCGTCCCTTAGAAATGAAGACAAACTAGTCTTTGCTCCGCACACCAAATATGTTAGAGTTCCCTCTGTAAGTTCCGCAAACTGTCCATCTTCACCTACAGGAGGATATACCCTGGACCTTGCTGTATCAACCTGCCCATCATCACCGTACACCGTTGATTCCGCAGATATTGGGCCCGATATAGGGCTTGCTAAATAAGAGTACTTAGACAGATATCCCTGATTCTTAATGGCAGCATTAGCCTTACCGGGATTTGCGCGATCCTCGGGAAGCATTTCCGGCAGGATATCGATCTTTGTTGGGCAATTAAAAAATTTATTAGAAAACTTCCAGCCGCCGCCGGATCTCCTTTCTAGTTCAGACATAAATCTGTCTTTATCCGATGCATTTAATTTGTCTTCATCTGATTTTTCTTCATCTTTTTTGTCAGCTGCTATTGCCGCATCTAACGCAGCCTCAAAGGTCTCCCTGGAAGATCCATCAGTTGGCCCTCTGAGTGTCTGCAAAGACTCAGGAGAAATATTTCCTCCAGAAGCTATTATAGGCCCTGGGTCAAGGTATAAGCCACACTCAAAGTCTGTAATTTTAGGACGCCACTTTGAGCCTCCCTTCTCCGCATACTCTATGGCCTGAACCAGTTCTGCCGGCCTATCTCTCTTGTCTGAATAAGGACATTTATATTTCCTTGTCGACACAGGCTTATCCGTCTTGTTAATTTTTGCAGCACCAAGTTGTCGAAAAGCCTCTGACCTCCTAATGACTCCCTCTATATGGTCAGCTTTAGACCCCGAATTTATCAGCGTGCTTATCTCTGTCCATGTTTTGGCCCCCTCATATTCAGGATGAGCCTCTGGAGGTGGAAATCCGCCCTCCTTTTGGTTCAACATATCTTCTGTTATAAGGCCTTCCCTCTTTGTGAACAAGCTGTATGAGGGAGCATCATATTCCGAATAATCTGTTTTTTCTACAGTCCCCCTTCTCCCGCCACCCTTTGGGCCTATAGTGGCGGTTCTTGTATAAATATTCTTTCCGCAAACAGAGCATGACGAATAATTCCAATGTTTTGTTTTTACCTGAAAGACCTTATTATAAGCAAGGTGACACAATATTGCCCGCTGAAGACCTCTGGCCACCCAACTGCAAAAAGAAGACCTGGCCCAAGCTCCCGTGGCACTTCTTGAAAAAAATGTTTGTATTTTATTATGCAGCTGATGCATAAAAACTTCCAAAAAAGTCTCACTTAGCTTTTCATAATTATCTCTAAATTTCCCCGGAATACTAGAACCTTCGCTTTCTCCTAGATAAAAAACTTGTGTTTGTATGTCTACAAAGACCAATGTACTGCATATGAGCGCTAAATCTGTAGCCATTTTGTTTTCTGCGTCTCTAAAATCAGAAGAAAGGACATACCCTTCTGGCGTCTCTCTGCTCCTTAAGACTTTGTCTACCTTAAAGCCCCTTTTCCTATAATCACTATATAATAACTCCGTTATAAAGGCGTCTCTTCTCTTAATTGCAGAAAGCAGGTCATCTACCCTATTCGACAGGCGTCTTCTTTCTTCATTATAGGAAATAAGTGCAGCCCTAATATCTCTATCTTCTTCTTTAATAGCTGCAGCTTGAAGTCCGCCTTGCATCTTGGCCACAGCCTCTCTAAGTGTGTATAGCTCAAAGCCTACCGCTTGCCTTATGGATGTCATCTTATCCAATGAAACCGAAACAGTGGGAGGATCGACTGTCTCGTCAACAATCAACCCTGTAGCTTTGTCTCCTAATCTTTTAAAAATAGGATGAAAATTCAACGGAGTAATATGAGCATCCTCTCCTCGTGCCGCCCTAAGTCTTTCAGAGTAATTGTTACCAGAATTTTCTGCCTCAAAGAACTTATCGGTTGTGTCTACACTTGTAAACGCAGCCTGCTCTGGAGTAAGGTTACTCTTTGGCTGGTTTATGCGGGCAGGCTCCGTTGGCCAGTTGCTTTGTCTGTCTGCAAATTTTCCGCTTACTGCCTCAAACATCTCTGTCGAAATAGCGTCAGAAGGATGGGTCTCAGCAAGTGGTTCCACCTCTAGCCGCTCGGGAAGAGGCCTCCCTACAGGGGCGGGCATCTTCTCTTCTCTGCCCTCCTGCTCACCTTGGCTCCAATCATCATCTATAAAAAATAAATTATCATCAAATTCATCTTCAAAAAAATCTTTAAAGCCATATTCGCGTATAAACAAATTAACCAGCTCCAAAGTTTCTTCCGGCTCATTTATAATGATAGAAAGGCCTGATACAGCGTCCTCCAAATATTGTGCAGCCGCAAGAACTCCGCCTTCATTAAAATATGATTCGAAAGAGGTCATAAGCTCTTTCGCGAAAGCTTCTACGGTGTCGCCACTTGTCTGTGACTCATCCTCTTCATAACTCTCCCGGTCGTCATCGTCCTCATAATCAGACCCAAAACCAGTAGGGCCTTGCCCCCAATCGTCATCGTCGTCGCCGTCCTCACTCCAGCCCCTGCCATCGTCCTCATAGGAACCCTCATCTTCCTGTTGACTTGCGAGTTCACGAGCAACTTGAAAAGCATCTCCAATCTGACCATGTATGTCCCCCAAAACAACCACAAAATCACTACGAGCTTCTTCTTCAATTGATAATTTTCCAAAGATTGCTTGAATTTTCTGTTTCTTCATCTTACTTTCCTTAAATATAGACCTTGCGACACAAATAACTGCCCAACAAAATGCTTAATTATAATCATCTCTATTCTTTTTATTAGTAATATAATTCCCTTCCACAAGCATTAAAATATCATTCTGCATATATTATCTCAACCCAAAGGTCATCTCGAACTCCTCTCTTATTGAGGAGGCAAGCGCAAACACATATTCTCTGGCCTTCTTTATATGGGAGGACTCAGACCTAGTTGCTGCCACCATAACCTTAGAGGTTGAAGTGCCTATCTGTGTAAAGTTCTTGCCCGAATTATTTATCATAGATATAGTTTTTTCATCATTTATATCTATATGACCAGCTAAGGGTTCGTCTAAATCAAGCAGGGTTGCAAGCTCTCTCTGCAAATATGGATTATCTACAAGCATCTGCCACTCCCAAACAGGCTTGGCAGATATTGCTTTATAATAAGTTCCATTATTATTATAATTAAAGAAATCTGATTCAAAAATAGCGGTGAGCCTGATACCTCCAGAGGACCATATATCAAGATATAGAAGCTCTATAGACTCATTTCCAATCCTTTTAATAGGAGTCATCATACCAAAGCCCCTACTTACAAATCGCTTCTTTATGTATGCTCCCGGTTTATAAAAAAATCTTTTATCTTGCCCCAAAAGGCGGCCCATCCGATATGTCCCAGGGTGTTTGTCGAAAATATTAGACAAAGGATAAGTCGCTGAAATGAAATTATTATGCCCAAGAGTCCCGTTAATAAGCAATGGAACTTGTTCAATTCCGTCATTATAATGCTTAAATAATAAATGTGGCATATCAGAAAAAAAGTTTAACAAAGATTCCCCAACTTCATCAAATTCTGCCGGGGTCAATCCAGCATCTATCCTTGTTGATATAACCTTGGTTTTATCATGAATAAACCTAGCCAGGCAATATACTAAGACCTGAATCCTGGCCCTAGCCTTTGAAAGAGCCGTGCCCTCCACCTCTAGCATATAATCCATTCCATGAGACTCAAGCTCTGCGGGCTTAACCTTCGACAAACTTCTTATGTAAGCGTCTTGAATTAGATTTACCTCTTTGATGTCAACATCTAGAAGGTCTTTGTATCTGGCTCTATAAAAGTTTAACTTATCTTTTAGCTGTTCTATATGAAGATCTGTAACGATCCTATTCTTTTCTACTGATTTTTTTTCATATTGCTCATAGAACAAATGTCTATCCGCCCGAAAGAGACTCATAGCTGCACGCAACTCGTCTATCGATTCTGCTCCAATCTTTTCAAAGGTGTACTCCACAAAGTCTTTCTCTATGGAGATTAATCTGGCTTTATACTGCTTTTTTGAACCTTTATTGAGCAAGGATATCTTGTACCTTGCAATATCTTTTTCTTCAGCAATATACTTTAGAACAGAATCATTCATCTTTTGCTATCAAGTCTCCGAGCATGTCAGTTATAAGCTTGTGCCTAGAAAGTTTCTTAAGCCTCATACTCGCAGCCCACCCCGTTAGCCCGACCTCACTCGCAGCATCTTTTATAGAGTATCCATCTAAGCACACTCTTCTTAAGATGATATAAGTTTTCTCATCTACTAAGGTAGCTATTTTCTCTATAGCCAGCTCTAGATCTATTCTTTCAAAAACTGTTCCATCTTCAGAGTATAGAGAGTCAGAATTAGACAAAGTATTTTGGAATTCACAATACTCCTCCCCGCTGTTTGGGTTTACCTTGGCCATGGCACTGAAGCTCAGCTCTTCTCTTGATTTTCTATATTTAGGTGCCTCATCCTCGCCTTCAGACAAAGAGGCCTCCCTTAGGGAGCACGCATCATTAGATAACTTATTCACACTTTTGATCTTAGATATCAACTTATTTCTAAGATGTGTATGAAGAAAGGTGCTTAGCTTAACCTTTTTTTCATGATCATAAGCATTTATCCCCTCAACGATTATAATAGAAAGCTCTTGCTTTATATCCTCATAAGTATATCCCGGCAGGTATGTTCTTGATGACCACTTGCACAATAGCGGATCTATCCTCTCCAGCACCCTGGCATAGCCCTGCTTCGTCGTCATATCAATATAGACCTTCTCATCATACATTTCTACATATCCACTATAAGCGCTCTTCATGTGATCCCCTAATCTTATTCCGCCCAGGCTTCTTGGCAGATTGCCCTGTAATCGCACCATTGACATAAAAACGTTGGCTTCTTAACCCATGTATTATCAGTATCTATATACGATGCCTTTTTTAACAAGAGTTTATTACACTTATCTAAGTCTGAAATTCTAAATGTAAAATCCTTAGTTTTGCATTTATGCTTAAGCAGAAGAAAAGACCCGTGTACAACCTTCACATCTCCGTATTTTCTCCTTAGAGCCTCAGCATATACCAAGAGTTGAAACTCAGATAAATATTTTTCGTTCTTACTAGTTTTGTAATCAACTACACGATATTCACCTGGACCAACTCTGTCAACTCTATCTATGTAGCCCCGAACAATAGAGTCATCATCTATTTTGAATGAGAAAGGCATTTCAACACCAATGACATCTGGCATTCCATTTTTCTTGATATCATTTAAATAATCTTGGATTATCTCTCTCATATAGATTATTCCAGGTTTATCTCCGTCTGGAGTCCAAACTGAATCCTCTAAAATATTTATATCAAATTCTTTGATACCATCCCGAAAGCACCTCTTCATTAAAGAAGGGTACTCCGCCTTCTTTACATCTCTCTTTAAGACTTCCAGGTGGAAGAGTTCCAAAACCCTATGAGCACAAGAGCCGAACTCTGTGAAGTTCCACTTAGACTCTTCTACGTCCGGCTTTTCTATGTACCTGTAATGATATTTTTTCGGACACTTTGTATATGTATCCATTGACGACACTGATAACTTTAACAAAACTTTTCTCCATTTTAAAACAACTGACTTAAGGCTCTATCCTGAATCCACCTATAGACGAAACGTCCTTCGGCCCCAGAACCAATGCTCAAGGTTTTCTTCTCTATAGTTTGCTCTGACCTTATCCATCTAGATTCAAGGCTCTCCCAATAATATGAAACATATTTGTTTGTTTTTGGATTATAAAAACTTCTCACAAAGTTGCCTGTTATTATCGGCTCTTTCTCGCCCAACCTCTCTTTATAAAAATTTGTAGTTGTTCCAAACGTATTATAGGGCCGGTTAACAATCTTGACAACTTGATTATTCCTTGCCTCGTCTGTCGAGCCGTCTATGATAATAAACTTTGCAGACGGGTCGAAATTTGGATTATTATTTGGCGTAGATATAGCAGCGGGTTTAATTGCTTGCTTTTTTAATGAAAAATTTATAAATTCTCTAGAGGTCTTGCCCCCTGAGAGCGCAGTGCCGCCCGAATCAGTCTTAGAGCTCTTAATATCAAGTTCGCCTACCTCTATAGAAGTTTGCTGAGCCTCCTCTCCATCAGATGTGTATCCCAAGCTGTCGACAGCTTGGTCCCCATACCTCATAACGACAATACCTTCATCTCCGAGTATCCGTGGACCACCTAAGTCTAGAGAATTATTCTCATACCGAGAGGCTACTATGTCAGAAGAGTCATCCCCAGAAATAGCCACAGCCTTTACCTCCAGCGTTCCAGACAATGTTGGCAAGAAAACTTTCCCTATGGCTATCAGGGAATCTTCTGTTGGATCAGATCCATCTAAAGTGTAATAAACAGTCGAAGGCACATCTGCCTCAAAAGATATAAATTCAGGAAAGCCATCCAAAAGCTCCTCTTCTCCCTCTATTATGGTTAAGCTAATCATCAGTTCTCCCTACCTATATATTAAAATTAATATACTATCTTTTTAAAAACTCAAGCTCGCTTTCCCCATTTACCTTAGTAACGTCAATAACATTATCAAACTTCTCTTTAAGTGATTCATCATGAGTAATTACTAAAATCTTATACCTATCTTCTAGTGACTTTATAACGCTAACAAAAAGTGTCTCTACGCCATATCTGTCTAGAGGAGAGTTCACTTCATCTAAAAGCAGGAACTCTAGAGAAGATCCTCCATAACGGCTTGAAATGTCAGACAATGCAACTCTTAGGGCCAGAGAGATTCTAAACTTCTCTCCTCCGCTTAATGACTTAAAGTTTTGCAAATGCCCATCTTTTCTAACCTTTAGGTCCAAAGTCTCAATGATAGAGACCCCATCAGCCCCCGGCCTCTGAGTGTCTAAAACTATAACTGATGGCTCATTACATATAGATGACAAAATTCCGTTCGCCGTTTCCTCAAGATCTTCTATGACAAAGTCTAATAATATGGTTTGAATGCCACCCTTTCCAAACATTTTCCCAAGCTTCTCAAATAGGGAAGCCCTCTTCAGCTTCTTTAAGATCTTCTTCTTATCTTTTTGCATCTTACTTTCGCGCTGAGATAAAACCGAATGCCTCTCAGCCAGTCTTCCCGCCTCTTTATCCTGGCCTGATATAAGAGCCTTTATCTCATCTCTGTCTTTCTTCAGCTTCTTTAATTTTGACCTCAAGCTCTGAAAGTCATCATTCTTAATAGACTCCAGTATATCCATATTATTTTTTATCTTAAATAAAACTTGAGATAGTTTGTCATCAGACAAGCTTAGAGCATCAACCTCTCGCTTTAAAGAATCATGGACAAGATTCATCTTATATTGCACAGAATCTAACTTCGAGGTAATCCTTGTAACATCTTTGTTCTCTCTTTCCGCCGAAAGAGAGCTTTCTAATTGCTCTTCCAGAGAGAGTATTTTGTCATTAGCCTCTGAGAATTGCTCAGCATAATGCTCTTTTTTGTTATCATGATCGCACTTTAGCTTAGAGTGTACCTCGTCACTAATAGGCTGCTCACAAGTATAGCACTCTCCAACTAAAATCTCTCTTTCATCCAATGCCTTAAGAACTTCTTGCGAAGAAGTTTTCTTTGCCTTAAAGTGAATAAGCTGAGTTCTCAATGACTCTATCTTGCCATCCTCAAGAGGAAGCATGGAGCGGCTTGATAACTCTGTATTAAGACTGCCTATATCCTCTTCCAAAGAGGCTTTGTCCTCCCCATAAGTCTTTGCCGCTTGCTTAATAATTATTATCTTTTCCTCTAAAGATTCTTTTTCTAAATTTAACTTCTTTAAATCTTCTATAACTCTGTCATAGGTATCTGTATCTAAAGATTTTTTCAGAACAATATACTTGCTGTCTAAAGATGCAACTTCATCTGTAACAGATTGATACCTGCCCCTTAAGGACACAGTGTTCTTTTCTGCCTCATTTATCTGCAAAGCTGTCTCTGACAGCCTCTCTACTACATCATCGTAGTCAGATACTGCTCCCCTTAAAACCTTACACTCCGAATTAATATCTCGTACCTTTTTCCTGGCCCCCTTCTCATAATCGTCCCATCTGGATATATCCACAATAGATTTCAATATTTCCTTCTTCTTAGAGGGATCAGATTCTGCAAACTCTGATATATCATTTTGCCTAAAATAAACAGAGTTTATAAAAGTTTTATATTCTAACTTTATAAGCTCCTCTATTTTTAAATTTGTATCGCCAGATGTTGAACACGAAATATTCTGCCATTCTCCATCCTTACCTAGGAGGAAGAATTCTACAGAAGAGGTAGAATTTATCCTATTTCTAACTCTCGTTACTAAGTACTTGACATCATTATGAGAAAACTCAAGCTCTACAGAGCAAGTCTTTTCGCCCCATCTGATTATGTCGTCCATCATTGCCGCTCGTGACTTATTGAACAGACACCATAATATTGCCTCAAATACGGCGCTCTTTCCAGAGCCATTGGACTTGCTGTAGTCCCCCTCTGTATTTCCTATGAGCAAAGCTGAATTAAACATAGAGAAATCAATCTCACTATCTTTGTGAGAAAAGAAGTTTTTCATTTTAAGTCTTGAAGGAATCATGCGTCTCCCATTATAATCTTAGCTTCCTTTAAAAGCTCAGTCCTATATTTTCCATCTATTTCCTGTGATTCAAGAAATGCTTTAAGCATGGAGAAATCATCTTTGTGGTCCAAGATGGTATTGTCTCTGACGATCCTTTTTGATGTAGCCTCTATAATAATCTTAGATACATGAAAAGCACCAAGCCTATAAAGCTCTGTCTGGATATGTTGCTTGTCTAAAGCAGGCAAAACCTTTTCATCAACCGTCAGCTTTAGCCTTACAATCTTTTCGCTTAACTCCTCCTCCTCAAGAGACTGCTTTAAACGATCTGCTATATTAGAGAAGTCGGAGCCAGATAGGTCCACTGTTTTGTCCAGAAGCCCTCTCACCTTTGATTTGCAAAACTTTAACTTCTTGTCGAAGATGCTGTAATCTATAAAATATTTATCTACCTTCTCATCCCCGAAGTTGCTTCTTTCCATAGAGCCTGAATATATACAAACAGGCGCTCTCTTCTGCAAGACTCTAAACTGATGAAGGTGGCCCATCACGGCTATATCACACCCGTTAAATGCCCCAGGAGTAGCCATTACCTCTGACCCACCGTAATCATTATAACTTCCTTCAAAAAAGAAGTTGTGGCCAACCGCTACGATAGGGTTGTCGTTTTCTATTCCTGAGACTAACTCTTCTATGTGTTTATTATAATTTGCAGTCCGCTCTCTTATGCTTGAACCAGCGTACATCCTTCGGTCTCTGTATGGAAAGAGCAACAAATTTACCTTTTCGTTCTTTGCATTGCAAACCTCTACTACTTCTGGCTCTAATAGCATTCTTACATTAAGGTATTCAGCCGCCGCCAATGAAGTAATGGAGCTTGTAAATTCTTCCCCGCTACGCTTATAGTCATGATTACCCATAAGCACAAACGTAGCTATGTTTGCATTAGAAAGCCTCTTCAATGCCTTATCAACTATCTTCATATGTTGAGGAGATGGCTCGCGATGCTCAAACAAATCCCCTGTTTGTATAAATATATCAGCTTTACTTTCAATCGTATAATCTATAATTGAATTGAGAGTAGACTCATAATCATCAACGCGAGTATTTCCTCCGTGACCATTAGGTCTTCCAAGGCCAAATACTGCGCCTATATGCGTATCTCCACATATAATCGTTCTCATGATTATCTCCTTCTTAACATATTAAAAACCTTGGCCAATAAAGCTTTTGACTTTTTAATATCATATCTATCAATTTGAATTATATACTCATCTGTCTTCTGCATAACTGCTTCTATCCATTTTATATCATCTGGATTTGACCTCTGAGCTTCTCTAAACATCTCGGATATACTTAAAAGTATAGTAAAATTGTTCTTCTTTCTTACCGCAGAAACGGCTGATACCTTTTCAGGGTCTACAAGCTCAGACATCTCCAGTATTGCTGTAGAAAAATCACAGCCAGTGCGCAAGATATAAAAGTCTATTGCATTATTTGACGCACCACACCCAAAGCAATAAAAGTTATTATTTTCGCCAGCTATATACAGCGAACCCGTTCTTTCCAAGCCGCTTTTGTGCTCAGAGGACGGACACTTACATTTGTGAGTAAAGTTTCCGCTGCATACTCGCTCCAAGGATATCGAGAATTTCTTTGCTAAATCCAATATGGATACAGAGTTTAAAATTTCTTCTTTGGAATATCTCTTCATCTTCACCTACTTCAATAGCCTAATCTTTAACCACCACCCTCATCCTGGCAATATTTAATTAAAAAGAGAATTTCTGCCAAAAGGTTTTTCTGGGCCTTTCGGGAGGGCTGATAAGCTGAAGCTCCCTGGAAACGTCCTCTATGTAAGGGGCCCTGAAGAGTGCTGGCTTCGGCATGCTTCCATCAACATATAGGCCTGTGCCTATATCTGAGATCTTCTCCGCGCCATTTGAGTCCAAAATTACTCTGCTATCTACAGCAGAAGCAACCTTCAGGGCTATCCTGCCAGGAAAATTTGCTTTGATCAAGCCAGATATCACCCTACAGGATGGTCTTTGCGTTGCTAAAATTATAGAGATTCCAGCGGCCCTACCTTTCTGCGCCACCAAGCAAAGCGGCTTTTGAATATCCTTATCCTGTAGGACGAGATCAGCCCACTCATCTACAACTATCACCACGGGTCTCATTCTTTTTTCTGAAGAAACTCTTTCATTATATTCTGCAGCACTTCTAACTTTAGCTCTAGAAAGATAACAAAATCGAGTTTCCATAAGATCCCTTACTTCTTCTATAAGAAGAGACGCATCCTCTACGGTATGTACCAGTGATTTTACAGAGTCTAAGTCTGAATACGTGTTAAATTCTACTGTCTTGGGATCAACCAAATAAAGACAAGCATCACTATTTAACAGTGATAGTATAAAGCTATGTAGCAATACGCTTTTGCCAGAACCAGTTGTTCCTCCAACTAGCAAGTTTGGAATTCGATTTAGATCAACGGAAAAGGGCTCTCCGTGATGATCAGAGCCCAAAGCAATAGGTGAATAGGAAGAGGCGTCAAATGATCGCACAACACTCCGAAGAGTAGGCGACTCTAGCTCCGCTTTTTGCACCTCTATTCTGTAGACCCCATCTTTCAAAACAGGATAGCCAATAGGATGTGCATGACTTTCTATTGCCATTCCTAAATCAACAAGCATTCGGTCTAGCCTTGATGACCTTACCCCTGGAGATAACTTTATGTCGTAAACATCAAAAAACTTCTTGCTTTCAAGTCTAACATATTCCGCCTTTACTCCGAATGCGTTTAGCAGAGAGAAGAACTTCTCCTCTTTTTTTGGCGTAAAAATGTCAATTGTTTGAGGCTGTATCATTCATGCTCCTTAGGTCTTCGAGGGACTCCTGCAGCCCCTTCCTGTATCCTACGAGAGCAGTATATACACCATTTGCCTCTGGTGCAACAGAAAATTTATCGCAATCATCCTCAATGGCTCGAATTCTTTTAGATGCACAAGAAATTTTATCCAAAAGCATCTGAGTAACGTTCTCTTTAGACACTACACCTTACCCTTGCCCTGATTTTTTCTCAACCTACCAACCTCTCTCTTGAGCTCTCTGATTTCAACCTCTAGCCTAATGTGTTCGTCCTTCTGCTTTAAAGAGGATCTTAGCGCCAAGACTATTAGGCCGAAGATGCCCTCTCCCGGATTTACCCCATCTAATTCATCTGCCGCCACCAATAACCTATTTAAAATAGAAATCACATTCTTGTGATAAGCTGGGGTTTGATTATCTGGGTGAGTTTTATCTGCAAGAAGTTTCTTAAAATCATTGAAAGCATTCTCAACAGAATTTTGAGCATCTGTTTTTTTAGACTGCATATAGCGATTATTCTTAGGGACCGTTACATCCGACATGGAAATCCTCCTTTAACATCAACATTATATACAGACCGCATCTTTTATGCATCCTTAAAAAGCTCTGTATCTTATGAAGCATATCTTCATCTATAATACTAAATTGCCTATATAAAAAATTAACTATATTTATACACTTATTGTAATCATAACAAGCGGAATCAAATAATCCACAAGCATTATCTAGAAAGACCTCAAGTTTTTCCACGGATTCCGTGGGAACTTTAGATAAATCAACAATCGGGTTTACCATTGCACTGCAATACACAAATCTTTCGGCATCAGTAAGCCCATTACATCCTAAAAGAATAAAGGCGTCCATCAATACTCCTTTTAATCAGTAATTTGAAAGGCGGCAACAGTTTCTTGAAAAAAATCTCCCGTGGGATCATAAACTCTCACACTATTAACAAGATGAACCGCATACCATGCTGAGTAGCTCATTATTAATTATTCACATTATTTGGGTCATTTGGATCATATCCGTACTGCAGATTAATGCTAGGGGGATTTCCATCCGCATCTACCCACTGCCCATTCACTAAGGTCCACCCACTGCCCGATGAGCCCTGCCCGCTAGATCCACTGGATTCCGATGGAGTGCCGGTAGTAAAGAACTCGGGAGAAGTTATATCCCCGACTATATCATTAACTGTAAACACATAAGTCTCATTAATATCAATAATTGTATCCTCTGAGGCATCATAATACTTAAAGCTTAAGAGGTCTCCTGAGCTATCGCCCCGCAACTGCATCTCATAAATAGTTTCGCCCATATAAGGACCAAACGGAGCAATGAGTGGCACAGCTACCCCGCGCACATTCCCAGAGTTATCAAACGCCGCAAATAAATCTCCTGGATCAGCGAAGCTATAGTCGCCATCGGGTCCGATAACTAGCCCACTTATGGTTGCGGTATTTGCATAACCACCGGGATTATCTTCCCAAGCAGGAGGAGAATTCAGTTCGCTAACCGTAAGGAGAACCTCTCCAAACTCGCCCGTACCAGTATTCCAGTGAGCATATGCTATGTATTCTCTCTCCTCAAAGGCCTTCCAAACCTTGACTACGACAGGATTACCTGCGATGGCCCCATTTAAGATTGGGCCGTTGATAGCAGATAGATCAATGGATATAGTGCCCACAACTTCGGTCTGGCCTCCCGTCCATACGGCGGCTCCAACTAAAGTCTCACCAAGGTCGGGGCTGGAGCAGGGGTATGTACAGGTTGTTTTAACACCATTCAGATCAAAAATAGCTATCTCATCACCAGCAACTAAAGTTGTAATTGTGTTTTCAAAAATAACTAATTGAGACTCGCCAGTGCCCTCCATATCGGAAGCATAGTGAGGGCCGAGAGTAACCGTTGTGCTCGCAGATGTTACCAGGTCATCATTATCAGTAACAGTCAAAGTAACAGTATAATCGCCTGCAACCTGTCCGACAAGGCCTACCGTAGTAAACTCTACCTGATTGTCACCGGATGCCGAATCATTCGACCAAAAGTCTGGAGTAGAACTATACGGAGTTCCTCCTAACGACCATGAATAGCTCTTAATCGTTCCATCTTGATCAAGTACAGCTGCATCAATATAAACCTCGCCTCCTACTGTTGTATCTCCACGCACCGTAAAGTCTACAATAACCGGAGGTATATCAGCGGCAACAACAGTAACTGTTATGGTCACCGTATCTGCAGCAAGACCATTAGAGTCTGTGGCATCATAATCAATGGTGTAAACCTGCGGAACAGTTGTATCAACAGAATCTAACATCGTGTTGCCATCTGAATCACTGATAGTGTAGACTGCCGGAATGACCGAATCTTCATCCGCAACTGTAACTTGATGCACAAAGGTTTCATACTGGTTGATCGTCTGATCGGTTGCAGTTATCACTGGCTTTGCGTTAACAGTTACTGTTATAGCCACTGTTTCTGCGGCCCAATTACCGGAATCTGTGACATCATATGTAATCGTATAAACCTGTGGAGTGTTTGAGTCAACAGATCCTACTACCGTATTGCTTGCATCTGTGATAACCGTAACAAGCTGGCTCGTAATAGTGCTACCGTCCTCTGTGTCAGTTACAGTAACGTCAGGAACAAAGGTCTCTCCCTCATTAATCGTTTGATTAGTTGCAGTTATCACCGGCTGTGTATTAGCGGCAACAACAGTAATTACTCTGGTCACTGTCTCTGCGGCGAGTCCATTGTAATCATCAGCATCATATGTAATAGTGAAAACCTGCGGATTACTTGTATCAACGGAACCTAAGTTCGTACCACCGGTTGAATCACTAATATTCACAACAAGCTGTTCATCAATCTGACCGTCCTCGACATCGTCTACCCATACATTATCAAGTGGATTAAATGGCTGATATTGAACAACCGTTTCATCTCCGGGGGTATGTATCACCGGCTGCGTATTATAAGCCACAACAGTAATTGTAACAGTCACTGTTTCTGCCGACAACCCGCCGGAATCCATAACATCATAATGAACAGTATAGATGCCGGAAACATAGGGATTAACATCAGTTACCGGTGTGCTCCCATGCAAAGCAGTAAAAGTAATGTTGTTTGTAATATCACCATCTTGAGAATCCCAGGCTGTAGCTTGATGAGTAAAGGTATCATATTCATTAATCGTTTGATCACCTGCAGTTATCACCGGCTGGGTATTTATTGATCCACTCCAAAATACAGGCTGACTTGATAGCTTACCATCACTGACCACCAAGGATACTGCAATATTGTGTCCGTCAAGAGCCTGAGTGCCTAGCGTAAACGTGCTTGTATTAAAAACACCAACTTCGAACTCGGCGCTTGATCCATCGGTAGGCGTTGCGTTAACCGTAAAGATCCAGCTTACTATAGGGTCAAGATCTGGGTCATTAGATCTAGTTCCATCAAATGTAATATCATACCCTGGAGCACAAACCGCTCCACTATCTAAGATTACAACCTCTCCATCAACCAGCTTTGATGCTATTATATAACCCATAGGCTCCATATTAGCTTCCGCAATATGCGGATGATAATGAGACATTATAAACCAATGGGTATCCTCATAGCCATCCACGCCTTCGGCACTAGACCTCGGGTCTTTAATACAACAAATCTTAATAGCATTCTTTGGGGGCAAAATATAAAAAAGCCGTTCACCATCTAAAGTACTATGACTGCCAGGAGGGCTGGTTACTATAATTGTAGCCGAATGTAGCCTAGCATGAGTAGCTCTTGTTGAGTTTGAGAGCATATAACCAACTGAGTCATTAACTGTGCTTGTTGTGTTAGTTGTGTAACTAGTTGATGTGTTATAATTTAAACGCGCTATATTATAGGCCAAAGCTTGAAGGTCAGCCGAAAGGTTGAGGGAATCAACCGATGCAGCCATAAGCTCATAAGTATACGCATCTGAGCTGCCAGAAGTAGACATAGATGACGTATAAGTTTCAGATCCTTCATATGTCTCCGGAGCTTCATAGGTGTCAGGGTCCGCTGCCGTATCTTCTCCTGTCCAGCTTAGATTTTTTAGGACCATAGTGTTGCCTGTTCGCCACTGTCCAAGCCTTACAGTAGAATCGGGCACAGGGTCCGGGCCAGGACTAGGCTGCGGAGCAACCCCATCTGGCCAGCCCTCGGGAAACCTCTCAGGAATAGGTGGAAGATCAGGGATAATTACCCTGGCCGATCCGTTCCAGAGTCCAGTGATTATTACAAACGTTCCTATATCTCCAACGTCAAGAACTATATCACTACCGTCGACCGGCCAAGTTCGTATTCCTGGCGTTGTAACTGTACGATGAGGCTGGTGATATAAATCTCCAGTTGTGCGACTCCAAACAACGTTCTCTCCCTCTCCAAGGGGCAGGTCATTTATTCTTACGGGAGGGACTCCCTCTGCGTCTTTAACATGCAGTCTTCTTGCGGGCTCTGCAGGATCAGTAACGCCAACTCCAAGGTTCTTAGAAGTATGACCTATTCTTATGGAGCTATCTCCAGCAAATTGTCCCTGCCAATTATATTGAACAGACTCCTCCGGAGGAGACGGATCACCTCCGCCTCCCAGCTTTGTTATAGCTCCATTTTCATCTTTATAATATAGCTTATTCTTCTCTAAAGGATTGTTGTTTACATCGTGGTTACCATTTCCATCGGAAACAAATATAGCGCCCTGTCCCGCTTCCGTGGGAACTCCAGGCGTTCCGCCCTCATCCTCTTCTGTGAGAATCAGGCCCGTTGGATCAATTAAGCCACCGACTGTTAGCTTATTTCCTACCGTTAAATCTCCGGTAAAGATTCCGTCTCCAATAACATCAAGCTTAGCAGAAGGGGTTATTGTTCCTATCCCAACATTTCCGTCTGCACTTACTCGCACCTTTTCCGTTCTAGCAGTATTGCCGATTGAGGTTGTCCATATAGAGTAAGAGCTTCCGGCATCGGAGCCTGTAAAGGCCTCCTCTGCACTGCAGACAAGGGAAACTCCACCTCCCGGAACAGGCTCGCCATCAGTTGCGGTTTCGTTCCCCCTCATTCCTATCCAGCCCAATAGATCATCCGGCTCAACCATAGGATTGCTTCGCACCAGAAGAATAGAAGGCTCTCCGCTGCCTATATTATTATCCTCTATGTGCAGTTCTGCTCTTGGAGTGCTGGTATTAATACCAACTTGTCCATTTTCATATTTATATACAAACCCTGCATCACCGGCAAACTCTCCGTCCTTATTATATTGAATGTGAGTATCGTCACCGCCTACCGCCATTGATAGATCTAAGTAATAACACTTATCTCCAGACTCTGGGTCTACCTCAAATACCGGAATAGCATTACCAGTATATTCCGCTTCATGTGGAGCGTGATATTGCTGTTTTGAATAACATTGTATGTTATCTTTTTGTACTGCAGGCTCAGTATTGGTCCCCTCGGTTCCGCCTAAATTAGCATGAGAAAGAGCCCCTCTAACATGGGCTCCAGGCTGTGATAAAAGAATTTTTGAAGCATGCCCATCTGCGTGCTCGCCATCATGAACGTGACCAGCTACAAGTGGGTGATATTGATCTTCGGCATAAAGAGCTAAATTATGCGCATACTCACCACCATAGAGAGCATTCATAACCTCGGCAGTAACAACAGTTACTGCCGAAGTATATGTAGTAAGTTTCTTGCCGCTATCAACTGCCATCTTACTAGGACTCCTCTGCAACGGGAATTGTCGGATCTGAATCATACTTGCCCAAGAACAAAATATTCTCTACCACATCTGCTCTAGCAACAAGGCTTTCTCCCACAAGTTTGTGGCCGGTTTGGCCTGAGTTGTTAACAACACATATACTAAACTTAGGAGGTATTTCGTCGTTCCACAGGTTCGAAGCCTCATACCAATCATGGGTTCCTGGCCCATAGAAATGATTTGTCGGACCCGCCGTGTAAGTGCCGCCGTTATAAATATTTTCTGGAGACAGGTTGTCGGGGCCAAACGCTATACTAAAGTCTGTGTTAGGTATCGGGTCATCAATCAAAGACAGCGTATGTCCACCGGAAGATATAATATTTATTAACCTTCCACCATATCTACCTGTTCCGTCTGGGTTCACAGCTATATATCCCATATATGTAAAAGATATCATCTGATGGTCATGAGCCTCATTAGCTCGACAATCTGTATAGCTTATTGATCCGTTTATTGTAAAGCTATAGCTTCCTGGGAACCTTGGAATAAAACATCGATTTGATTCCGAAACTGGTAGCCCAACGTCTCTACCACCATCTAAATATGCCCTAAACGTAAAATACTGACCGTTAGAGGGTTCCCAATCTGGGATTCCATCGTTATCGTCGTCATCATGTATCTCTGCCTCTTGATAGTTCCAGCTTCCAAAAAATGTTAACGTAGAAGCCTGGGCAGTACCCGGCTGATTGCTAACTCCCTTAGCCTTCCCATCATTTTCGGGGTCGTTCGCATGGTCATAACGAGAGCCCAGGTGCGCCATCCACTGCCCCAAAATATTTGGCTTGTGCTCATTTGATGCCGAAGGAAATCCTTGGCCTACGAACTTCTCATATGTGTGCCCTCCTGACGCATATGCATGCTGCCCATATAAATAGGAGTAACTCTCTCTTCCTTGCGCTACACAAAAAACTGGCTCGGGGAAGCTCCATGGTCTTAACGGGTTGTTTGCATCGACCTTTTCTGACCACGCAGGTCCAGAATCATAAGTCCAGGGCCACCTATATTGCCTTACAAGATTAGACGAGCCATTAAGTATAGAGGAATGATGACCTCCCTCTATAGCGTTTGAATAATATTCATCGACCATATCATAAGGAGGCTCAGCTGGACCTTCTGTGCTAACAAAAGCTCCTCCCCCAAGTATGCTTGAGCCATAACTTGAGGAAATTATATTGTTTTGTCCGCCCAATATAGCAGAATAAAGACTGTTCCCTCCGAATCCAGCATAATCAGCGTTTGTTATAGTATTTCTGGTTCCACCAAAGATGTAGGAGGTCTGCACCCCATAGCCACCAAATGGTGTGTGAGTCCACGGGTCAGGCTCAAACCATGGAGCTATACAAATTCGTTCAAGAGGATGAGTATACTGCTCTCCCTGGGTCTGAATATGATTTATATTATTTGAATATCCTCCGAAGATACCTGAATATAAAATATTTGAACAACCAGGCAATTGCGCCCCCGTATCAGGGTGCTTCCCATGGTCGCTCATCAAAATAGAGTTATCACTTCCGCCAACTATTAAGCCGTGATACAGCCCCTTATTTGGGTCACTTCCGCCAAACGTTACCATCTCATTGTTATGGCCTCCAACAATCTGACAGCCGAATGCAGAAGCCTTTGTTCCACCTATCCTATTATCACTTCCGCCAACTATATAGTTATCCGATGGACTTGTTAGGTGATCGCCATGGCCTCCGACAATATGATTCGTATGGCCGCCAAATATCCCAGAGAAATCTGACGGAGTGCCTGGTATCTCCCGCCCTATAAAGGACATATAGCCTACCCCTATCGTCAGATTTTGATTATTTTCAAAGTCCTGACCCTCAGGATATACATGGCTTATCTTTCCGCCTGCGCCAACCCCTGCAATAATGCACCGCTTTGATTCATATATCTCTGAGGCATAACCGCCTACGCTTATCGAATACTCTGATGATATACCGTTTTGGCCGCTGCCCTTAACGGTGTTCTTGTATCCTCCTACAATTGTTCCATAATCAGAATCTACAATATGACTCTTATATCCACCTGCAATTGTAGACCAGCCACTTGTATTGGTAATGTGTCCCTGACCTCCAACTATAGAGCTAAAGTCGGAAGTCTCGGTAACCTTGTTTCCCTGGCCTCCAGAAACAGTAGAGTATTGACTTTCCGCTCGATTACTAGAGCCGCCGCCAATAGTGCTGAAATCACCGGAACCAGAACTCTGATTGTCCTTCCCTCCAGAAACAGTAGAGTATTTTCCGAAAATCTTATTTAGCGTACCGCCTGATACTGTCGAGCCGGTTCCAGATACATTGTTTCCTCCGCCGCCTCCAACAGTGCCTGTGTCAGCATCCTTAACATTATTTCCTGATCCGCCTCCAATCGTTGCTAGATCACTTGACTCTAAAATATTTCCTTGGCCGCCTAATATAGATGAGTTTAATCCCTTTAGGTTATTTGCCACTCCGCCTGCGATAACTGATCCGTTACCGTCTATCTGGTTGCCTCCGCCGCCTCCTATTGTAGCTCTATCTCCTTTTGCAATGTTCGTGTCTCCGCCCAAGATAGAGCCGTATTCGCCCTCGACGGCATTATGCCAGCCTCCAAGAACAGCACAATAGGACCCAGCTATGCGATTGTTTGCACCGCCGCCTACTGTCGCAAATAAAGAGCCGACAGCTGTCGCATTAGTATCGCCACCAACAACAATTGAGGCATCGCCCTCAACCACATTGTTTGCACCGCCGCCGACTAAGCTTGTGTGGCCCTGAGCCTTGTTCCCCATTCCGCCGCCGATGAAGCTTGCGTGGCCAACGGCAGTGTTGGCTACTCCTCCACTGACACTAGAATAATCACCAGCTGCAATATTAGGGCCAGAAAGAGGAATCGCCGGATCAATAGTATTTCCTCCGCCGCCGACAAATGAAGCGAGACCTTCGGCTATATTCCCCTCACCGCCGCCGACAGAAGATTTATCTCCACTAGCCGTGTTACTACTTCCAGCATTAACACCTGAGTAATCACCCTCGGCCTTATTCCCCGCTCCAGCATTAACACCTGAGTAATCACCCTCCACAATGTTGCCAGCTCCAGCATTAACACCTGAGTTATCGCCAGTAACAGCGTTACCTGCTCCTGCACTAATACCTGAGTTATTGCCATCGTCAAAATCGGCGGTTCCAACAGTGTTACCAACACCTGAGCCAACACCTGAGTAATCACCATAGGCATTGTTCGCCGCTCCACCACTAACAACTGAGTTAGTGCCAGCAGCAGCGTTGCTGCTTCCAGCGTTAACACCTGAGTTATCGCCAACAGCAGTGTTGCTGCCTCCACCACTAACAACTGAGCGGGGGCCAGAAGCAGTATTACCACTTCCTGAGCCAACACCTGAGCTAACACCACTAGCAGTATTATTCTCGCCAAATGCTACCGAACTACTGCCCCGATTGTTCTCGTCCCACTGACCAGCAGTTGCCCGTCCAGCTCTAAGGGCAGACTTTGATTTATCAAATTGGAAACGACTGTCTCCATTAGTATCTTGATTTAGATCATCTAAAGATGAAGAGCCGAATACGAAATCAAATCCCTCATCAGTTCCCCATACATCTTCGATTTCTTCATAATCGCCCACCCCGTCCAAAAGGGTGTCGTTCCATGCGTTATCTCTTTGTCTTATAAGCTTATGCTCAGGACTGCCCTCTTTTTCGTCTTCCTGAAAAACAAAATCTGCGCGAATATGCCTTAGGTCTAGATAATAAAATGTCTTATCCCCTTCGACTTCATATTCGGGAATAGCTTCCCCCTGAGTCTCAGTGTGATAAACATTTCTTTTTGTTACTGCTTCGTCACCAAGGTTTGGATTTGTTAGCTGATCCGTTACATGATGAACCAGATGTACCTTTGGGGCGCGACCATCGCCGTGCTCACCATCGTGAATGTGTCCGCGCACGCGTGCGTCTTCTTCGTCTAAGAACTCTGCTTCAGACGAACCATATAGGCCTCCAAAAATAGAATTTGCAAAATCTGCTGTCACAACAGTAACGGTAGATTTAAACTTCGTTAGTTTTATGTCACTGTCCGTAGCCATAACGCCTCTTGTTCAGCCTATCACTCAGACTCTTTGAAATGCTTCTTGACCTTATCACTTACTTTAAATTTCACTGACTTATATGGCCTTAGCATCATTTCCTCTTGAGTTTTAGGATTTCTAACAGGCCTTGCTGAATGTTCATACAAAAAGAACTTTCCAAAGCCTACGATGGAAACCTCCCCATCCTCTTCTAGCCCATTAATAATAGACCTAACCAATTCGTCTACCACCTGCAAGGCTTCCTTTTGAGAAAGGAGCGTTTTATCTGAAATATTTTTAGCCAATTCTCTTTTGTTTATCATACCTAACCCTATATGCGTGCATATGCGTGCATTACTAATACAAACATTATTATTAATAGTAGGAGGCTAAAGAGTTTCCTCGTCAGAGAATTGGTCGGCGTGCTCTTTTGATTTCTGATAATCTGCTTCTAATTGCTCCGGATTCATCCTATAGTGGCTGTAAACCCTGGTCAGGTCACCCTCATCCGATCCAGGGTCTATGCCATAGTTTTCGTACATCTGATTAACCCTTTTCTTTAGAGCCTCATCCTCTAACTCGATCTTTGTTTTTTTTGATGACACCGCTCCTCCAATAATCCTTAATGTAAATCTGCCTTCTTAACGATGGCTCTACATACATCTATCATAGATTCCTTTGACATCTTTAGCTTCAGAGCGTTAACGCAATAAGCACACCAAACAACATTGCTCTTAACATACCCAAGTGTCGGGTCTACACAGTCAAGTGACATCTTGAACGGATCATGAGTCCTGGAGGCATCTGACTTTACAACATTCAGCAAAATACCCGAATAGTAACACCTTCCTCCTTGTTCCTCAAACATATCCATTACTTCGTCTCTTGTTAGATCAAATGGCAAACCCTTTTTAGAGGCTCTAGATCGAGCATTAGCAACAGCTCTCCCAAACATTATATTAGGATAATTTAAGCACTTCTGTCTCCATCCTACATCAGTCATAATTACTCCATCGGTTTGTTAAAAACATTTACCATAATTCTCTCGCCATGCTTTGCTCCCGAGGCCTTAGCTACAGTTCTAATTGCATTAGCAATTCTTCCCTGCTTTCCTATGACCTTTCCTACGTCCTCTTTGCCAACCTTAATTTCATACAAGGTGCCCTCTTTGTCCGTCTCTGCTTGAGCCACACTCACCGAAGCTTCATCGTCAACAATCGCAACGACCATCGTCTTAATAAGATTTTCTATTCCATTCATTTTATTTCTCCTTTACATTTATTTTAATAGGCTTAATCGCCCCGCTTCTTGGTACAAATATTTCTAGCAACCCGTCTTTCATTGAAGCTGTTGAAAGCTCTAGGTTAAACCCAGGGTGTACAAAATATTTGGACCTAAAGTTCCTTCTTGCAATGCCTCTAACAATCATCCCCTGTTGAACCCCCGTCTTCGGAGCTTTGGGGGGATATTCGTCCGATTGTTCTTCAGAAGTTTGTTCCCTAGATACATCCATCTTGGTCCCTACTCCATTGATACATAACAAGCTGCCATCTGCCGTTATAGATACATCGGCCGGAGAATATCCTGCCAACGCAAAGGCCATATAGAACCCCTTGTCGTCGCACCATTGATCACATCTTGGAAACTTTCCAGCTGATGTAACCTTTTTGTTGCTGCCTACCTCTCTATAAAATTCATCATCGGTCCAAAGCAGGTCAAAGATCCTTCCAGGCACCGAAACTCTACTCAATACTTCTTTCATCTTTTTCTCCATCTTCTCCATCTTCTAGGTAAGAATCTAAATAAAGGCTGATTGTATTAAATGTCTCTACCACACTTGAAACCGACCAGCTAAGCAAAGCTGATGTTGCGCCAGCAAGCACCGGATTTATGTCAAACCAAATAGAGCAAACCGCTCCAACCCAAAAGCCTGTACACATCGTACAGTTAATCAGTTTGTCTAAAAAATTAGATTTGCTTGATATAAACTCTCTTACTGGCTCAAATAAATGACTTAAGACAATTGTTACTGTAATCCCAGTACAGCCTAATGTAAAACTTAAAAATTCAACTAAACTCATTATAACTCCGACTATCTTATATATACTATAAAATCATATAACTATCAACAAATTTTGACTTTAAAGTATTTAAGATTGTAAACCTTTTGCCCGGGAAAATTTAGAAAACCTCATCTTCATGTGTAGAGGCAATGTTCTTGCGCTGATCTTCCCTGCAAACCTCAATCTTTATATTAACAGGGACAACGCCCTCTTCTTCATAGAAATAAAACGCCTTGCCATCCTGAACCTGTATAGCATTTCTAGAGTAATACTCAGACGACTCCCACCGATAATGGGAGTCAATCTTTTGATAAAGATTTCCGCTCCACAAAAAGTGACCTCCACTCTCAATATGCTTCAACTCAGTTACGCCAAAATCAGTATATGTAATATCTGCACTCATTATATCGGCCTCCTTGCTAACGAGATTTCTATCAAACTATTTCGTCTATAACCCCAAGTTCTAACGCACTTTCTGCCGTCATAAACCAATCCACTTTATTCTTCAATATTTCTGTTAATTTCTTTTTGGAAATCTTAGTAAGCCTCAGGGTCATCTCCTCTATCTTTTTTTGCAAACGCTTTGTCTCTTCAAGCTTCTCCTCCATATCTTTTACCTTTCCGAAAAACCCAGAAGATACCTGGTGATACAGAGGAGTTGCATGTCTATAGGCAAATCTTTTATGTCCATTAATAAGAATAACAAAACCACAAGACATGGCGGCTCCAGTCACAACTGTGTGAATAGGCGTTTCGCTATTTTCCATAACACCAATCAGCCCAAAGCATTGATAAACCTTTCCCCCATAAGAATCTATATATATCCTTATTGGATTTGGCTTATACTCAAGCCCATAAACACCATAAAGCTTGCATAAGTGCTCATCATTCTCATTTATTTCTATTATACTTTTAGTAAGCTCATTTATAGAGGCCTGGTCAACCTGCTTTGACAGATATAGGCTCCTATCCCTTGGTACAGGCAACGTGCTTGTTGTGGCCATCTATTCTCCTTTCCGCATAGCGTATTAGACAAACTTTTTATAAATCTGTGCAAAGCCTTGCCTAGACAAAATATACACACAGGGTGATTTTTGTCCACACTGAAAAAGCGTGCCCCCATGCATATGTGCGCGTATGCAATCATAGCGCATATTATTCACCTAGGGGCTCATACTCTTCACTCTGCTTTATTAAACTTACTGGGACCCTAACAACTACTTTGTCGGCAACAGATAGCTGCATAGAGGTTACTCTTTCCCACCTAGACTTCTTCCCGTCAAACCACATCAATTCTGGCTCTTCTGCCTGAAGAGGTCTCTTTCTGCGGCTGACAACCCCCCTGACGGACCAGCCCCCTATAAAGGTGGCAACAGCGAATAGGACTATCACCCACATACTATGTTTGTTTTGCTTTCAGGTAAGACTCAACTGTCACTGGGAAAAGATCCTTTGCGAAATTAAGGCAAGCCTCTGCAACAACTTGAATCTCCCGCTGCGCTCCTTCATGCATCCTTAAATCTATAAACTTTAAAAGATTAGATAGATTGCAGGTTCCATAATATTCAGTGTACAGGTTTTGAGGAAGAACCCCCCTTGCCTGCTCTCTACATATTCCATTTTCAATTAACTCATTATATAGTTCTAAAGACTTTACATGTAGTTCCTTTACTCTTTCACTAGCGGTTCGAGTAACATCAAACTCTCTTATCACCTTGGGGTCAATAAGCTTACCTGCGTTTGAAGCTTGTCTGTTGCTTTTATGTTGTGTTCTGAACCATTCAGGCTCATAGAATCTGAGATCATAATCTGTATATCTTCGGCTAATTTCGTTATAAGACCAAGTTCTATGTCTATGATGCTGAGATCTTATGAACAATGGAACAACAAACTTAAAGGTCACACCACAATGTTCCAATGTAGATGTATGTTTATTTTTAATAAGATACTCCACAAGCTTAATATCTCTTTCGGAAAGCTCTTCTTTATCTGAGTCCTTACCAAACGAGACTCTAGCAGACCTTACAACAGTGGCGTCTGACCCCCAGTGTTGCACAAGCTGTACTCTGCCTATGTCATCTCCATAAAGATATTTAGTACGGCCTAACTTCTCATCATTCATCAGGCTCACCTCTGCAAATCATTGTTAGCCTTCGATCTTCATCTAACAATATATTTGCAACATTTCTAACATCTTCTCTGGTAACCTGCTCTACCTTGCCTATATATTCCTCTATAGTTGGGCACTTAAAAAGCCTCTGCTTAACTCCCCAATAAGCAATGCTATAGCTATCCTCTATGGCAGAGTAAAAGGATGATCTCATTTTGTTCTTTGACCTCTGTAGCTCCTCTTCTGTAACCAAATCATCTTTCATTCTTGTAAGCTCATCATCAATTATCTCAAGGGCTTCTTCGACATTTGTGTCCCTTGTAGAGAAGTCTACCATGCTTACAGCGCCACCCTCCCAATCATTATAGCTTGAGGAAACCCCATAGACCAAGCCCTTCTTTTCTCTAACTTCAGTAAAAAGCCTTGAGTCCATACCTCTGCCAAGAATTGTCGTCATTAATTGTGTAGAGTAAATATGTTCAGAGGGGGTCTCAAATCCAGGCATGCCCATCCACACATACGTGTGTTCTATCCCCGCTCGCTCTGCCTCTAAAAGCCTACTCTCTTCATAATTAGAAGAAGAAAAAGTTTTGTGGCCTCCAATCTTGCCCGTCTGTTTTCCAAAGTATTTATTGAGCATATCCCTCATCTTTGTCTTACTGAGATTGCTACAAACAGAAACTATGGCGTCCTTTCTATTGCAATACTCAGAGTGAAATCTTAATACTTCAGATCTGCTGAACCTAGAAATAGACTCAGCAGTACCCAGGACAGGAGTTGTTAGGTAATTATCGAAAAAGTTTTCCGAGAACCCTCTCCAAATAAACGATCCTACGTCGTCTAAGGATGACGCTTCTTCTTCCTTTACAACCTCTATCTCTCTAAGGATTTCCTCCTCAGGAAAGATGGGGTTAAAAACCATATCAGAAAGTATCTCCATACATTTCTCCAGGTTCTCGAAGGGAACTGATATATAGTAGGCGACTGACTCATGTGAGGTGAAGGCATTAGAATGTCCCCCAAGAAAAGCAATCTCTCTTTGGATCTCAGTTCCAGTTCTAGTGAGAGTTCCCTTGAACAAAGAGTGCTCTAGCATATGAGAAGTTCCGGGGCTATAACCTCCTTTTTCCTCGACTCTTGAGCCAGCATTAAAAGATATTATTATAGTAGCTAATCTACTATGTGTTTTTGAGATTACATGAATCACTAAATACTCCTATAAACTGTAAAACTATTGCCCGAAGGCTTTGCCTGAGAGCAAAGAAAAATGGGGAGAGGGATATTTTCCCCCTCCCCATTGAATGTTACCGATTCTTACTTTCAATAACTACTTTCTTGCCATATGGGAATTGAACCCCGGCATCTTGGTCACATACTGCCCATAACATCCTAGTCTTGGGCTTGGACGGGAAAGGGGCGTAACCATCCGTAAAGACCACTAAACCATCATACTTGCGCTCATCTGCAAGCTGAATGACTGGCTCAAAACACGTTCCGCCTCGCCCAACTATATCAACCTTTGCAGCCTTCTTGCTAAAGGGCTTAGGATCACCATATAGTTGCGTATCAAACTGAATGAAGTCAACCTCTACGTGGTCTATCATTCCGTTTAATTCTGTGACAAAGTATTCTAGCTGAGTGTCTGAAACAGAACCAGAGGTATCAAACGCCACAAGCAATCGACTTGTATAGTTTCTCTTGGAGCCGGGAGAGGTCCACCCATATCGTCTATTCGGCCTCATTCGAGTGCTCTTTCTTCCCATGAGAACAAGCTTGTTGATGAACCACCTTACTTCCTTCTTCCAGTTAACAACCGGCTTATTGGCTGCTATAATTTGTGAAGCAAGATTTCCACTAATAGAGCCCCAACCCTTCTTCTCTTGTTCTTTAATAGCTTTCTCTGCGATGTTTCTGACCTTCTCTTCGACAATATCATCGTCAAAGTCATCCCACATGGAGTGGTCATCAACAGTGTCACCCTTTCCATCAATGATTCCATCAAAGTCTGTTCCCTGATCCTCACACTCCTTCTTTAGCTTCTCGTAATACCACTCTGAGGACTGGTTATCCTCCAGTCCGAATTGATTGGGGTATAACGCACCCTCCGGCAGACCTTCAATGTGACAGTTAATTGCGCAATCAGCAGCTATATTATAGCCTCTAGGATTATAAGCGAAATGCTTAGCCCTAGTAAGATGGTGCAGTAAAACGTGCAAAGCCTCATGTTTAAGAACACTTCTAAGCTCAGTCGTGCTAAGGGTTTCTATAAAGTCGGGATTATAGTAAAGTGCTAAGTCAACTCGTCTAATCACCCCTACGGCAAGAGTTGGAATATCTTTTCTTTCCTTCTTATTGAGATGAAGAAAGACCTCTCCATATAGGGGCTGGAATGTAACAAGCTTTGAAATTGCTGATTCAAGCTTATTCTTAACTTTTGTATTAGCCATAATATTAATCTCCTGTGAAATTAAGACACCTTTTGACCCTGTGCCTTCCCGTGGGTGAATCTAAGGGCTTATGAAGAGAGGTAAATCTGCTTCAAATGCTCCCTAAAATCTTCGTCACTCTGCCACTCCATAACAATCTTCTTGCTCTTCTGACCAGCAAGCAGGGCTACCCAAGCTTGCGAAGCAACATCATTTGGAAGCATCATAAAGAAGTCTCTCAAATTAGCTCGCTCTTTGGTCTTGGTCTTAGTCAAGCTTCTCTCGTTAACCTCTGCAACAACAGAGCGAGAAAGTGCCGCAATAACCTCAATGTCATTACAAGCAGACTCTACCTTGCTCTTAACCTTGTCGAAGTTGTCCAGAACATCGCTTGGTCGAAGCTGAGAAAATTCATTAGTCAAAAACTTCTGAAACATTACAGCAATCTCTCGACCAACCCAACCCTTAGTAACCTGAGTTAACATACCATCATCTGTGCGCTTATCTAAATTCATAAGCTGCAAGGTGTCAGAGAATGCGACCCAACTTCTTCGAGAAGGATAAACTCTGCCAGCTTCAAGGTTTCCTACTGGTGGATCAAGGAGGTTTTGATTACGATTAATAAACTCCACCACAGCCTTGTGAACATCGTTCTGCCTTGCCCAATCCATCCACTCTAAAGTAGATGGGTCAAAGTCAATATGAAACCATCTATCATGTAGTGCGGGGTCAAGCTCTACAACATCATAATCCTCATCGGAATTAACAGCAGAAACAACCCTCCATCCATCGGGAAGCTTTTCTCCATCTAACCGTCTATCCAAACAGATCTCAAAGACTGCTTGGAGAACGTCTTTCGACGCACGATTAAGCTCATCAAAGAACAAAATACCCTTTGAGTCTTGGGCTTTAGGCCACCATTCTTGCTTCAGAAAGCGAAGCACGTCCTTCTCTGTATCCTTATGAGGCATACCTTTAATATCGCCTACTTCACACTGAGAGAGCCTTACGTCATAAAAGCCATAAGCCTCGCCTGTCTCTTCCGCCAGTTCGTCGGCAACCTGCCTAACAACTGAGGACTTTCCTACGCCATGTTTTGCGTGAAGCATCACGGACTTATCCAGAGGCATTCTCTTTAGGATTTCCTTCGTTTGTTCAATATTCATGCTTTCTCCTTTTCAGCAAGATTCAATAATGGGACACTCCCCACGGAGCTATATAACTGATGTAGAAAAAATTTCTACTTTTTACTCTTCGTCATCACTAGGAGGCCCATCCTCCTTGGGAAGCTCTGATACCGCATCTCTAACCGAGGCCAATCTTTCTTGAAATGTTTTCAAACCTGCAACCAAATCGCCTATAGACTCTGGGGAATCTTGATTAGAAGTTTCTCCGCTAAAAGCCTGTGGGCTAAAGGCTTCTGGATTAAAAGATTCTGGATTAAGCAAAGACGAAAAGGTGCTTTTGAGAGCCTCCATACCATCTGAAGGCATAACGCCATCTTCCCCTAAGACAGAATCCGCGAAGCTAGTCGCATCATTAATCTTCTCTTCTATGGAAGAGAGCCTTGTACTTATATCATCCAATCTGGATATAACTGTTGTTTCAAATTCACTTGACATTTTTTCTCCTATTTTTTTGTTCCAAATGCGTGGGATTCATCCAGCGCAGATGGAGTTAGTCTTATAAACCTAGCATTCCTTCTTAGGTCACTTAAGTCATAAGAGTTAGTATAAGTCATTGCTGACCTTAATCCTCCGCAAAATTCATTTAGAACATAATGCGCCTTCCCTTTTAATGGAATATATGTTGATACCCCTTCGGCGCAAGTTCCCTCTTTAAGACCTCCTCTTTTGTCTTCCTGAACTTCCTTTGAAGCCATCCCTCTATAGGCCTTAACTTTTCTTCCGTCTAAAGATATAACTTCGCCTGGAGACTCCACTGTTCCTGCAAATATTCTCCCTGCAATAATCGCATCAGCACCCGCCGCCAGACTCTTAACAAAGTCTGCTGGATGCCTGATCCCTCCATCTGCTATAATAGATACTCTCTCGTACTTTTCATTTTCTTTCCTAGCTCTATAGCAATCTACAACTGAAGTAAGAGTAGGAACCCCTATGCCTGTCATTATCCTTGTCTTGCAAATTGAGCCGCCGCCTATGCCAACTCTAACGGCACTAACTCCAGCTTCAGCAAGCCTCAAAAAGCCCTCTCCTGTTGCAACATTTCCGGCAATAATAGGTAGCGTTCCAGAGGTTTGATCTAATATCCACTTTACCATATCTATCATATATTTTGAATCACCATTTGCAACATCTATAGCTACGGCTGAAAGTTCGCTTCCGCCAAATATCTTATAAAGATACCTAAATCTTTCCTTCTCAGCATGTCCTACCCCAATGGCAGGAACTATCTTTCCATCCACTAAGTTGGTATCCCAAGCAAGACTTATAAGGTCACGTATCATACATTCTTGCTCTTCTTTCGTCATAAATCTATGAAGAATCCCCAGACCACCCCTTGTTCCCATAGCAAAGGCCATCTTTGACCCCGTTACAGTATCCATAGGAGAGGATATAATGGGGATATCTAGCTCTAGATATCTAGCTATAGTAGATCTGGTATCAGGCTCACTCCTAGACCTTAGCTCCGAATAAGTCGGAACGATCATAACATCATCAAAAGAAGGCGGATCTCCGACTTCAATCAAAGCCTCCATAGTCTTGCCTATCATCCTAGCGACTCCTCATATAATATTGATCAAAAGCTTGTGCAAAAGCCTCAGACGTTCCTGAGGATTTTGCCGCAACACACAGCCTATCCCACCAATAATGAGCTAATTCATGGGCCAACACCTCTTCATCTATCTGGCGTCCCATATGTGTTACTAGAATTGAGGAATTATTTGGGATCTCAAGAGTAGGGTCATAAAAGCCATACAAAGTTTGTCCCACAAGCCTCTCTACCCCATACTTCATTTTATAAAAACCCCGAAACCTAATGTCATCTTGAAGAATGTCCTTTGATACAACTGTTATAATTAAATTATACTTATAACCTCTGCATTCTGAGATAGCTATTCCTCTTTCTCTCAAGAAAGAGTCCATAACATCAGATGTTTTTTTCACCATGTTTTCTATAAAACGAGGACTGTGAGATCTGTAGATAGAAGCAATAGGCTTTCCTCTTACTGATTCATATAAAACAGTTAAATGAACAGGCCTCCCTTTTATTGATATTTCTTTAGAAATAGATAAAGTTGTTTCTACGTCTGAAATTACTGGCAGCTTATATACTCTTTGGCTATCTGCCTTTGCGTCACAGCCTGTCATTGTAAAAAGACTAAAGAATAATGCCGTTATAATCCTCTTGTGAAGTTTCCCTACTTTCATTGCCACCTTCCCTATAGTGGCCCAATATATCTATTTCTAGATTTGGGCTAAGTTTAAGCATTTCGACATGCTCATAGGGAACCTTGCTATGAAAGTATACATCTTTCGTATCAAGGTTGGTAACTTTAATCTCACAGAAGTGATTAACTTTACTCATAAGTGCCTCTTCTTTCTTTTAAGAATCAGTCGTTATCATTGCCCTCATCAATAAGCCTATTGAGTCTCTGGCCTAACCAATGATGTCCTGATGCAGAAGGCAACAGCCAAGGCAAATTATCCCTAGACAAGCAATCTATCAGGCTTTCTACAACTTTATAATCATTACAGCCTACAAACAGCATAGCCCTGGACTCGATCTTGGCTACTCTTTCTTTCGCAGATTCAATTTGGTCAGAATCAGCTTCACACTCCTGATTCTCCAATGACCTCAGCTTCCTATCTGCCCTCTCCTTGTCTTCTCTTATGCCCTCAACGATGGTTCTCTTGAGCCTCTTAGGAGATGACTTTGCAATCTTTGCGACAAGAGAATCCGACAAAGAATTATTTGACATAGCAGACTTAATTATCCCTTCCTTCTTATCTACCGCCCCCTTCTCCCTCTTTACCTGGGACCAAAGATAGTTATACAACTCTTCGTCTTTAGAAGCCTGCATAGAAATTCTTTCCCACATACGGTACAGATCCCGGTCTTCTTCTATTAGAGCAAACTTGTGGAGTTCGCTCAAATAATCAAAGTCCTTATCTACAACAGGCGCAAGCTTTATCCTCAGCTTATTTGTGTCCTCTTTATCATCTATCGGAGCATCAGCATATAGCCTCATCAGAAAACTTTCACAAAAAGCTTCTGACAAAGATTTTATTCTGTGACTATAATTTGCCTTATTTTTGGCAGCTATCGCTATATTTAATAGCTCTTCACGCTGAAGAGGAAAAGAGTTCCAAATATAGTGAAAGGTATCATCTTTAATAATAGTCTGAGCATCCTGAGAGGACCAATATGAATTAAAGGCTTCCACTGCATTTGATACAGCAAACCTAAAGACAGACGACAGATATTCATCTTCCAAGAAACTATCCTGAAATGGACACTCTGCATCAACCGTAAATGATTTTAAGTAATCAGACATTGTTATTATCCTCCGTTGAAAGTCTACCTTGAAGCATTTTAGAAACCCACTTGTTTTCTAAATTTCTGTTAGCAAGAAGCATGGGCAAGTATTCGGAAGATAGTTTCCCGATTAGTTCCTGAAATGGACCTCTTGCTATTTCTTTCGTCATATCATTCAGCTTTTCATATCCAATCGGGGCCATCCTAACTCCATCTTCTCTTATGTCAGCTATTTTATCTGATAGCATAAGATCCAAACATTCTACTGGACCAAGCCTTTGGAAGACTGTCTTCCTAACCTTTGTAGATTTCGCACCAGCTATATCTCTAAGTGCCTCAACGCTACAAAACTGTGCGGCGACAAACTGAACCTCTCCTTCTTCGTTTCTAGCAACGTAATCGAGAACAGAAACATCAGAGTAAAGACCTCTAGAAAGGATAAGCTCTTTTGCCCTATAGATAGGAGATTCTTTTAAGATGCGATCTGACTTATTATTAAACTTATAAATTGCAGCCAGAAGAATCTTGTCTACCATCCAAGTGCTTAGGTTAGCTTTGCCTATAAGGTTCTGATAAACCTTGGCCTCAAAAAATATATCATCAAACGTCTTTTCGTCTAAGGAGACTACATACTCTTGAACAACCCTATCAGAGTCTCTCCAGCCAGCGTTGTTTAATTCAGATAAAAAGTCTGAAAACTTATTTATTCTCTCTTTTTTTGTCATTTTCATCTCCTACATTTAATTGTGACAAACTTTTTATTAGGAAGCCCGAAGCGTTTTTATGGCCGCCTCCACCAAATTTTGCAGCGATCAAAGATACATCATCGCCACCTTCTTTGGATCTTAAGGAAAACTTATAAGCTTCTCCATCAAAGTAATAAGCAGCAGCATAATCAGCAGTCAAAGCTAACTCTGCCGCTACTTCTGATTGAAAAAATGGGATATTTATAATAGGCACAGTCTTGCCCATTATATTTGCTTGGTAAGCATTTCTCATCAGGGATTTTATTAGATTCTTTTTATACTGAAGAATCCCCTCTCCCATCGTCTTAACTCTTTTCCACCTAACAGAGTTCTCTGCGTCTAGGTAGCTGTGAAGCATATCCCAATTCTCAAAAGTTCTTTCAAAAGAGTCTACGGCTGACAATATTTCTTCTGTGGAATCAAGGTTCCACCTCCACAAGTCTCTGTCTTCCACATATCTTATTAAGAGAGGTACATTGTCCCCTGAGAATAGATAGTCCCATGCCAAAAAAGCACCTGAATGATCCATGTCAAAGCTGCAAAACTCAAGATCACCACACTCTTCTTGCGAAGATTTATGATGGTCAAGCACTACAAGGCTATTTGCGTCATCTTTCATCTGTAACATCACTGGCCTCTTATAACAGAAGTCAGCCATAAAAACATCACAGCCTTCAACATTTGGAGGCTCAGTCCCATGAGACACCGGGATATACTCGATAGTATCTCCGTACTTTCTCCAAAAAGACCATGCTGCCCCGAATCCATCTGGACAGCCAGCGTGATATAATAAAACTGTTTTCCTTGACATTTATATTCCTTCTGGAGAAGAAGAAAAGGTTATGCTCTTAATAAGCGTTGAACAATTCAGCACAGCGGTAAATATATAATTTTTAATATCATCAAAAGATTCAAATGTTACCAAAGAATCCTGATGATATACTTTATACTTTCCAAAAGTACGAAGAATATCACACTTACTTACTACAAGATCCGTAGTTCCCGTAATCTTGATAGCCCTACACAAATAGTCTAGGTTAAGCCAATTAACCTTCCTTTTCCTTCCTGTTGTTACGCCGTACTCCTGCCCTATACGACCTATTTCACTTAACTCTGAATCATCAAGAAGAGAGGCCGGGAACATCGGATCTTCACCACTTCTTGTATCATATAACTTTGCCGCCCCCCAAATCCTATCTATCTTTTGCGATGGGAAGCCAATACTACAAGCTCCGTAAGGAAGCGTCGTTGAGGACGTAACATAAGGATAATTGCCTTGGTCCATATCTAGCCAAACACCTTGTGCTCCCTCGCACAAAATGTTACCGCTTAACTCTCCATCCCAAAGCAAGCTATCTTCTAAAACGTCCTCTGCTAAAATACCTGTTCTTCCAGCTTTAGCTGCATAACATGGAGCGATTCCCTTGCTGGTTGTACCAAGCTTTTCTGCCAGATTATCTTTATCAAACTGTAGAAATTCATCCTTAACTATGTGACACTTTGGAGACACCTTAACCAGAGAGGTATCAAAGCCGCTCTCTTTTAAGTATCTTAGCTCTTCATAAAAGGACTCTGGATGAAGAACACATGCCGGTCCAACTAAAGATGGAATGCCGTGAAAAACTCCAGATGGTACGAGATGTGTTTTAAACTTCTTTCCATCAACATATACGGTATGTCCTGCGTTGTTTCCTCCTGCCCACCTTGCGACCAAAGAGTATTCTCCTTTTGATGCAAGTTGACTGGTGATCTTTCCCTTTGCTTCGTCACCCCAAGCAAGGCCAACCACAATATCTGCTTTACTTATCATCTGCAATCACCCTTTTTAAAGAAGACTCTCTGACTTTCTGATTTTACTTGGACGACGGAGAAAAGTAATGCCGTCTTTATGAGAAGAAATTGTTGCTGTAAAAGAGATTATATTTCCAGCAGTATAATCATAGGCTTTGGAGGTTTTATAATAAAACTTCCACCCTCTATCATCCATACAAATTATTGCTGGCATAGGATATTCCGCCTCATCCTTTGGGGGAACTATCTTTGCTACAACAAGATTTTCAAAAGCAATTCTATCGCCCTCATCATAGTCTGGTGGATCTAGAAGAATTGCTTTAGACATTGAATCAACCGTCTTGTTTATAGAGGCAATCCATTTGTCGGTAAGCATATGAGGGCTCTCTGAAATAACCTTCAATGAAGACTTCAGAAAATCATTATTAGGATTTTCCTGAACCTTTACCGCTAAAAGACCAAAAGCCATAGGATTTATCTTAGAAAGCTTTTTTTCTCCAGCTTCAGATAAATCTTTTCTATGGCTTTTAGAGCGTTTCTTAGAACGCTTTTTGCGAACCTTAGATCCGCTATTTGTATTGAATATATTAATCAAAATAATTCCTCACACCTTCTCAAACGGATATAACCGATGGAGGAATTATTTTAAATATTTTCTATATACCCGTCAGTTCCTATGGTCTAATCCGATTTCGTGATTGCGGAGTAGCCATTGATCCCTGCCCTTGACCGACAGGAGTCGCAGCAGGATTGACAGGAGTCGCAGCAGGAGTCGGTGCAGAATAATGACTAGAAAGACCCTTACGAGCCGTTTCCATATTCGCCAATTCCTCTGCTTTAGTATCTCTTCCCCAGGTATGCGGCTTCCACCAAGCGTTTTCGCCCTCTCCTAACGAGTCTATATACTCTTCTCTTTCGTCAAAGAAGTTAGTCCAAGCTGCTATAGCGGCCTCTCTCTTTGCTGTATCAGGAATGGCTCGTCCAATCTGTGCCAATATAATAGTCTTCTCATCTTTTGTCAGCATTGCTGAACCCTGTTGGCCGCCTTTGCCTCTAGCTCTTAACTCTAATTCATAAAGTAGCTTTTGTGGTCCTTGAGGCGTGTCTTTTACTCCGACATAAAAGGACTCTCCAGTCTTTTTATGTACGAGAACTACCCCTGGATCTAATGTTTGCGCTGTTTGCCAATAGTCAGTTACCTTAGCTTGCTGACCTTGCTGCTGCTTCTTTTTAGCCTCAGCATCCTTAGCCGCCGTAGCAGCTGACGCTCTTTCTCCAGATAGTCTTCTCATTTTAAACCCAAGACCCTCATCTTCTGTAACATCTTTCCTATAGGCCGTAAGCAACTTGGCAGCTATTGGGGCATCATTCACAACAGCATCTGCTCTCTTCTGCTTTTCAGCCTCATCTGTTAAAGCATTTAATTCTGAGGGGGTATAGCCTGAAAAACGGGCCATCGCAGCATCTCTATGTTTGAGCGGTTTCTCGTGCAATAGATATGCCTTCAAAGTACCTGTATCTGCCTGAATATTGGCTCCTGGGGAACTCTCTTTGATATCACCTGCATCAACAAGACCCTTCCCCTCGCCACCATACTTATTATCTGTTTTCTGGACTAGCTTCCAAGCCTGTCTTATATACCAGTTGTTATGGTGCCCGGTGGTATCTAGCGTTTTGTTGCTCCCATTCTGCTTCAAATCTTTTGCTATTCCCGGGTGCTCTTTATTGACCCACGCTCGAAAGTCGTTTGCATTAGAACTCGTAACCTTGCCTCCTGACAGTTGCTCCATACTTGGGCCAGTATACTTCTTCTTCTTCTTCTTCTTCTTCTTCGTCTCTTCGACGGCTGGAGCTGTGGGAATGGCCGGGGCTACGCCCTGATCATCTCCTTCTGGAGCATTTCCTGTTGTCGGATCTGCAACGGCTTGAGCATACTTTCTAAAAATATCATTTACCGAAGCACTCTTAGGAAAAATAGGCTCATTCTTCTTTGGATACCCAGGTACAGCACTGAAATCTCTACGGCTCTTGGGGCCTTTCCTGGAGCCCTTTGGCAACCTAAAGTACTCAAGACACCACATGACTGGGGTTGTCCTATCACCAGCCGTTTCATAACATCTCCGCTTCCAATATAAAAGCCGTGAACCATCCTCTTCCAGCGTTGGCTTCCACCACTGATCCTCTTTCTTGGGCTGGCCGTGGCCGATATCTTCGTATGTCTCGTCGGACTTTGTCTGTTCTTCTTCTGCTACTCTCTCCTCCTCAATCGTCGTCTCCTGACCCGTGAGTGAATCGGTATGTTCCTGCATCCAAGCATCATATAACGCCTGGTTCCGCAGGGCAGCTACAGTCCAAAAAACTGGCGTGTTCCTCTGCCATGATTCAAGATTGCCTCTATGTCGAGCTACGTCTTTATCGATACCTGTAAACTTGCCAAACAGGTCGTCTGTGCCCGTTGTCTCTTCTGTCACACTTGCAATAGCCTGTAAGCCCAGCTTTAAAGTCTTAGCTTTTTGGCTAGCAGTCTTATCGCCGTAGGAGAGTTTATTCGTATGATTATCTGGGTCTACATCATCATAAGATGTATAAGCGGCGTAAATAGCGGCCCCGACTTCCCGAAGCTGGTCCCCATCATCTGTGTGGTCACTTGGTGTTCCATAAAAATTCATATCCTTCGCCCATCGACTATCCTCTGTGGAAATTACACCTCTAATCAAAGCTTTTAACGCATTATTAGGACCAACTGATTGAGCCGCCTGCTTATAAAGGCCCAAAACAGTTTGTGCCTGCTTTATATACCCTCGCTTACCCAAGGCTTTCGCCAATCTACCAAGTTCTCTTTGTTCTGTATTCATTATAACCCCAAATCCTTATATTTTTTTCTTTTAAGTTTCCCGTCAGTTGAGTTAAGAAAACTAAAGAAATCTTCAAACTCAGTTTGATCAAGAATATTAATAGGTTTATTATTACATCTCTCTATATTAGCAGGTGGAAAAGATTCTTCTGTATCAATGTTTGACTCTGCTCCAAAAAAACTCTCTGCAACTTCTTTGTCTTGCTGCTCATATTTATCTCTTGGCCTATGAGATACATTCCCATCTGGACTCCCATAAGGGACATCAAAAAGCCCATGAGCTTTCTTTCCTATTTCATCACCATCATCTGTAAAGTTTTCGCCCGCCTGGGCATCATCAGAGTAACTTATAATCCGCTGTGGCATCTTGTCCTTAATCACAACCCCTGTCTCGTAATTGCCAATAAGATCTATTATACTCAAGGTATCATTATCAAGAGACTCTTCTTGAGCCTGATGTGCATACTTTGCTAAAGAGTTCAGCATACCTGCTTCCTTCTCAAGCCCTCTGCTATAAAGGAAAGTTCTTAGCTTTTCTAGCCTGTAAAGCACATTGACCTCATGTTCAGTCTCGGTGAACATTCCCACCAGATGTTAGTGAAAACTCTTTAGAAATTAACTTAGCCATCGCATCAATACTATTAGATACAGACGCTGCCTTCCCTTCTTGGATCTGATTAAGGATATTCTCAGCATTAGCCTGAGCCGTATCCGCATCATCATCAGACACCTCTGAATCAGTTGTGTCTTCGGTAAACTGAAGGTCGTCAGGCATAGACTGCCCTCCAACGGATTCCCCTGTAATGCTTGTGTGACCACCAACTTCAACTCCAGTGGCACCAGGTTTACTCGGCAGAATATCATCATCATCAATCAGATCAACATCCGCACTCTTTAAAATCACATCGAGTCTATCTGCAAGATCTGAGTGACCAAGATTGTCTAAGTGATTTGCTAGCTTTATTATTTCTTTCTTCATTTTAATGTCTCCATTTTTAGATAACTCTAAAGGTGAAATTACCTTATTACTAACATTAGTAATAGATGCTGCTCCAAAATTTGGGGTAAAAGCGTTCTCACGAGATTCGGCAATACCCTCTCCTCCGGGGAAACTTCCATCCTTATGATCATCAATATGGGCCAATTCGTGTATCAGTGTCTTTGCGATACCATTCAAAATATCTTGAAATACTGGATCTGATTCATCCATCTGATTTATTTTAGACAGAATATCCTGCGGCCACTCCTTTTCGAGATTTGTGACCACTATATTTATTGTCTCTATATTTCCATCATCGTTTGTATCTTCTGTTGTAACATAAGCCTTTGCCTTGGGATCAACCCCTTGAGGTAAAGCCTGATGAAACTTCAGTTTATCCCTATTTCCCAATACAGCATGTACTGGGCCGGGGAGGTTTGTGATTTTTCTCAAGCCTCCCTCTATCTTGTCCCAATAACTTGGTCTTGCTATCTTTTTCATAAGTCTCTCATTCATTCTTATTATACCTTAAAACTTTGGAACAAAAACCCTTGACTTTCTAGGCTTATTATATCTGGTTGATGTTGTAATTATATCTATGCCCTCAGGTCTTATTACTGAAAAGAAAAAATTAAAGGCCCTTCTTGTCTTGACCTTTCTTATTTCTATCCAGCTTCTCTTTTGGGTGTCTATGCTTGAAGTATTTGAGACAAACATATGAACAACAGAATCAGAGCTTGCGGCAAAATCTTGAGCTATAATATCATTAAGCTGCCTATTACTAAGGTCATGCAACATATCTCTTCTGTCTGAAAATGTTTCGTCGAAATATTTTCTATACTTAAGCCTAGTAGTAGTAGACACACGAATTGGAAGTCCGGTCCTTGGATCGCTCAATGCCGCTTGTTCCATTCCTGCTTTCTTTATAATATTGCTTTGCATTCTTTATCCTAAAGCTTTCAGAATATTACCTAATATTAGCATAAAAAAAAGCCCGACTAAAAAGTCGGGCTTAAATTAGATGTATTACATCTTCTTATAAAGATACGAAATAAGCTAAAAACTTATATAAATCATCCTCTGTCTCAACCTTTAAATCTTTTGGCATCTTTTTATATCCAGCCTTTATCATCTGAATATCATTCTCAATATAATGAGCCTCAACAAGCTCTCTCTTTACGGCCATTATAGCGCCATCAAAACTCATTTGGACTGTTGTTAGCTCATCGAAATCAATGCCTTTAAACTTATTCTTATGAAGAGGCATATCAAGCCATACAAAATCAGACATTATTTACCTCCAGCTGGCCTTCTAGTGCCGCCTTTTTATTAGCTTCTTTCTGTGCCTCTATCTGCTCAAGCCTTCTTTCCACACGCCGCTTCCCATGATATGATTCAGTTCCCATAAGAGAAGTAATCAGGTAGTCAGGCAGAGTATCTGCAAGCAGGATTATTACATCATCATACTTAGAGTCTGTAAACTGCAACAGAAGGTCATCATAATTGAAATACTTTTCTTTATTTTCAACCAAGCTCTTTAGCCCCGCAACAGAAGAGTCTGACGAAGCATCGCTACGAATCTTTCGTGCGGTTTTTAGCGTCAAGAATCCAGATTCAACATACTGACTATAGATAGCGCCCCTTGCTGCATAACAAGGCTTTGCCTTTGAAAAGAATATCTCGGCTTCAGCAAGCTCTTTAAATGCAGTTGGAAGACTACTTGCATAGTTTTTAAGGATTTTTCTAAAAGTTTCTCTTACATAATTATTTTCTTTTTGAACCTCCCAAGTCTTGCTAAAGAGATTGTCCCATTTAAAGTTGTCAACCATCCCTGCCGCAGCAATAGCATACCCTCTGTAGCCATTCCAAATATCGTGACTAGAAGTGTTCTCCGTAAAAAGAGACTCCGCTAAGTCCACTATAGGCTTCTTCCAATCAGGCTGAGAATATAGATTAAGACCAATATCCTCAGCATGGGCTAAAATGCTATTCAGGAAATTCTCATCGCTCTCTACAGTAGCTCGTTCCACCTCTGGCAAGAGTATCGTCCCATTCTTCAAAAGAAAGGTTTTTGCTGCCGACACAAGTTTTTGCTCAGGAGTAGGTGAAGACGAACTCCTAGTGTTTCGATTATAATGCCTAGAGCTAACATAGAAAAGCTTTCTCAAGCCTTGTTGTTGCATATATTCAGCGGGAGTCATATCTTTAGACATTAGACGCCCCCTTAATCCACCTCTTAAAGTCTTCCAAATGCGCGTTAATAATGGCTACTTTAACCTGATCATTCAGGTGTTCCCAGGCGTTAACCAAAGTAGAGAGAGGCAACTCCAAATATGCTTGATACATCTTCTTAGCTGTTTCATCATATTGTCTATGGCTGGCATTTACTCCGACAGCCGTGAGGTAGTTTACAACCTCTTCCTCACTCATAACATCTTCTTGTACTTCTTCTGGTACAATTTCTAAATTTTGTGCTTCAATCTGCATAGGCGCAACTCCTTTTCTTTCAGTAAGCCCTTACGACGCAATATACACTATTACGATATGATATAACTGATGTAAATTTTATTTTAAAAAAGTTTCTCTACTCTCTCTCGTCCTCAGCCTCACACACCGTCACCTCTGTAGTTAACAATGTTCCGCTTGCCGAAGCAGCATTTTGAATTGCGGCCCTGACAACCTTTACTGGATCTATAATGCCCCCTTCTACCATATTGGCGACAAAGACACCCTTAAGCGCATCAAAACCACAGGATTTATTCTTGGATGATATAATCTTTTCCATGTAAGAGTGATGCTCTTCGCCTGAATTAGCCAAAACTTGTTTAAATGGAGCTTTAATTGCTTTTAAAATAATATCAACACCAACCAGTTCTTCTGTCAGCATAGGCTCCTTTCTAAGAGAATTCAGATCCTTTATACAATGAAGAAGAGCCGCGCCGCCACCTGGGACAATACCCTCTTCTATTGCGGCCTTAACCGCATTTATTGCGTCCTCAACTCGATCTTTCTTTTCTCTAACTTCAGTCTCAGATAGGCCTCCTACGCTCAAAACTGCAACAGCACCAGACAGAGAGGATAAACGTTGCTTTAAAGCAGCCTGTTCAAACGTCTCTAATGGTCGATTAAGATGAACCTTTATCTGCCTCACTCGCTCATCTACCGCATCCTGAGTTCCCGCTCCATCAATTATAGAAGTTAAATCTCTTGATACGACGACTCTTCTGGCCTGTCCAAGATCCTTAACTGTCAAGTCCCTTAAGCTCCCTGTTATTTCAGAGGTGAACAACTTGCCTCCACATACAACGGCTATATCTTCCATCATGTCTTTTCTTATGTCGCCAAATCCAGGCGCTCTAACAGCGCAAGACACCAAGGCTCCGCGAGCCTTATTCAGAACTAAAGTCTGTAAGGCCTCATTCTCAACAGTCTGAGCGACAATGAGCAGAGATCTATTTTCCTCAGAAATAGCCTCAAGGATAGGTATTAGCTCCGATGTTACAGATATTCTGCCATCGTATAACAAAATATATGGATTCTCTAGCTCGCACGTTAACTTCTCTAGATTGGTAGCAAAAGTCGGGGTAATAAACCCCCTTTCAAAATTAACACCCTCTGTATAAGAGACAGAGGTTTCAAGTCCAGTTGCCTCCTCTACAGAGATCATCCCGTCATCGCCTACAGCCGAGACAACAGAGCCTATAAGATTTCCTAGCTTTGAATCATTATTTGCAGAAATAACCGCAACACTATTAATTAGTTCTTCGCTATCAACAGATTGGCTTATATCATTAAGCTTGGCTACAACAACGTCAACGGCTTTGTCTATACCCCTTTTTATAAGAACAGGATTGTGACCAGCAGAAACCATCTTAGACCCCTCTGTGTATATAGCTTGAGCCAACACTGTAGCTGTCGTAGTTCCATCTCCAGCGGCGTTATTAGTTGCACTAGCAACACTCTTAACCAACTCCGCACCCATATTTTGAACCCTATCATTAAGGGTTATTGATCTAGCCACCGTAACACCATCTTTGGTAATAAGTGGTGGGCCAAACCTCTTCTCAATAGCGGCGTTTCTGCCCCTTGGCCCAAGGGTAGCCTTTACTGCGTTAGCTAAAATATCAAGACCCTCTTGTAAACCTTGTCTGGCGTCAGAACTAAATCGAACTTCTTTACCCATTTGTATCTCCATTGTTTATCAAATACTTTTCCATATCAACCATGATACTATTATAACCGTTAAGTTACAAGCATATTTAAGGCTTTTTGGCCTCCATTAATTCCTCATCACCATCTTTATATTCCTTAGCCTTTTTCGGTTTTGCCCTCACAGCAGCCATTCTGTCAAGTCTTTTGATTCTTCCCGAAATTCTCTCTGCGGCAAAGACTATTTCATCCTCATCCAGTTCTTCTGCAAAGAAGTAAAAGATTGCCTTGCCGCCGTCTGTCAGGCCTTCTTCAATCTCTGCTACCTTCTGTTTAAGGGCCGAGAGATTAATCATATCTCTTAAAAGTTCCTGTCCCGACTCAAGAACTTTTTGGTCATCTGTCTTGTCGATCATTGTTCTAAATTCATCAAGCTTACTCATGAGTAATTCCTATTGGTTTCTTGGTTATTCTACTACTAATATTAAAATTACAGTTGACTTTAAACTACTACGGAGAAATTATTATGGATATATCAAACCGAACCTCTTTACTTCTAGAGCTATCTAAAACTGCCGATATTGCTCGACCTGTTGTTGTTGACACAGCTCGCCGTACCCGTAAAATACTCACTCTTGAGGAGCGAAAAGAAAAACTAAAAGCTATCCAACGAGGTCTGTCCTCATTAGGCCCAGTTACCTACTCCGCAGAACAAAAAAGATTACTCGCATCATATAAAGATCTGTTTGACAACTGGGATAACTACGCCGAATATATAAACAAACCAATGCAAGAGCTAGGTGATTGGGTCGCCAATAAAACTATTGTCCCGGCTATAAAGGGCGTAATGAGTCTGACAGAGGGTGCTAAAGAGCACGAGGTTCCGGTTCCATCTAAGCCCGATAGAGCAAAGGCCATAAAAGAATTAGAAAAAGCTGGATCAAACATTACTGAACTCCGACACTTCAAACAAACATATGCGGCACTTAATAATAACGAATTTTATAAAATAGCCTCTCCTAAAATGGCATTGGAAGATATTTCCTCTGCATTTGAAAAAGAATTTGACAACTCTATTAACATCTTCCATAAAAAATTTGCTGACGAATATGGTAAGGACACCACCTTAGATCATGACGCATATAGTAAGCTTTATGAGCTTGCCGTTGCACATCATATATTGACCCAAGAAGGACACCTGAAGGACGCTAAAATTATAGATGATTTCATCATAAAAAATGCAGGCCTATGGAGCTGGACAAAAGGAAAGGCCAAAGGTGCCTGGAGAGCCACGAAAAAGGCCGTAAGGTCAGGCATTAAATATGTCGGCAAAGCTGTAAAGGTAGTCGGCAAAGCCCTTGTAAAAGGAGTTGCAGCAATAGGGCGCATAGCCCTAAAGGGTATAAAGTTTCTCGTTTCAAAGCTTCCGTTCATTGGTATCATTTTCTCCTTACCCTTTATGATTAAAAATCTTATTGAAGCCTGGGAAAATGGAAAAAGAATCCTTTTCACGTTGGATCTCAAAAAATTTGGGTTCGAGCCAGTCGCCTGTATAACTCCCGTTGGAGTTACTCACGTTCGAGATACTTATAAAAGAGCCGTTGATAAATTCAAACCAGATCCAGATGCCCTAAAGGAGCTATTAGTTATATTTAGATCCATAGGTGCGTTCTGGATTGATGTACTATTCGCTATTACAAATGGCTTCATGGCAATTCTCGATGCTATTGCTATAGCTGGCCTTTTCTTCCCCGGAATAGGCTGGCTAGTATCAGCAGGTGCTATGGGAGGCAGCTTTCTTTTAGCTGCCGGAGTAGCTGGCTTAGAAATTGGAGCCGAATACTTCCAAGATGAATATTGGGAACGGGATGAAGGCTATATGATGGAAGAAGCAAAGAAAGAAGTCCAGAAAATATTGTCCAGTGGAACCGCTGCTGCACCCGAAGATGACGGATTCTCAATTAGCAGAGCTAATCCTTCAGATGAAGATTCTGACGAAGATGACGGATTTGTCATAAATAGATCTAAGCCTAGCACATCAAACACTAATCCAGATGTTATCGAAACATCAGAAAAATTTGACCCAAAGCAAACACCGGCTATACCCCTTGCTGCTTAAGACGCGCTATACATCCTTGCTCATTATATTATCTCCTATATTATAGTAATAAATATGTTGCTCCAGGCAGGATTACCCAAGATAATATAACCTATGTAGATTTTTTCTTAAAAAACTCACTACCCAAACTTGGTTTTTTTCAAGTATTGTCCCGAATTAACTTAAAAATTCTGCCGTATTGAGTAAATCTGCCCCCTTCTTTAAGAAGCTTTGCAAGAGATACTAGAAACTCTCCCTCTCCGGCTCTATATTGGGGATTGGCAGTCTTTCTAAGTTCCTCTAGCTTAGAGGAATCCTCGCTCCATTTATCAAAGAAGTCACTAGGAGAATCGCCTGTAAGTGATGTAAAATATCTCATATAATCTGAGAGAGAAGCTGCATTTATGCCAGCATCTTTAGACCACTTAGCGTCATCTTCATTAACTGTTTTTGCTTTAGATCCATAAGAAATAATAAATGGTGTCTCAAGGCCGGACTTCTCCATAGGAATCCACCCAAAGGTAGTCTCTGTATCTGAAACGTGTTCCTCATGATATGCAAAGCAACTCTTTATTTTAAGCTTCTTTATTGTTTCGCTATTACCCACTTGTCTCTCCCCCCTCTTCTACCGTCTCAATAAGATATGTAGCTACCTTATAGGGATCTGCGTTGGAATTTGGCCTACGATCTTCAAAGTATCCTTTCCCTTGCTTGTCTACATGCCAAGGTATTCTTATTGAAGCGCCTCTATCTGAAACACCATAACTAAACTCTTTCAAAGAGCACGTTTCATGGTTTCCAGTAAGCCTTCTCTCTAGGCCTTCTCCATAAACACTTGTAATCTTATCTAATTTATCTGGTGTTCCCAGCTTATTACAAGCAGCATTAATATGCTCTGACCCGCCCTCTTCTCTCATAGCTTTCGTTGAAAAGTTCGCGTGCATACCGCTTCCATTCCAGTCGCCAGAAACAGGCTTTGGATCAAGCTCTATGCTTAGTCTTCTTGACTCAGCAATTCTGTTTAGAAGAAATCTAGAAACCCATAAGTGATCACATGTAGCTACCGCATTAATCCCCGGTCCACCAATTTGGTACTCCCACTGACCTAAGGCTACCTCTGCGTTTATACCTCCTATAGATAAACCGGAACCCAAACAAGCTGTCAAATGAAGCTCTGCTACAGATCTGCCCTCAGCGACTCCCCCTCCAACAGCGCAGTAATATGGGCCTTGAGGCCCAGGGTCTTCACTCTCTCCCCATCCCAAGGGTCTGTTTGTTTCTGTATTAAATAAGAAATACTCTTGCTCAAAGCCCAGGAAAGGCTCAGAATCTCCATGAGCTATCATAGCGTCGATCATCTTTGCCCTAGAGTTTGACGAGTGTGGAGTTAAGTCTGAGTTTAACACATCACATAATACTAGGATTCCATTTTGTCTATTGGAATCCACACAAGCAAAAACAGGCCGTAAAACACAATCAGAATCTTCAGTAGTAGCCTGTCCTGTACTGCTGCCATCAAAGCTCCATACCGGAATATCTGCAAGACTTAACTTCCAGTCTTCCTCCTCAGCTTGGATATTTAATACCCTCGTCTTGGATCTAAGTTGTGGCGTATCGCTTCCGTCTAGCCAAATATATTCACATTTTAATGTAGCTGCACTCATTTATTACTCTCCTGTTAGCTATTATTTATGGGGTCCGAAAATGTAGAAATAAATCTTCCATAATAAGGTTCTTTCAACATGCTTTCAAATCCCATACTTTCAAATGAAGCTCTTACTTCATCTTCGTTAAATTCCGAGGCCGAAACCTCAAGGCCCACTGTATCAACGGGCATAAGTCTTATTAAATCATAACTAATATTATACTCATTATAGAAGCGAGAATCTTTCAATCTATTCTCTAATTCGCCATCTTTAGAAAGAATCTTTGAGGCAGTCTTTTTCCCAATGCCTTTGACCCCAGGAATGTTATCAGACTTATCTCCGACCATAGCCTTCCAAGAGACATAATCATATTCTGTGTTCTGTCGGTATGAAGATGCAACTGGATTATATAGCCTTACTGTGTCTGGGTAGTCGTTTAAAATCTGTATAAAGTCAGTATCGCTCGACACGATGAGAACATCGTCGGATGCGTGTAAAGTCTTTATTATATGCAAGACAAGATCGTCGCACTCGTAATCAGGATGATACATAGAGGTTACAGGAAAATGTTTCCCCATCATCTCTATAATGGTATTCTTTTGTCGCTTAAAAGATTTCCAGTAAGCAATTTCATCTGGATCGGTAGTCTCAATGCGCCTAGTCCCTTTATACTCAGGGTACATCTCCAGTCTGACGGTAGGCTTTCCGTCCAGGGGAAAGTAGATCTTATCAGGTTCAAACTGCTCCACAGTCGCCCTCAAAGTTCTCAGGAAGTTAAAAACTATTTGATTATCACCAGTAGCGAAACCCCCACCCCATTGAAACCTACACCTATGAATCATGTTGTAAGCATCAATTATCATTATTTTCTTCTTCATATCTCTTCCTATATACTTATGTTGCTCTCGTTAAGAAAATATACCCACAACTTTGATATTTTCAACTTCTTTGTAAAAAAAACAAAAAGCCGTGGAGACAGCTATATCTCCACGGCTAATTGCAATCTTGCTTTAGCTTAAATTCTGATTTAAAAAACTCTGCAAAGCCCTAGCATCTCTAATAGTCATGCTGACTGACTGATCATTGAGCCGCCAATCCTCAGAATTGACTGTTAGCGTAAGATTATTGCTACCAGCTTGCTTCCGAGAGCTATTCTTTGTCAACTCCATCTTGACACTCTTTGTGTCGTGAATTCGATTTACATTCGACATCATTTCTCCTTTGTATTGAAAATCATAATTTTACTATCAAGCTTAGGCTCATCCTTCGGCTTGTTCTTCGGCTGGCTCTTAACCTCTCCTTGCTTATCGCTCAGAGCGCCTTCTTCTCTCTCTGCTGCTTCGACTTCTTTGCTCATCAATCCTCCTTCTCCTATTAAGTCTCTCCATCACGAAGAGAACAGTTTAATTCTCAAGCTCCAAATGGAGCTTGTTCCCAGGCTCTTTCCATTATTAACTCTTTAAAAAATCTTGTTTAAAATCTTCTAGCGAAATAATATGATTAATGATAGTTACATTATCATCGCTATCTGCTGTTTTGTAGAATATGAGACAGTTATTTTGGTCTACGCCAGTTACGACGCCCCTTACAAACCTCTCTTCCTTAGATTTTGTAGACACTCTAATCGAGTCTCCTTTGCGAAAGTCCTTTATAAAAAAACAATGAAACTCATCAAAAGGCTTCCCTCTCATCTTCTTCGCGCCCTTCTTATAAGGCTTGTCATACATTTTAATCTTCCTATAATTAAGGTTTTTAACCAGGCTTCTTTGTGCTACGTCTTTTACTTGGCCGCATCATTAAAGTGAACAACTTGATCTCCAGCGACAATAGCTAAAACATCGCCATCAAATTCTTTAGCAAGGAGAGAAAGCGTATCGCTTTTTCCATGTGGCCCATGAATTACCTTCGTAAGTAATCCAAAAGTAGAGGAGTCTCTATATATAACCGTCCAAATCATCATTGTTCTCTCCTTTAGGCAAATGGTAGGGATGATGGGACTCGAACCCATAAGATCATTTGATCGACAGATTTTAAGTCTGTTGCGTATGCCAATTCCGCCACATCCCCATTGTAGTCATATATCAAATAATGTCAATAGAATTTTCAAACATAAGTTTGACTTTCTTTTTTACTACCTTGTGAATACCTGGATTGATTGTCAAAACATTTTCCATTAATTTATGCCGAATAAGATTCCGCATGTAAGCCACATCAGTATTACTGGGGTCTTCTAGGAATGGAACTTCTTTTCTATTACACCAACCACTCAAGGCCACCTTACGGGTTGTTAAGAATGGTCTGATGAAGTTATCGCGACTGTAAGGAATGAGCATTGGATTGCCGTGAATAGAAGTAAACAGCCATGTTTCAACCGCATCATCTAGATGATGGCATGTAATGATTTTTCTGTCTAAAAAGTTAGAGAAAAATGCGTATCTTTCGTTTCTCCAGTATTCCTCTTTTGACTCATCGGAAGCTCTTTCTCTTGCTACTGTTCCGACTTCAAGCGGAATACCTCTATTCTCGCAATAATTTTTAACAAAAGCCTCTGCTTCAGGCGCAAATGCAGTACCATGATTAAAGTGGAGGACGAGTAAGTCCCTGTTGCTTCTGCCAAGAAAGTCTAATACAGCCATACTATCAGAGCCTCCTGACACAGCCACAGCTACCTTCTTTGGAATACTTCCTAAAACATTAATCATAAAGCAATATCCCGTCAGCGTTTAGTTCCGTATCAATATAACTGATGTAGAAAATAATTGAAATAATATCAATGAACTGTATCATCGCCACCCAAGCCACCGTGTTGGGCTAGTAAGGCCGATAAAATTTGTTCAAATGTAACGAGGTGCTTTGTGTTAAGCTGAGTTTGTGTCTGATGTAAAAGCTGCTTTTGTTCTAAAATAGACAGCTCCTTCTTTAGAAACTCAAAGTCTTTGTTAACCACCTCTGACTTCAGATGCTTGTGAATTACAAACATTGAATATATATTTGCAATAGACAGAGCTAGGGCTAATACAAGGAATGCTATTGAGAAATAATCTATATACATAATTTACTCTATATAATCAGTTATTAGGTTTCTTATATACTCAAGATCACTTGAGTTAAACGACTCATATATAATGTCAATAAGCTCGTCTTTAAATGTTTCGTTTGTGGCATTTGCTTGAATTTCTGACCTAAGACTATCAAGACTATCAGGACTATCTGTGTGATCAAACCCCTCATTATGTTCTGGACCAAGTTGGTCACAGGAGTTGGTGGAAAGGCCATAAAGTTTGTGTATCATATTATCAATATCTATGGACTCTTCAACCATCTCTAATTCATAAAGTTCTTTTGATAATCTTAGTAATTCAGCAAGCATTTTAATCCCTAATTCTATTATTTTTCGCAAGTAACACTACATCGTATTACTATGTTTTATTATTTTTCAATAATAGAACAACTTTATGTGCAATTAAGAGAATAAAACTTATGAAAATTATATCAAAAATTACTTTATATACAGGGATAATCCTTTTCTTATCTATTTATTTAGATGATAAAGCTGATTCTAAAGTGGAACAACCAAAAACAAATATTGTTATAAGTAAGAGTCAAATAAAAGTAGAGGCCGCTCCTTATCATATAAGTGGCAAAATTCAAATTAAAAAACCAGTATATAAAGAAAAGATAGCTTTAAGCCCTACTTTAGAAAAAGATAATTAAACTCAAAAAAGCTCAGTATACCTGCTTATGTTTTAATTTTATCAAGCAAAAATAATGCCGAATACGACAAGGTTTCTTCTAGCTCTACAAACTCCCAAAGTGGCAGGTCTTCGAGAACACTATCGTACTCCTGCGTCTTCCGTGGTGTGTCTCTAAGTCTTTTTAATCCGTTATTGATAGCCCGTACAGCATCCCCTTTTCTCGGCCATGTTTTACCAATATTGGTCCACTTTCCTCTTGATACAGAGGATAGATAGAGGTTTGTTTTCGTGTGTCGAACTTTATATCCAAGAACTTTTCTCATGGGTATATTATACCCATTACTAAGTCTAGTCTCTACTTATTCTTTTTTGGCAAGAATCGTGCCGGTTATATTGTCATCAGTCTTTCCAGATAAAGTTTTTGATACAAACTTTTGAAAACGCTTGTGAGAAAACCTTTTTAAGCCCTCTCTCTCTTTAAACCATTCTACGAAATCTTTATCTAAGTCAAAGTATAAAGTAGATGTTCCATTTTCATTATCTATAATCTTAGATATTTTAAGTCTAGCAATATGCTCTGCTTCACCCTTCATTATTTAAGCTCCTAATCTTAGCTCTAGCGGCGGCACCTTCCTCGGTAAATATTTCATACAAAGACCTTGCCTCCCTGGTTAGCTCAGACAGGCCAAGGCTTTCCTCCCAATCATTAATGGAGGCAACCCCTTCCTCTAAAGAAGAATAATTTACAGCCTCAAGCTCAACAACGCTGCGACCATCCGATAGGGTATAATACGATACATCACAATTATCAAAGTGCCATATCCAAGCTTCCTTATAAACCTGAAACGCCTTCTCATATCCGGCCAAAGTTAAGAATTCCACTACAGCCGAGTCCTCATTGTCTGTAACATTTAAGTTAATCTCTTTTCTTATAACATTTGTCTTAAGCTTTCTCTTTAGAGTTAGCTCATAAATGCCACCGCCCTTTCTGAAGCGCACAAAGTTCTGTCCATCATCTTCATCTCTGAGATAATAATCATCACAGGATACAACATAAATAGTTTCTGGAGTATCCAGATTGTTGTTTCCTATTACAACTTCTTCTATGCGCGAAAACAAGTCCTCTTTAGTAAAAGACTTTGCCCAATATTTATATTCAATTTCCTTGTAATCCATTTTTACTCCTTTAGCTATAATTACGATTAAAAAGCATACTCCAAGGGAACAGACTCTTTATCAAGGTAGGATCTTATGCCTTCTAGGTTCTTTCTGTCTATCAGAAAAAGAGCATAGTCTCCTCTAAATGTCTTCATTTTCGTAAAGTGCTTAAAATTTAGTTCAAACGATCTAACCATATCTCTGAAGTCACTTCCAGAGAGAAGGACTGTTCCATAAACATCATTAACAAGAGTTACTTTCTCTTGATATTTGGAGTAATCTATAGATTCTGCATCAACATATATTTGGTATATATATTCAGAAAGCTCAGTAGAAAAGTCTAACAAATATCTCTTAGAGTACTTAAAAGCTCTTAGTCCTGCGTATATTCTTTGAGACATAGAGCGATTACTTTCGTAGTTAGTAGAGTTGTTAACCCTTAGACTGAAATCCTCAAAAGCAGAATCAAGCATGGAGTCATAATAAAGAACTCCATCGTGATATGCAACGCAACAATTTATAAAATCAAAAGTTTGAAATAAGTCTTCTATCGAAGCAATGGATTTCTTTATGGCCTGAAAGATAAACGAAGGTTGTTTAGACCCATTTGTTCTTCTCGCAGTCTCTCGACGAAAGCTATTGGCCCATTTGCTAATCTTTACTACTCTGTAGTCAGAGTCTAGAGGGGCAGATACGCTCGACACCCCGACTGTTTCATCAAAAAGGCTGTTAAGGTCTGACAGCATCCATGAGCCGTAACCATCGGAATGTAGTGGGCTGTCTTCAAAGAACCAAGCATCTATGTCTCCAAACGAATCTATCTTATTCTCTAAAACAATATTCTCGGCCCCATCAAAAGATGCTGATCTTTCAAGCTGCTTCCACTTTGACTCTGAATCATAAAGCCTATAAGCTCTGTATACAGACAGCATAAAGCCTCCTGCAAAAACAGGCTTTAGCTCCATAAGATTATCATCTTTTACGATGTGACTTACAAGCCAATCAATTCGCTTATCAACAATCGTTTTTATCATGCGTATTTCAGCTTCCGTTCTAATTCCATTGAAATTCTATTGCCAGCATTTCTTAGATTCATAAAATAAAGAGCTTCCTCTGGAGACATTCGGCTAATCAAGGCCGTCACTATCATCTCCATAGAACTATTATGCAGCTCTGTAGCCGGATCAAGCTCTTTCGCTTGTTCTATAAGAACAGCAAACTCTTCTGGCTCAGCCAAATGAATAGCTTGCCGGTTAAGCCAGCCCATGTACCACCTGTTGCCACCTGTTTCGCTCGCAGCCAAAGAGGAGGGCAGAAAGTTATTGTAGCAGTTATCAACTCCTATTCGTGTCATAGCCATGTTTCTTACGCTATACTTTTTATCGTTTAGCATAGGCCTTAAGAAGCTTACAGGCAGAATTTTTGCACACCTAGTTCTGATGCGAACGTCAGGAGAGTTACGAAGCCTCTTTGCCATCTTAAGTCTAATTGAAGAATGAGCGTTGTCTAGCATAAAGACTGCCCACACTCCATTAGAGCTGTTTGTCAAAGGCCTTACTTCCTCTTCCCTCTGGCAGCTCAAGGCTCTTCTCACAACTTCATTAATCAAGATTCCAAACCTCTTTCCTGAGGTCTTGGTATAAGACATTAAGGGGTAATGATTCCATCTCGAATCTGAGACAAGCTTTGCCTTAGAGCGGCTGGACATGGCCTCCCATGCCTCAAAAACTTTCTCTGTGTTATTAAAGGTAAGTCCGCTCCACCTTCTTTCGTCATTAGTTGACGCAAGGTTTAAAGCTTTTAAAAATTTTTCATATGGATGATTTACAGCTTTCTTCATCGTATCCTCATATTGTTAAATTGTTACAGAACCTACTTTGGCAAGATTCAGCCCTTTACTCTTCTGTCTCCCATCTTTTTTTACAAATTTCTTCCCAATTTTCATTACAATTATCACAAAGTGTGTTAATCCAATAATTGCCTTCTCTTTCTCTTCCTGGATCTCCACATTGTTCGCAGGTTTCATAAGAGAGTTCTTCGGCTCTTTTAATTAAATTATAAACCTCATCATTTCCACAGGTCATATAAAATCTTAGTCCACCATACTTTTCTTTTACCTGCGATGCCTTTGGGTAAGCTCCCTTGTACTCATTACAGAAGCAAGCATAGTAGTTCCCAGGAGGTTCCTCCTTTGATTCCAAATCAATATGGATAGCCAAGCACCCTCCTGGGCTTTGTGTCTTATAGGCATAGTGACGATCTTTGGAGCACCCGCATCCAGTACAAGACAGATTTGGGTTATCATCAATAACGCCTTGTATAATAGGCTCAAGCTTTGAGGATAAATCCCAAATTATATCAAACCATCCATCACTACAGGCGAACCCCCAACACATACAGGTTGATTGCATTGAGGCATATCTATCCCTATAAAGAAGTGGGAAGTTCTCAACCAGCTTCTTATCTAGCTCTTCATTCATTTTTGATCCTAAGATATAAGGTGGTAAGACCCAACCAACTTACCTGTTGCTATGCAACCCACCCGCTACAAACGGGGTAGCTTCATAATATAATATCAATTAGTTCTTATCTTGAACAAACTGATAAAGCTTTTCAGCCTCTTCTAATACATCTTCTGTCGTGTAAGGATCAACAGCATCACGCTGTCCCTCTGGCTTTAAGTGTTCATTCTCAAAATGCCTATTTGTTCTGCTTTCTAAAATACCAACCGCCATTCCCAAAAGGTCTGTGCGAAGCTCATATCCGTTTTTATTTAAATTACTCATATCATTTTCTCTCTGTGTGTTAGAGGCGTAATTGCCTCAATTATATTTTACCACAAAAAAGATTAACTTATACATATAAATGGTGGAGGCGGCGGGAGTCGAACCCGCGTCCAAAATAAATCATTCTTCAAGTCATTCACAAGCTTGTCTGGTGTATTCCCACATCAGCAAGGTAGCCACAAAAAACCCTTTTCTTATGTAGCCTCAGAAATCCACTCATTAAAAATGAGGTATCCATCTTGATTTTTTATTTTCGCAGGATCTCTACCTGTTATCTAATATTGGGTAACGAGGTTATTAGAAACCCAGACAACTAAGCTGCTAAAGCAAATTCGTTGTATTCATAATTGTCATTGGCAATTATAAGTTTTGTAACAAGTTTTAAGCCATTTGTTACCGTAGACTGCTTGCACTTTCCGCTATCATTACCCTGTCGATACCATTTCGCCCCCATACATATACTTCTTCAAAGTCATATAATTGATGCAGAAAATATAATAAAAAATATTACACTCTAGTTAGAAAGGCTATATATGCAGTAGCCGCTGTTTTCTTTAACGACGCTTAAGTCTAAAGACACAGTTCTCTGATAGCCTCTTGAGGTTCTTCCGTCCTTTTTTATATCTCTCCTAACAGCTATGAAGGCTTGGCCTCCCTTCTTCAAAAGAGACTTGATAGATTTCAGGATCTCATCTTCAGCTTCTGCGCTTACAACATTCAAGACATAAGTGCATAATACGGTATCAAAGCTCATGCCGGTAAGGTCTATAGGCTTCCAGTGTGGGTCATAAGCTTCGGCAGTATATCCGGCTTGCTTAAGATGATTAAAGTCAGCTCCTTTTCCGCAACCGTAATCAAGTATGGCCCCCTTTAAGTGACCCTTGTCTTGAAGGTATCTAAGCGGCACTGAAGCCCTCTTTCTGGATATAGCTGTATTATAACTTTGTACACTTTGCATATCAACTCCGTTATATTTTAAGGTTAATTTAAAAGACCTGATGGCTTAGCTTCATCTAGCATCATAAGGTCAAGTTGTTGGGCGGCTAATTCTCTAGCCTGCTCCCTTTCTTCGTCCGTAGGATCTGGTGATTCCTCAATGTTTTGGGCTAGTTCATTAACATCTCTTACTGCGGCACTTGCAGCGGCAGCAGAATCCATGCCTTCTTCCTGGGTTTTGTACTCAAATAGTTCAGCAAACATTTCCATATAAACATCAGGAGTCATCCACTCGAAACCTTGTGCTTCCTTTGAAGAAGGAAGGTCCGAGGCGAATTTATCAAGGACATCTGCCTCCGCAAGTAAGCCCTTATTGTCTAACTCTTGAGCTAGCTTTAAAGCTTTATTAAACAAAGACATTATGATCTCTCCATACCTATTATTCATTAATAATAACAGATTCTTTTATCTCTTCCGATAAAAACTTTTCCATTTCCTTAGAAATACTAGCAGAAAAACTTTTTAGTTCTTCTAAGGAAAAGCTCTCTAAGTGCATAAACCCTACATCATCTCTCCAGATGAGATACTTGTACTTTCTATACGTTTCATCTTTTTTATGTGGAGGCTTAATGTTCATCGATATTAATTATACTAAATAATGATTCAAAAAAGATCATTATTTTTTCTTTAAAAGCTCTCCAGATTCGTGAAATACTTTTTTAATCTTTTCCTCATAACCTTTTTGAACCCATCCGTCATTCCGGGGATTACTCGCCTCAAGGCCCCACTCTCTAAGGGCGCTCAAAATTTCTCTTAGAGATAGTTTCATCAATACTCCTCTATTCCGTAGTGAACTCTTAGTCTTTTCCTGAGTCTATCTATCGCCCTCTTCTCCACCCTTCTAACCCATTCTCTAGAGATATTCATCTCTCCCTCTAAGTCCCTTAGTGTCTTAGGCTCTTCCGTTAAGAATCTATTTTTTATAATCTCCCTTTCAAGCTCTGGCATTGTAGGCATTATTTCATTTATAGCAAAAGTTAGGCTGGATAACTCGTCTGCGTCTTCATAATCTTTATGAGTATTGATTGGGTCTTGAAGCAGGTCCACCTTGAGAGTGCTTCCGTCCTCTCCAGTTTTAATGGGAGTGTCTAATCTGACATCAGCGCCTTTCAAAGAAGCTATCATTTGCCGCAAAGAGTCTTTTTTTACAGATAGTGAGTTCGCTATATAGTCTAACTTATCCTCGCCCACTAACCCATTTTCTTCGGCCTCCCTCAAAGACTTAGACAGGTTAGAAAATAAGGTTCTGTCGTCTCTGGTGGTTCCCATCTTGACTACTGATTTGTAGTCCATGATATATCTCTTCATATTCGCCTTAACCCACCACATCGCATAAGTTAAGAATGTTACTTCTTGAGTTGGGTCAAACATACTTGCTGCTTTCAACAGTCCTGCGACACCCTCCTGCATTAAGTCTTCGTAAGATATATAATAATTTTTAGCCTTTAGTCTAAAAGCTTCTTTTGAAACAATCTTCATATTAGATAATATAAGCCTGTCTAGAGCACGCTTGTTGGAATTGTCTTGCCACTTCTTTACTAGCTCAAGCTGCATACTTGCGGGAAGTACAGGATTATCTTTTATAATATCTTTTATAATATCTATCGACGGCATACACCCTCCTTTACCATTCATCACGCTGTTTGTATAGACGCTTTTTTGAGCGCCTTATTTTGGAATTTTTATTCTGAAACTCGTTATCATCATACCACTCGTCCCATTCGTCGTCCCATTCAGGATCGCAAGAAACCGGCTGAGTAGGCTCTTTGTTCTTATCTGTGTTCTGATCGGCACCATCCTTCTTAGGGGAGTCCATTACTTTTTCTGCTCCTTTTCCTCTTCATCTTTATTTAATTTCATAGACAACAAGATCGTGATATAAGACATACCAGAAATTAGAATTAGGTCATTGTTATTTAATGACAAGCCTACAGCGAAAACCATAGCATTTGCAATAAGCAAAGACACTAGAAACACTTTGTTTTTCAACATTTTTGTTAAACTGTATATCATAATTTATAATTTCCTATCTGATAACATTAAAGCCTCATGGTTTCCCATGTTCCGTCCCACTCTGTATAGTAAACTTTCTTTACTCCATGTTTCTTTAAAAACTTCTGACAGAATGTGCATGGCTTAGACATTGTTGGCGTGCCATTTTTAGAAAACCTTACAACCCTTATCTCGCTTACCTCACCAGGCTTAAACTTTCGTATAAGATCCATTTCTGCATGAAGATGAAAGCCCTCATTTCCATCTGCATAAACCCTTTTAAACTTAACCGAAGACCTAGAAGAGTTCATTCCAAATATAACAGACGAACCTCTTTTGGCCCAAGCCGCAAGATGGTACTGATGACTATTGTTTAGGGCTATATCCCTTGCTTTATTTAGATAGTACACTAGGCATGATACCGCCTCCTTACGGAACAAATCTTGAGTTAAGCGGGTTAGAGTCACCAGTAGCTCTAAAAATATAGTCTATAGCTTCATCTATACTTTCAAACTTTGTCTTAACCCGATGACCGTTGCTTAGGTTAAGAACTACATTACTAGAGTCCCTTGTAATAGATGCAATTTGTTCTGCATTTATGACTTCGAATTCACTGGTAGCTGTTTCTATTGAAATTAAATTCATATCACTGATCCCTATTCGTAATCTCTGACGCTAATTCCAACGGGGAATCTTGGTCTGCCATCGTCAGTAAGCTCTTGGTATTTAACCGTTAGATCCTTGCCTACATAAGAGTTAAGGTTCTTATATATTTCGGCCCTATCTTCGTGAGTTCCCATTGGTCTAACATCAAACTCTAGCCCATCATCCGTTACGCACTTGAATATTACAAGGCCGGTTTCTCTACCGGTGCCATCTTTTCCTCCGATGATCTTAAACTCTTTATCAACAAATCTCTTTACCTTTTGTAAATCATAAGAACGATGCTTATATTTATAGAGACTGTTTTGATTGCGAACCATCATTCCCTCATAACCATCGCTGATAAACTTTGATTCATAAAAATCAAATTCCTCTTGATCGTCAATGTCAACTGTTTCTACAAACTTAATGTTCTTAAGGTGAAAGCTCTTTCCGTTCCAGTCCCTACAATAAATTGGAAACGTCGTTGTGTTGATGGTCGTCTTTGGAACCCTCTCCTCAAAAGAAAGGGAGGGGTGTGGGCTATCATATATATGATACTCCAGCATCTCCGTGTCGGCTCTCTTTTTCTTAACCGCAGAGATAATTCTCTGAAAGGACCAATCGTGAACATAGATTTCTCCATCTACACACTGGCCTTCACTTAGCATTAGCTCTAATTGAGTGGCAATTTTGTCTGGAATTACCATCTCCTTTCCCTTCCTAGACCACATTAATATGTTGCCATTCTCTTTCTTGGCAATCATTCTAACTCCATCTAGCTTAGGTTGTACCCAACATGGGTAATTTATCTTCGAGCTATGCTTGTCATATCTGTGAGCAAGCATAGGAAGAAACAGTCCATCAGATGCAGATGGAATCTTATTCTTATCTTCTACATATCCTGAGTCTTTCTTGCGACTATGCGAAGATTTAGCTTCAGATAAGGCTTGTTCATAGGGGGAGGTTTCATTGGCCCTGCCAATGTTTTTGCCCTCTTCAATATAGCGTTGGTCAAGCTGCTTCTTGCCATCTTCATAGCCATGTTCAGTTTCAATATAACAGGTCCCATCTGCCATTTTTAGCACTGAGATATTCCATTCTTTAATCTTTCCATTGGTTGATTTTCCATACAGCGTAGACAAGCTCATCTATTCCTCCTCTTCAACATAGCCAAAAACTGTGAGCAATATTGCTCCATCATTAAGCCCAGATACCTCCCAGGAAATATCCTGAAGATAAGGCTCTCCTGTTAGATCACAAAGATGCTCATTAAAATCAGGCAAACTCGTTCCAACAACGTCGTCGAAATCTATTTCGACTTCCTTTTTTACATCATATGACATATAACTTACTTCCTCTTTAAGACGTTTATAACAAAAATATTGTAAAGCACTGTAGCGGAAAGCCCTGAGCTAAAAAGAATGCAGATTAATATAACTATATCGAATAAGACCTGCTTTGTCATCTCAGAAAATCCCCACGATACATGGATGAATCTGGCAGCTGAATGTCCCAATGATCTGAGTCTAAACACTCTACGAATTCCATAGAGTTATCAAGCCATAGACCATCACCGCTCATAGCCTTCTCTAAAGCTTCGCCCTCATCATGGGCATCAACCTCAATCTGAATTTGATGAATCTCTTTTACAAAGACAATATACTTCTTTTCATTATTCAAACTTAAATCCTTCTTCGGGCATATTTGCAGTAGGCAACCTAAGCGCCATAAAAACTTTATCGTTACGATTAATCATAACGCCCTTTGGAGCGGGACGATAGGCAAACACCTTGTTGTCCCACTTTAGAATGCTCCACTCAAGGCGACTAAACAGCACACCTTTGACGTGGACTCCCAGGACTAATCCTGCTATAAAAATAATTATACCAAGTATTATTGACATCTTATAATCACCAAACTTCGTTTAAGGTTTAAGGCTTAATCTTCCTCAGACTATAAGCCTCTCTCATAGAAAATAGGTTTCCCATGTAATATAACCGATGAAGAAATTTTTTTAATTAAAAATAGATCTTACGCCAGAAGGCCTTTTATGCTCGATACATAATTATTTGCCACTTGGCTAGGCACATGGATTCCATCACATTTAGTACAAGTATAGCCAGACACGTATGATGTGCCCCCTATAGCCTCAGGCTTATCATATTTGATGTGTGTATAAGGATTTATAAAGACCCATCCATCTGGCATTAATGGTGCTACGTCTTCCGTGTTAAAGTCGCTTCTTTTCTTGTAAGCTCTGGCAAAACCTTCATCTGAAGTTAGATACTTAGCCCAAGTGGAGCCTTTGGCCTTCCTTATGGGCGGTGGAGCACCAGACCAAATTACTTTTGTATCACTATCTGTGTATTTGAGAATGGTTTTAATCAAAGCACCAGTTCCATCTGTTCCATTCCCATTTAAAGAAATGATTATCTTAGAGGGACCTTTCTTTAGTGCCTTTATCAGCTTAGGGTTTTTGGCCCAATAAGATGCTTGAGTGCCGCTTTTGGCAAGCTTTTCCCCAGAACCACCTGCCCCCATCAGTGCCCTTCCTATGCTTCCTACCATCTGGCTATCACCGACATAGAGTGTGCCTCCATCTTTTTTAAGATTGGATTCTGTATCAAAAATATATCCCGGCTTTCTCGTCTGCCATGATTCGATTAGCTCAAGAGTGCTTTTATCGACAGTGCCATTGATTTCTCCTGAGTATTTTCCTTCTGCTGCCGCCTTTTCTTTAAAGGCAACTACCGCTGATTTGGTTTCTTTTCCAAAAAGCCCATCTACTCCAAATCTTGGAAGATCGAATCCCGCTCCAACTAAAGCTTTCTGTAGACGCCTTACTGCGCTCTTATCTTTTGTCTTAACCTTTAAGATCAAGCCTTCATCTATAGGTTGACTTTCATCATCATAAGACTTCTTTGCCTCAGGAGAGCCTGGAATAGCCAAGAAGCCCTCTGTCTTCTCTTTCTTCTCTTTCTTTGATCCAGAAGGGAGTGGAATATCTAAGAAGCCCTCTGTCTTCTCTTTCTTTGATCCAGAAGGGAGCGGAACAGACAAGAACGATCCAGGTGTTTCTTCCGAAGTCTCTTCCGAAGTCTCTGTTATATTTTTCAGCTCTATTTTTAGCTTATCGGCTTTTTCATCTTCTTTTGAGGCTGCACCCTTGAGCAGTAAGACGCCATCAAGCATGGAGTAAACTCTATCGGATTCCCCGCTTAAGCCCCTCTCTCTCAAGATCGCCGCTAATACTCTTAGCTTTTTATTTAAAAAATCACTCATATTATAACTATGTATATTAATAGCAAAAATGCAAAAAGCAGAGACAAAAGCCTCTGCTAAAATTGCGCCTCTTGGCGTATATCGTCAAATAATAGCCCCTCCTTACAGGAGGAGGGCAAGTAAAAGAGTTGAAGCTCCAAGACTCAATAGAATCTTGAGGAAACGAATATCATCATTATCAAAGTATTTTCTCATAATTTCTCCTTTATATAAATAATCTAAAATGTGTTACGGTTGGTCCGAAGAATTTACTTTGGCTGCTGAGAAAGATACCAGTTTATTTTGCTCCACATAGACTTAAATGAATCAGTGGGCTTAACTCCGGCTTTTCTCTTTAGCTTTCTAAATTTTCTTATTATAATTCTTTTCTGCGATTTGCTGTATCCTCTAAACAAGTCTTTATCGACCTCTTTGCTGTGATGCCACAGGTCTTTGGGGAGGACTCCATAGAGGGTTTGAAGTATATAAATTTCGGAATCATCGTAGCTCACATCAAAGCCTCAATTCCGCAAGGAAGATTACTAGCTACCTTCCGGTAAAAATAGTGTTCATCTGATTAATATTATAGAAGACCTATGAAACGTCGTGGCGAAAACGAATCATTTGACCGGGCTTTTAATTATAAAGTTTAACGCCACAAAATGATGTTACCATTACCTATATGTTTTGGCAACACGTTTCTGAAACCCACCCCCTCTAAAGAGACAACCAAACCTCTTCAGAGTAACCTCAGAATTCCTCTCCAGCAAGTGTTGAGCGACAACACTTAATCAAGAAATGGTAGGGCTACTAGGACTTGAACCTAGAACCTAGCGGTTATGAGCCGCTCGCTCTAACCAAATTGAGCTATAGCCCCATAAGTAATGACTATGAGTTATTGACTACTATATAAGAATTTGACTCAAGACCTTCTGGCACAACACTTTGTATGCAGTTGGTCATTAAATGATCAGGGTTTAAGTCTGGAATGCTAATCTCTTGAGAGGGACCGTACATAACTACAGAGCCTCCATTAGAATCCGACCTGACGCTAGTAATTTGCGATACAGCAATATAAGTTACATTCTTGTCTTTTGACCCAAGAATGTTTGAATGTGTTTCGATCCTTAAAAAAAGTTCCATGAATATACTCCTTCAGAAAGATATAACCGATGTAGAAAAATTTTGTATTTTTATAATACTGCTTTTATAAGATCAATGTATCCAGAAATATTTTTGGGGCCATTAGGAATGTAACTCTAGATGATTCTCTATCTGCCTCAACAAATTATACAGCCTGCCTGGAGGCATTCTTGGTGTGTCGTAAAGCTTTAGCTGCTTCCATGTTAATATCTTAGAGACAGATAGGGCATATGCAACCCACTCGCTACAGTACCACTTGTTAGGAATCCTTACTTTCAAAGGAGTCAGGTGAGAAACTATCATTCCAAACCAATCGTAGCCCTGACCTCTTGTGCTATCTATAAAGCGTCTTAGTAAATTAAGTTGCTTTTCCGTTACGCTTATATCAATAAAGTCCCAATCTGTCTTTTGTATTCCAGAAATACTCTTTGTTCTAATTACTGGATAGTCAGGAGGCGTTATGCCTGTCATGGTTCCATTTGGCATAATAAGTTCTACATGACTATACGGGCTCCCTGTCCACCACCTTACGATGCGATCTCTCCTAAGGCCCTCTCCCTTATAAAATGCTACTGTTATATCATCCACCTTGTTCTCTCTAATCTAATTATGTTTTCAAGTTACTCGTTCTCTTGCCATATCATCTCCTATCTCTTCTTTTAAGGAATTTCTTCCTTTAGTTTTTCTGATAATAAAGATTCGGTCTTATGCCTGGAAAGATGCCCAGGCATTGTCTTTTCGTAGTTAGTCTCTAGCCAGTTCTTCAGATGAGTCTTGGCTATGTCAACCATCTCTCTATGTGTCGTGAGTTTTGCTCCCGTTCCATCTATAAAAGAAATCCACCTTCTTCCTTCTTTTTGATTTCTGTTTATGAACTTAGCAATAACTTCTCCCAATAGGTTCATAACTTCTTCTCTCGCCTTCCAATCAAAAGGCAGTTCATATTCCTCTCCAAACATATCAAGCCAGTCTTTGTGCATCACTCCACCCGCTTGCTGCATTTTATTTTTAAATACCCCTGGGGCATCATAGGCCGGGAAGCTGCCCCAATGAGTTTCTGGGACAATTCCAAGTGGCTCCGTTATTGTTATCCAGAAGGCTTCATCCTTATACTTTTTCTTAATCTTATTGTAAGCCGGGTAGTAATGCCCAGCGCAATTCTTTTCATCCCACGGCTTAGAGGCCGCACATGGAACCATTATAATATATTTATATTGTTCTGGAATATCATAACTTAAGATGAGATCAAACCAAGCCTGAACCTTTGGACCCTTAATCATAGCTAGCATCTGCCCGGGAGTAAGGGCTATTAGATCCGTGTCAACAGGCCCATAAACAGCGTTGCCATCCTCATCGACTACTGTTTTACGGTTCCTATTTGTTTGCTGACCCTCCACATGCTGTTCGAGAAAAATCGGCCACTTGTCTTCGGGAATGTAAGGATATTTTCTTGTGGGATGATCTTGACCGAACTGACTCTTCTCAACTTCCGACACCTCTTCCGGTGGCATAGCCTGTTTTAATATCAAGTCAGCCTGATCCGCAAGAGCATATAATTCCATGCTATCTAACTTATTAGATATTGAAACTAGCTCCTGTATTATGCCTATCTGATTGCCCATATCCCTGTCCATATATTTAAAAGTGTATTAGCAAGCTTGCGGGCTGCAAAGCACTCTATTTTATCCATAACTATTAGTATACTAATAGTTATGCGAAAGTTGAAACAAATCACCTGTGGGGTGGAGCGAGAAAAATAAAGTGATTTCAAAAAGAGCCAGAGCAAATGCCAAGAAAATAGATGCGGTAAGAATACTTCTTCGTCTAGGCTTTGATGAAACAGAAGGCTCTCGGCATACCGAGTATACATTATATGATCAAGACACTGGCAATCAAATTGCTTATACTGCTATAAGCAGATCAAGCAAAATTGACTTCCTTAAGTCTGATGAACTAAAGAGCTTGAGAAAGGCATTGAAAACCATAGGCAGAGAAGATTTATATTTTGGTTTGATTGGTGCGCCGAAGAAAAAGAAGAAGAAAAAGGTAATCGAGAAGGTCCCATTTTTCTCAGCATGGGCAAACGGTGTAGAGAAAAGCTTAAAAGCACTCTCTTTTGATAGATTTATAACAAATATTGATGAAACCTTATACAATCAGTTTGCTGAAGATGCCCTTCGCGATGATCCAACATTAGATTCTGAAAGCTTCCGAAAAGAATTAGAACACTTAGTTGATCTTATATCTAACAATGATAATCATTATATTTCTAAATTAAGTACCGCAGACGTTTTGTTTGGAATAATGATGGTTAATTCTTACCGGGACGAAGTATCGGTTGAGGATATTTTAAATGATATTGGAGCACCACTTGATCTAGAAACAGACGTTGGCCAACACCTTAAGAAACTACAGGACAAAGGATGGGTTGCAGAGGGCGATGATATTGTTTTAACCGCAGAAGGAATCGAGGCTTCTGCGTCATTTGTTTTTTCACATAAGCTTTTAAAGTTATCAAGATGGATGCGAAACTCTGGGCTTAGAAAAGAAGCTGTATTGATATTAAGATTAGCCTGCAACGGCGATTAAATTACACAGGAGCATCTGTTCTCTCAGCTATATTATATCTTTAATAGAAATAACTGGATAATTAAAGGTCCAGCTCTGAAGGATCTAGCGGAACATCCTCTGTACCCTGCTCTTCTAGCTCTTCCAATTCTTCTTCCTTATCTTCTTCTTCCGCAAAAGCCTTGTCAGCTATAATTTTAGCGAGCATCTTTCTTCCTTCATCATTAGGGTGGATTCCATCCTTCGTATATGTTTTGTTCATCTCATATTTAGAAGGATCTTCTGAGCGCATTTGGTTTCCTTCGATTACAACATCAACATCAGGACTACTTTCTATCCAAGCATTAACGGCCTTCGTTATATGCTCCTTACCTCTACTGCTCTTTCTTGCGTGCCAAGGAAGTATTTTTACCGCAATCACTCTCGCTCCAGCTTCTTTTGATTCTATATACATAGACTGAAGATTTCCTGTTATATGCTCAACACTTTTTCCAGACCCTATGTCATTTACTCCGGCTAAGATAATAATATCATCGGGCTTCTTTTTTAATCTTTTTAGTTTCTTTAGCTCATTAGTCAACTTTCTGGCTATGAAGGCAGTCTGCTTTCCCCCATATCCCAATGTAATGACCCTTGAGCCTTTAACCCTTTCCTGTAAGCTGTCAGTATAAGGGACCTTCTGCCAGCTATTGGCAGTTATTGAGTCTCCAATGGCGATTATTATTCTTTTTCTTGCGGCTCGTTTCGGCTCTCCCGTCACCAATAAGTTATATTCGCCCTTGGTCAAAAAGCCCGTTTCTCGCAATCCATTCTGAGTTTGAAATTCTTTAATGGCCCTTTCAGTCTGCCCTCCAAAGGCCCCATCTGCACCAGCAGCCATATGGTATCCGTATTCAAGAAGCTTCTCTTGAGCTGCCAGAACAAGGGCTCTCTTGCCCTTGTCTCCCTTGTAGATAGGGAAGGCATTAGAGCTTAAGGCTATCTTTCTAACCTCAATAGCCGACCCCCTGTGACCATTGGCCTCAAGGTATGACGCTAAAGTTATAAGCCTACTTGTAGTACGATCATTCATCCCAAACCTTTGTTATCTTGACCTTAAGTATTAATAGCCCAACGGTCGCCGCCACTCTTAGTTGGTTTGTGTTTGAGCGAAAAATTTTTAAACATCAAACGCTTCGGAGAAGCGATCAAAAGTCTCTCCCTTAGCCTTTAAAGTAAAATAGTGCGGCTGTGAGTTTTCTTCGTCCACGCTTAGCCCCAGGCCTTCTAAGGCTTTTTTGAAAGCCTCTGGACCAGATACCGCTGCTGGAAAGTAAACGGCGAGGGTTGGACCTGGATAAAGCGGCTGATTATCTTTCATATGAATCTTAGGATCGTTGCCATAAGCTCTAGCAACACCCTCTATCTTATCTGTTAAATTACGAATCGTACTTTCAACTGATCTTAATTGCTCTCCTAGACCTTCAGAATTAGCTATAGCCTCAAAGAGACTTGGCCCCAAAGTAGGTTCGGACTTCATATTGTCATTAGATTCAGAAAAGGTATTGATTACAGCGGTTCTTTTTTCTAAGAAATGATTAACAGCCTCTTCTAGATTTGGAGGCCGCATCTCCCAGGAAGCAGGCCAGTTATACTGGCTCTGAATTGCCGAAAGAATATCATTGTAAATAGATATCTCCTGACGCCCACCTGCCGGGAAGTCGCGCTCCGAAAAGAGTTCTTGCACAAGAGAATCAAGTGCATCTATATCAATTGTACTATTGGTGCCTTTAGCGGAAGCAACCTCCATAATCCATTCTTTGCCAAGAGAATAGACTGCGCTTTTAATCAAAGAGTCAACTTTATCAGCTTCGGCAGCAAGCCCTCTCTCATCTAATTCGTTAGCAATCTTAATTAATTCTTTTATCATATCAGTATCCTTATTGTCTTATCTTTAAGTATTACCAAGCATAGCTGCCCATGTTGATCACGATGCGAGTTTCTGGACCATCGATGTTCAGGTCGCCTAGTGCGGGGAATAGGCTTTTGTAAAATCCTCTGTCCTCCGCCCATGCAACCATTTTCTCCAAGTCGATGTCTTGGGTTTCGTCATCCGCATCAAACATCCATTCATATGCTGGATGACTAGGCTTTGGTGCTATCGTAAAACCTGGGCTGATTATGCTTCCTCTATCATCCTCCCAGCCGTCAACCCTTATACTGTCTATTCTCCAGTGAGGAAAGTTAGCCTCAAAGTCCGAAGGCATATATTCAGAAAGCTTAGCTTTTACCTCTGATAATGCACTCTCTACAAATTTATCTTTTATTGAAAGTAACTGCTGGAAGTCCCACTCAGATTTTTCTTGGGGTTCTGCCAAACTTATAATCTCGCCTAAAGCACTAGCCTCTTTGCTCAGACCCCTTCTGTCTAATTCGTTAGCGATCTTAATAAGTTCTTTGTACATATTAAACTCTTGGCTATTAGTAGTCGAAACTCCAACGGTCGCCGCCCCTCACGCTTAGTTAGTTTGGTTTGTGTTTGAGCGAAAAATTTTTTGAGAGATTAGCTGTCCCGACTAGCAAAGCTAGTCTGGTTTGCTTAGAGGTCAAAAGACTCAGGCTTTTCTCTCTCTCTATTTATTAGATCTCTTTTACTTATAATGCTCAAGTCTTCGTCTGGAAGAATATTATCTGGGGAAAAGCCTAGCTCCTCTTCTCTATCTTTCTTCTGCTTCCTTGCTCTTTCTTCTTCTTCGTTAATAGTTGGAGCATGGGCCCAGTGAGCCCAGGGGCCTTCGTACTCATAGCCCGGATGGTGATAGGTTTCCTCTAGATCTGTAACGGCATCTAATACCTCCATAGCGGCAGGGCCTAAGTCTTCCATTGGCCCATCCCAATAAGCGCCATACCCATCGCCATGATAATCAACATAATATTTTTCTTTAAGAGCTTCTAATGTAGAAGAAAGCTCTTCCGCCGCACTCTTAAGCCTCCTTTGCTTTGCAGACTTTCCGGGCTTAAGCTCCTTGGAAGAAATCTTATTTATAATCTCATCTAAAGCATCGGCTTCTTTGTGAAAGCCTTTGTCGTCTAGGCTATTTGCTACTTTAATTAATTCTTTTAACATTTTAATTCCTTTATACGAAGCTTGTTAGCTTATCTATTCTTGCGACACTAGCCTTACCATTTTTGCCATCCTTTACCCTGGCCCTTACCTGATCTCTATATGCCGCAAACTGTTGGCCCGAAACCTCTGTTGGGGGATACTTAGTTAGATCGTAATACTTTAGTCCGCTATCTGTAGTTTTTACAGCAGAGACTCCTGACTTCCAGGCAGCATTAACTCCTGGGCCCATACCAAGCATTACTTCTTGTTCTGCGTGATGCTTTCCGTCTGGAGTGGCATCTATTTTTTCATGAGAAATAACATACTCGTTTCCATCGGCATCTTTCATATCAGCCTCTTCTGCGGAAGAAGAATAATCTTCCCCCTTTAAATTATAGATCAACGATCCTGTTTCGCTTTTAAGCTCAGAAGAAACCTCCGCTTGTCTTATAATCTCATCTAAGGCATTAGCTTCTTCGTGGAATCCTTTGGCGTCCAAGCTGTTTGCTACTTTAATTAATTCTTTTAACACACTGACTCCTTTGTATGCAGTCTCTTGTTCAATCAGATAACTCTATAATAATAGGCCCAAGGCTGTTAGCCTGTGATGGCAGACAGAGGATGCTGATAAAACTTGCTGAAAACTTTCTCATTTTGTCTGATGCCCTAAAAAAAACTATTATAAAAAATATACGATTTAGGAAGCCTATCCTTATATCTAATGGCTATGGGTTTCGCGAGGGGAATAAGTATCAGTCTGCCCCTGCATTTCGCGAAGAAGGTCCAGTATCTCTTCTTTGGTGAGGCAAACGTCTTCAAACTCTTCGAGTATGGCTGTTACCCTTTCCTCACACTTATCTGCTGCACGATCTATTTTGGAATCTATATCACATGCACCCGTTAACAACAATGTTGCTAAGCTAATTAGAATGCTATATTTCATTAATTCTTTTAACATTTTAATTCCTTTGGGCTCTAATTGTAATATACGAGTTAGGAAGCCTTATTTAATCTTTTGAGGACGCCGGTTGCATATTCATATATAGTCCTTAAAGAATGGGTAAAGGGACTGCTTCCATCCCTCTTTGTCCCATGTCCGTCTAGGTCCTCAAAGACTGTTCCCGCAGGGACGATATAACCTTTTCCGCCCGATTCGTCAGGGTTTGAATACATATAATCTTTATCGGTAGCAACCGGAAACTTATCTACTTTAGATACAAATATATTTCCTTGAAACCAACCCACTGTCTCTTGCAATTTTCTTCTTGTTTCTTCATTTGCTTTATCTATTTTATCCTGCGCCCTTTGTTTCTTCAGGCTCGCCTCTTCTTCCACGGCTACGTCCATCATTGAAGGTTCTTCTTTGGGCTTCATCCCTGATCCAAAACCGCCCTGACCACTTTCCCTATCCCAACTTTTCTCTATCTCTTTTTGTTTCTGCTCCTCATGTCTTTGTTGTTCTCTTTTTCTTTTTTCTCTTTCATATTGTTCTTGTTTGTCAAACCACCCTGACTGGCCTGGCCCAACAGCTGTCTTGCTAATCATCTTGTCCAAGGCATCGGCTTCTTTATGAAAGCCTTTTGCATCTAAACTGTTTGCCACTTTAATTAATTCTTTTAACATTTTTATATCCTTTGAGCCTTAGTCCTTAACCATTAGCCTGATTTTCTCCACACGTCTCTTTTATGCCGCAATATCTTTATCATACTTTTTTGTTCGCCCCAAAGCACCGCTCCCTTCCCATCAGTGGTATCAACGCTATTCCATGACGTTGATGTATCAACCCATCCACCAACGTCAGCAAACCTCCACTGTATATCTCTATACAGATCAATCCACCTGAATTCTATTTCCTGACTCAATGGTCCAGCATCCCACGCAAATGGGGCACTGTCTTCTCCGTTACTTCGAGCCGACTCCATACTATTCCATATAGCATTAATCGCCGTAGGGTTCAGAGGCGCTGCCCTCTTTAACATTCTATAATTGCTATCTGCTGCGATCTTTTTCATCATTATATCCTTTGGGTTCTAAGTCCTTAACAACCAAGTCCTGCCTTTTTATTTAATATTAGTATGTACGCGTGTGCATGGGGTCTGTGCATCTTTTGCGTGCGCGTGTGTAGTCATCAGTGTGCGCGTGCGTGAGCAGTTATTTGCCCCAGGGACTAAGAGCCTAACTTCTTTATACAAAAGTCTGAAAAAATTTCCAGCGGAAAAATTTGGAAAACCGTTATTTCTTATATGAAAGGTCCAAAAAATGGTCAGTGAGAAAAACTACGCTACGCCGTTTTTTACCGTTTTCTACAGAAAGCTCAAGAATTTGGGATGAAAAAAAAGGCCTTTTGATCTCAGAAAAAAGGTCCCTTTGATTTCCAGGAAAAAAGCTTTTTTTACCACAGAAAAAGGTTGCTTTGATCCCCGCTGAGAAAAAGTCTTATGCTCTGTAAAAGATAAATATATAAATCTAAAATTTTAAGACCCTTTACTCCCTATATATAGGAAAATAAAAAAACCAGCGTAGCTTTATGGGCTAGGCTGGTTAGGGTGCGCGTGTACGCGCTCTCTCTCTCTATATATATTATCTTTATCTATTCCGTGTCACCCTCTGTGCCATCTGGTAGGTAGGGAATCTTATCTTCCTTATTATCGGTAGAATCATTGGAGGAAATAGTTTTCTTATTCTTATTATCTTTATAGGTAAAGTTAAATTCTAATTGAGGGTTATAGGGGTACTCCGTTTTTGTTCCTTCCTCATCACCAACAACATAATCCTCCTCATTATCATAATTAAATAGATTGCTGAAGTCTGTTGTATCCTTATAATTATCATAATCAAACTCGTACTTCGAGTCTATATAATAGCAGGTGTCGTCATTCTCTTTGGAGGGGTCAAGCTCAGCCATGAGTTCAGAAATATCTTTTTTGGAGAAAGGATATTTGTCAATCTCTTCTTGAGGAAGATACCTGAAGTAATCGCGGAAGTAATCGGCGTTAACTTCTAGACTGATCTTAGATAGGAAGGGGTGGGAGGGTAGGTTAGTCTCTAAGAAACTAATTATCTTTTCCTTAGGTTGTGCGTTTAGAATCTTATTATCTGTCGCTGAGTTAAACAAGTCATACTCCTCGGTTGCAACTTCAATAAGATAAAATCCTGATCCATACTTTAAGTCTGACATAATGCTCCTTCTCCTTTTGCCTTGCGGTACATTTGATATTATAATATTACTATGAATAATCTATATAGATTAATTATTTCTTTAATAATAATATATTTTTTAGATATTCCATTAATCATCACAGCTTTTTTGCTGAGATGTTATTATTACTTAACATTTTTATTAAATACAAATACAAATGTTTTGTTAACGGGCTATCAGTTCCTCTTGTTAACTGAAGGCATACCCCTCCACATCGATATAACTGGTGCATAATTTTTAAGAAATAAAAGCTGAAGGAGACTCTGATGGTGGCGGTCAGAGGTAGGTCTATAGCTGGCTAAATGCTATGTAAACCTATTGCC